CTGGTTAGTGGTGTAGCCCCATGCGAGTTGGATACAGACAACAAAGGACAGCTCGTTATATACACTGGTGTATATCGATGGGATGATGGCACTTACCATGATGAGCCACAATCAGCAGATGAAGAATGACAATGAGTAAGAAGAACAAGCCCGTAATGTAGTAAGGTATCCTACGCAGGGCACTTGCGCGTGCGTGCGCGCGTGCTTATGTTGGTAGCAGTCTGAAAAGAGGGTAAAGGATATGGCTCAATTAGAATACAAGTTAGTGATCCCTGAGAATGCTATGCCACAAATCACATTATTGCCACCGCCAGTGGTTCATTCCACTGATGATATGATCATGTGGAATGGTAGTATATACAAGAAGGTTGATGATGTTCTTACATTCAAGACTAACAAACATCAGCATGGAATGCTATATGATATTGAACGTGCTATGCGAGAAAATGGTCTAAGTGAAGGCTTCATTGATGATGTAATTGAACTCGCGCTTAGGGATGCTGGCATTTATGTTCTGTGTGATCTATGGTATAATGAGACTAACGAAACTGAACGCAGGGAGATCATTAAAGACTTGCGTAATTCAATCGTTGATTATGGATATGAGTATTCTCTGGCTGATCTGTATACTAATACAGGTGGTTGCGATTATGTTGTCCGTCAAGAGATTATGGACGACAAGAATGTAATGCAACTCGAATACTGGAACGAGTATCTTGGTGGTTGGCAATTCAAGAAGAGTGATGCAACATTGTTCTATCGTGATGAGGCAATCGAAGTAGTAAAGAGTCTTCGTAATCCTCCAAGCGATGGGCGAGTTCATATCGCAAAGCGAACGAAGAAAGCAAAGCCAGCAAAGAAGGTAAAGGACATTCCTGTCTGTGATAAGAAGGTCTGGCATGTAAATTGTCCATGCGATAAGACTGAATCTTCAAAAAATTACATCATCACGAAAAACCCATTAGGTGGTGCAAAAGAAGTTCTCACTACTCATGGTTGGTTTGATTTTGATGCAAACATTTTGCGCAGCGACCGCGCCATCGACGTCAGCCGGGCTCGGTTTCAATCCACTTTTGAAGTCGAACGCTTCGTGCTTGAACAAGCAGAGAAGACTCTTGAAGAAATCATAAAAGCCAGTTATGATAAGGATGTTGAGTTTAGAATTGAGAAAGGTAATCAATGAAGCCAGTTGAGGAACGAAAAGCAAAGGGTTGGTTGCGTGCTAACTGCAACAATTTTGACGGTAATGTAGAGTTGCTTGCCGATGCAGTTTGTGATTTTCTCGGGTTATATGCCGAGGACGGAAGCGTTCCAGTTAGATTGATTGAATTGGCAAAAGAGACAATGGAATCACATAAGTGATGTTCAATCCACAAGAAGACTGGAAAGATAGTTGGCGCCCTTACATCATTGTTATGACTGCAACTGCAATTCTAACAACAATTGGAAATGAACTTGCTCGTTGGGCTGTTCATGAACTCAAAGAAAAGTTTGGAACTAAGAAGGACACTCAAAAATGATTGAATATAAGGTAAAAGTCCACGACAACGGAACTCGTGAATGGTATCTCAATGGCAAACATCATCGGGAAGATGGTCCTGCTGTTGAGTTTGCTAATGGAGACAAATGTTGGTATCTCAATGGCAAACGTCATCGGGAAGACATCAATCCCGAAACGGGATTGACATGTCCTGCTATTGAGTATGCTAATGGAACCAAACATTGGTTTCTCAATGGCAATCGTCATCGGGAAGACGGACCTGCTATTGAGTATGCTAATGGAGACAAATACTGGTATCTCAATAATATGAATTATTCCGAAGCCAATTGGAAACTTGAAGTTGCAAAACTACACAAGCGACCCGATCCTTGCGATGGTAAAGAAGTTGAGATTGATGGTAAGAAGTATAAACTAACGGCAATCTAAATACAAGGAACAAAGCAATGAAAGCAATCAACAATATCATCTCATACAATTCTGGTTCTCCTACTGACATTAGCGAAACTCACTGGGTGTTTTCAAATGTGAAACTCCTAATTGATATCGGTGAGTTCAAGAAAGGTTTTACTTGCCCGACCGCAATTCTTCATACGGAAACGCCAAGGCTAATTCTCATTGACACTAATGGCAAAGAGAATATCGTTCAACTGAAATACTCGGTATAGGATAATGTTAATGATTGAATACACTGTAAAGGTTTACTCTAACGGGACTCGTGAATGGCATCTGAATGGCAAATATCATCGAGAAGATGGACCTGCTGTTGAGTTTACTAATGGATACAAATCTTGGTATCTCAATGGCAAATGTCATCGAGAAGATAGAAGCGAAACAGGAGTTTCGCTACCTGCTGTTGAGTTTGCTGATGGAAGCAAATGTTGGTATCTCAATGGCAAACGTCATCGGGAAGATGGTCCTGCTGTTGAATGTGCTGATGGAACCAAATCTTGGTATCTCAATGACAAATATTATTCCGAAGCCAATTGGAAACTTGAAGTTGCAAAACTACACAAGCGACCCGATCCTTGTGATGGCAAAGAAGTTGATATTGATGGCAAGAAGTATAAGTTGGTGGCAGTATAACCAATGCGTATCAACAATGTTCATATCTTCATTGCACCGAACTTCGGAGTGAAACAAGCGCTTCGTTCTGCTCTTCATCGTGCAGTAAAACACGAAGTAAAAATCACACACTTCGAAGTTGACTCCAATCATTGGAGAGCAACGACTGCAATATTCAATGCTGAATATGAGACTGGAACTCTCGGCAATAAGGTAGTAAAGAAACTCGTTGGAACCATCTTTCATCATAGTCAATTGGATTCTGTTGGCGAGTTCGTGTTGCCGTGTATCGATATTGATTTTGAGGAAATAGCATGAGTATATCAATTGTCTTAGCAAGCATATTTACCTATGCTGTTGTTGGTTCGTGCTATGCTGGATATATAAAAGCAAAGTATAATGATTACGATGGGGAACGTTCTTTTGTTTATGGTTTGTTCTGGCCAGTAGTTCTTACATGGGAAGTTCTTCACATGACAGAGCTGTTTCTATTCTGCATACACATAGGTGCAAGAATCTCTTCCTACAAAAAGGTTAGTAGAGAAAAAAAGGAAACGATTCGACTTCAAAAATCGATTGAGCAAAAGAAACTTCGCATTGAGTTGCAGAAGATTGAACAAGAGTTGGATAAGGAACTTGAATTAGAAGGGCATAACGATGCTCAGACAGAGAGTTGTTTATGAGAGAAATAACAAAGCATATGTCTATTATAGATAGAAGCATTCTGCTAACAGCTTGGTTTGCTGGTAGTATTCTAATGACATTCATTAGCATCAAGTTGAATAATGCTTGGTGGATCATTGCTATGACTGGTGCGTATTACGGATTGTTTGTTCTGTCGTTGGTATTGTTTGTCAGCCTGCTTGTCAACAAAAGGAACCCGAAATGAATACGAGAGAGATCATTAGCTCACTGTTTGCATTGTGCGTTGTTAGCGTTGCAACCACTGCAATGGCGCAAGAGAGTCCGTCGAATAATAGCGAGACTGTTGTTGATGATGCATCGAAAACTGTCCACTCTGATACGCAGATTGCGAATGATATCGTCAATCAGATTACTGCGCCTCCTGTTGCTCAACCTGAGTTGATCGTTCCATCAATTGAATCTCAATTGGTTGTGCCGAATCAGCTTGTTGTTCCGCCCGGTTGGAATAGTTCGACTGTGTCTGTCCCTACTGCTGTGCCAGTTCAGTCTGAGCCGGTCGCGCAGCCGAACTATCGAACGGAATACCATCCTGACATTAGTAGTTCAAGTCCGTATAAGCTCCATGCGGGTTTGTATTCAAGCGTTGGTTTTCCCGGTGGAGCGGAGATTGGTCTTCTCGTTAGCCCGTTCCTTCCGTGGTTGAAGGTTGGTGTTGGCGGCAACTACAATTATGTTGGTGAAGGTCTTTCAGGACACGCAACTCTTGATCCATTCAAGTCTCCTGTTAGTCTTACTCTAACTTTTGATGGTGGTGGTTTCTTCCCGTCCTCTGTTCCTAATGTCAAGAGCAGTCCGGTTATTGCATATACATATGAGGATGCTCTGCTTGGTTTTGAGTTCGGTTCTCGTAGGCATTTTCGTTTCTTCGTGCGTGGTGGTGTCGTGCACATTGATGCGAATGTAAGCCATTTTGGTAATGCATTCACGTTGCCATCAGGTGTTTCGATTGGCAATCCGAATGTTAGCCTTGTTAGTCCCGCGGGAAAACTTGGTTTTGATTGGTTGTTTTGAGAGGGTAAAATCAAATGATTGAATACACTGTAAAGGTTTACGACAACGGAACTCGCGAATGGTTTCTCAATGGCAAATGTCATCGAGAAGATGGACCTGCTGTTGAGTATGCTAATGGAAACAAAGAATGGTATCTCAATGGCAATCTCCATCGGAAAGATGGACCTGCTATTGAGGATACTAAGGGAAACAAATGTTGGTATCTCAATGGCAAATATCATCGAGAAGATGGACCTGCTGTTGAGTTTACTAATGGAACCAAATACTGGTATCTCAATGACAAGCAATATTCCGAAGCCGATTGGAAACTGGAAGTTGCAAAACTCAACAAGCAATCCGATCCTTGCGATGGTAAAGAAGTTGAGATTGATGGCAAGAAGTATAAGCTAACAGCGATCTAATAAAAGGAAATCGAACAATGAAAACTCTACTATCTATGCTCGCGTGTGCAAGTGTGTGTGCGTGTGTATCTGGAACTCTTTCAGATACCATTGTTGTCAATGAAGATATGCAATTCGCTCTACCATCACTCGGTGGTTTCTCTCCTCCAATCTGTTCCAATGCAACCGTCTTCACTACAACTCAAAGCACGACGATTGATATTCATGATCCTCTTTCGCAGTTGAAGAAGAATGGTACGCTTACTGTTGTCTTCACTGAGAACCAGTTGTCTGGTGATCTATCATCGTTCAAGCACGCACGCGTGTTCATCAACAATGACAATCAACCACAACAACTGTTGTCTGAAACGGATTTTACTCCCGTCAATGGTGTCGTTCCGCTTCCGATTCTGCTTGACAATGCAACCCTTGTTGGTATTCTTACTACTGGTAGTGCTACCATCACTGTTGATCTAAGCACGTGTGTGCCTGCGTCTGCGGTTGATGTTCATTACACGATGGTTGCTGACTTGTCATTGTCTGTCAGTAAATGATTGGCGTGATGCTAATTGTTGGTTTGTATACGGTATATCGCTGGGCTGGCTGGGCTTGACAAGTCTGCTGGGCGTGGTTAGATTGTAAGTTGATGAGCGCGTGTTAATCCATAGAGATGAGATCGGTATCAATTCCGAGCGCGCCATAACACACAATAGGAAAATTCATATGAAGAGTTTTTGGTTAGTTATAGGACTGGCAGATATCTGTGTTGGCTTATATGATATCATTTCCCCGCCGCATTCAGCATTATTGATTGGTCTTGGTGTGTGGTTGATTGGTCTTGGTGCATATATGGTATATACTGTAATACCTAGTGAGTTAAAATGAAAAGCAATTGGTTTGAGCTTGTAATATCAGTTTGGAATATTGTTTGTGGGCTTAGCATTATGTTCCATGGAACTCGCTCATTGGTATGGTATATTGTTGGTGCGTTTTTTGTCTGTTATGGCGTGCTGTCATGTATTGCTTGGACGATGAAAATCGTTTACGAAAATAGGAGATCTGTATGAGCAAAAAGTTTGCTACTCGTAAAACTATGGACTGTTTATTCATGGCACTGTTGCATAATCATATGCAGTTGCCAGATTTTGATGTTGTGAAAATGCGGAAGCACATTCCAGATTCATTGCTACCGTGGTATGACGGTAATGCGGAATCGGAATTGCCACTTGAATCGTTGGCATCCGTGTATGCCGACTTCACTCCGATGGAAATTGTTCAGACGGCTAAGTCATTGGCGAACCATTCGGATGATACGGATGTGGTTGCTGAGTTTAGTATGCTTAGCGTAGTTGCAGAAAGTTGTAAGCAGTCATGAAGTCTTCAACGAAGCGTTTTGTCCTCGCATTGTTCTATGTATTGTTTGGTGTATGGAGTATGTTCACTAACGGACACGGATCAATGCGCGTGGTAATTGCTTGTGTGTTTATTGGGTTCGGATTTTTGTTTGCGTTTTTTGGTTTGCAGTATCGTAAGTCAGGTCGTTAGTCAATCAATTCAGAAATGGTAATCAACCAGGAGAATTAACATGGGTAATAATAACAAGAATAAAGTCAAGGCAGAGAAGGTTTACACGCGAGCTCAGGCAATCAAGGCGATGAAGAATGGCGAGTGTCCGCCAGAGAAGTTTCTATCGATGGAGGATCCGTTCAAGAAAAGGGATCCGAAAAATCCTGGGGCTACTGTCAATGCAGATAACTATCACGTTCGCCAGTATGCTTGGAAACTTCTTGGTCGTCCGATGCCGTTCGAAGGCGAAGAGAAGACGAAGTTCTTGAAGAGCATTCACGTGAAGGACGATAGCGTTGTTGTTGAAACAACGGAAGAAAAGGCTTCGGAGTAATGCCAGCACAACTATACTACGGCTGTAATGCAGATGGATGTTGCTGTTATGAATACGGAGCATCCTTGTGTCTCTGCGAATGTTATTCCTGTCGCGGTGCAAAGAAAGCGGAAGCAAAACGTAAAGAGGAAGAGAAGAAACAATGATCAAGAATCTAATCCTAAGGTATCGTTGTCTTAAAGAGACGTGGCAACGAGGGTATAGTTGGAGTTATAGGTGGTTTAGGTTTAGGGAAGCGTTTGGTTTGCCTCTTCCGCCCACAGTTGTTTGGGTTCGTAAGGAAGATAAGTATTAGGTCGTATCAACATTGGTATCAACAATGTTGTCGCGGTGGCGGAAGAGCGTGTCCTATCGATGCTTATTCGGGGAATGGATCTCTAGTGTTAGTGGCTTAGCACAGTGGACTTTTAATCCTTTAGGCTCAGTTCAAATCTGAGGAGATCCACAACAGCTTAGGTAAGCAATCAAAACTCAATTGAGCGTTGCCAATTACAATAGCACATCCTCCCCTCGACGGTTGTAATTGGATTCCCTTCATAAGGGCGCTATCTTCCACACTTGTGTTCAAGTTGCTTACATTAACCCATCCAGAGCACGCGCTTCGGATGGGTTTTTCTTTTTCACCCCCTTGACTTCCAGCGTCCAGTTGCTATACTATACGCACATCAAAAGGTTCCATATGGAAACATACATCATATTAGGAATGGGTATGCTATCAGCAATGGTAGTGATGCCAGCACAAGAAGAACTTGATAACACAATCTCAAAAACATCACCATACAAAAACGTCGCAATCATCGCAATCGCAACCATTGTTTTGGCTGTAATATCATTGAAAGGATAAGACAATGTCTAACAAAATTAGTCCCCTATACGGCTGGTGGTCGAATGAAATGGCACTCATTGGAGGTTGGAGCACATACACAACGCCCGAAGGTTATGTGATCAAATGCTCTATGGTTTCGGCTTCACCGGAACACGAAACAATCTGGACTGATATGCAACCGCTTGGTGTTGTTGTGGAGTTCTTGGAGCATTACGATGCTGCTGGAAAACTCACAAGCCAATCTGCTCTTGGCAGGAAAATGTATGGAGAACAACTCGTGAATATCTGTGAGCCTGCAACTGCTGCGGAATTCATTGAGTTCATTCAGTTCAAAGGACTTACAACCAAAGAAGTTGGGAGAGCTTAATGAATAATGTAAAGGCATTCACTGACAAGAAACTTGAACGAGCAACTTGTAGTCATAAGAATACTAACAATGAGTTCGACTACCATATGACACATAACGGATTGTGCTTCTGCGTCAAGTGTGGTATGTGTATGAACAGCCGTATTGAAAATTACCCCGGCTTCCAATACACAAAGGCAGATAGGGATCGTCTAATCAAGAATGCGAATGAGAATAAGAAGTTCGCTGGGAGACTATAATGAATTGGGATAGAGTTATTGATCGAGGAGCACGTATAACGTTGGTTGTAAGTGCATTGGTGCTTGTGTTTGGGTTCTGCTGGTTCATTTATGAGGTATATGCGGCACCATCGTGGCTAAGCATTAGTGTTTTATGTGGTCTTGTTGGTATATTGGTGTATGCGTTTTATGGAAGTTGGAGAAAGTAATTCGTAAGTTTCTTGTGATGAGATCTGAAACGGACGAAAATGGTTTCGTCTTGTTGGGTTGTATATCATATAGGTAAAAGGTAAGTGAATACTATGGTGATGTCGAAGAATAATAGTGATCAGATAATCGTGGAGTGCGAGATTAAAGAGTGTAAGAATAATCCGGACAGGGAAATTATGTGCGGAATACTTACCCTTGGTTTTATGCGCATTGCAGTAATCGCAAATATTCCGTGCGAAGGTGAGCGGACGGCAAAGATCTACTTCAAGCCTGCTGGCAATGGAAGTCGGACGCGTGATAACTATCAGCCCAATCGAGTGGCAGATAAGCAGGATGCTCGTAGTAATGCTGACGACGAGTATGATTTTATTCCGGGCACGGATCCAATTCTCTAATTATAGGATTGGGCAAGCCTATCGTCATTGGTGGGTTTGCCTGAGAACATAATAGGAGCAATACAATGAAGGTCATATCAGATAATGAAGCAAGCATTCTATCTCGTTGCATTGGAACGGAACTAACCGGACCGTTAGAAGATTATGAATGGGATACAGCAGATGATCTGGTTCGGCGCGGTTTGATTACTGAAAGTGAAGTTGTTATTCCTTGTGAGGATGACGATGACAGCGAGTATTATACTGATGTATATACCACGAATACTACTGGTCAACTTGCATTGCGTTGCTATAATGCATTGAAGAACGGTGTGATTGAACTATAAATGGAGTAGGATAAGGAGAATGACTATGTCTCTAATTATTAGTACAGTGTTTGTGGTTTTGGTAGTGTTAGGGTTTTCTATTACTATGGGATGGTTTTTCAGGGGTGGGGATTGAGCTATGAACAAAGAACAATATCAGAATGCACTTACTAATGTTGTAGCATTGAAAACTGGATGCCACGTGCAGAAAGATATGCCTGCTGAATACGTTGGTCAGAAGCGATTGTATGCTATTACGACCATAGATCGAAGCAATTCAAGATGTGTTGCAGTGGCATCATCTTTTGATCGTGCCGTGATGATTGTTGAAAGAAACGAAGGGGACGTGTGCGAAGGCGGAACGAATGGCTTGGTTGTTATTGAGCCGTTGCTTGACGGCGTTATGTGTGCATATTTTGACGAGCAATACTGGTATGGTTGGGATGGGGAGAAGTATGTTGATATTGAGCGCCCGCAAGAGAGTCTTGGGATTGTTGGTTGGGGTGTAGGATGAACTACATATTCCGAACACTTCATAATATCGCTCATAAAAGAGCGAAGAGAACATTCACGGATAGGAATCAATTCCCCGAATGTTTGAAGCCAATCAAGCAACTTACTCATCTAACAATCAATGGATGTGGTTGTGGAGGTTTTGTTTTTGAACCAAAAGCACGAAGCATATATGGAATGAAAGCGGGTGATAGTATTGCACACGCTATGTTGATGGCAAACGGTGAAAGACATATCTGTATGGTTTGCTATGAGAGTGTTGGCAATGAGAAGTTGATGTTGCACGAGGCTGGGCACCTGATTGTTGATTTTGGTGTGCATACGCCAGCGTGGGCAAAGTGTGTGTTGGATATTGGCGGAACGCTTGATCCTATTACAATAGGGAATAAGAAGACGATTGACTATAATGGGTGTTTGGTTGATGGAGAAGAGACTGTGAATAGGTTTCTCAGAGAGAAGGTGAAGCGATGAAAATCTCAACGAAGATGTACGAAGTATTGTATGATATCTACTCGTGGGAGATTGCCTTCCCTGGTAATAATTCTGGCTGCCCGTTTGATGATATTCCAGTTCGAACTGCTGTTGCATTGAAGCGACGAGACTTGATTGAGGTTTGCGCTGGTGTTGATAAGATACGACTGACTGATGAAGGTAAGGTTGAGTTGGCTAAGGCATACTGGATTGGGTAATAAGGTAATGTATTTTGGGGACTGCTGTTGATGGTTCGTTATTGGTGTGTGATCAATGGTAGGAAGATTCCGAGATGGGTGGGTAGGGTGTGTTCGGAGAAGATGGCGATGGGTAATTAGTGAATGATATCATACACTTATAGTCATATCAGATTTTAGATACACGATCCCCCTACACTGAAGTAGGATGGATAAAATGGATTGTGTTTTTTACGAAACGATTAAGATCGTTTGTTCAATTCACAAGACATATCCCATAGATCGGCTAATGCAGTTGGATCATTTTTCATATCTTGCGTAAGCTGCAAGGATGATAATATGACCATCAACACCATTAGCCAATAGTATAGCTTATGTTGTTTCATGTCTTATTTTGGTAGGATTGGTAAATCCTATCCCTTATATACTTAGTGGCAGAAGTATCCGTTTATGACCAGAACTGAAAACTGATCGTAAAATACGATGCCCATACCCTTATTAGATAAAGCCTCGTTATGAAGCAGATTGTTCTACTGAACATACCTGTCCATATAGTATGCTGTAAAAGTATCATTAATTACACAAGAATACACATTACGTGATATATACCAATAAGAGAGATCATATGTCGCAATCATTAATCAAATCAAAAGATCGTGTAAGAGATGTTGGTGAAGTATTCACGCCTCCTGAATTAGTTGAAGCAATGTTGAATCAATTCCCTAAGGATGCGTGGAAATCTGATCGCGTATGGTTAGAACCAACTTGTGGAAATGGAAACTTCGTCATTGCGATTCTTCGTCGTAAATTGAAGAAGAGACATTCGCTCGAACAAGCATTGAATACGACATTCGGTTTTGATATTATGCCAGACAATGTAATCGAATGTCATAAGCGAATATACAATGACATTGTCTTTCCATATCTTTGCAGTCGAAAAAGACTTACCAAAAAACAAGCGATTGATATCGTAGTTGATTGTGTATGTATAGTGGAAACGAATATTCGTCATACCGAAGATACGTTGAAGGAAAACTTGAACGAGATTCAATCGTTTGATCAGTTGCCAACCGAACACGTAGTAGCAATGAGTAAAGCCGTTAGGAAGATGGTTGTTAGAGTGTTTGATGGTAAAGAGTATAAGGGGAATAATCCTGGCAAGATTCGTGTAGACAAAGAACTGAGTGTGTTTCGTAAGCCAGTGTAGGTAAATGTGCGTTGAATTGACGGGATATCAAGTAGTTAGGTGGCACTACTTGACCAACGTTCAGTCCTTGCGCTCGGTGAATCCGAGCCCTATGTTGGTGTCATCGGCAAGCAATCACGTTTGCCACTTACAAGGAGAATTACAATGACAAAAGTGAAAGCAGCAGAGATTGTGTTGAGACAAAATGGTAATGTTCCAATGACGGCTAATGATATATGGGCTGAAATAAAGAAGCAAAAATTGGTTAGTATTAGTTCTACTGCCTACACGCCAGAGGCTACATTGCGTACTGATATGAATCGTTATTCCGATAATCAAAGTGTTTCAAAAAAGAATGCGAAAGGCTTAGTTATATTCAACGTGATTGGTGGAGGTAAATCTGCGAAGTTTCGATTGACCAATGCTCGAATGGGCGTGGCATCACCACCAAAGGTTGATCTCATTATGGTAGATCCTCCGTATGCTAAGCCACTTAGTGTGTGGCGAAGAATTCAGAATTGGTTTATGAACTAAGGAATATGACAATGAGTTTCCAACTAATCGATGAACTTCCCCCGCCCATTCAAAAGAAGAATGATGACGTTGTTGTATTCACGCCAACGAGTTTGGTTGAGCGTGTATTGAGTGAGTTTCCTATTGGTGTATGGAGCAATAGGAACCTGCGTTGGCTTGTGCCAGTTAGCAAGAACGGTGTGTTTGAGTATGCGATCTTTTGTCGACTGATGAATGGGTTGGCACACGATCCTGACCTTACTGATAAGGGTGTTAGGCGTGAATGGATTATGAAGCATATGATTACTTCGTTCTGTTCTGCAAGGACGGAGAAGTTGGTTAAGCGTCATTTTCTTGCTATGGCGTGGGATGATATGAATACTTGGGAGACACGACCAAGTGAGGTATATGTGGCTGACTTCATTGATGATAAAAGAGTTGAAGTTTTCACTAATGGTGATATAGAGGTAGTTATGGCTAATGGTAGCAAAAAGAAGTTCGTGAAGTTTGATTGTATCGTTGGTAATCCACCTTACCAATTGACGGTTGCGGATGGTAAAACTTCGTCATCGGCATTGTATCCAGCCTTCGTTGAGAAGGCTATTGAATGCAAGCCTAAGTATCTAAGTATGGTTATTCCGTCGAAGTGGATGAGCGGTGATGGTAAAGGGACTGAGAAGTTTCTTGATGATATGACATCGTGTAATAAGGTCGTTAGTATGACGACCGTTGAAGATGCCAAAGAATGGTTTCCTGATATCCTATTGAAGGGTGGGGCAATGTTCTTTTTGTATGATCATTCTAAGAATGATCCTAAAGTGGTGATTACCACTAGTAATAAGTCTAAGAAGGATCCGAAAGTGGTAATCACCACTAGTACCAACTATGAGTTGGTACCCAAAGATCCGATCATAACGGATACTGTTGCTATTAGTATCAAGACTAAAACATTGACTAAGTCAAAATTTACGATCGATCAGGTTATGTTTGGTCAGACTCCATATGGAATTATGACTAACCATAGTGAATGGACTAATGATAAGGATGAATCCTATGCTTGCCATTGTAGCGGGGGAAATGGAAAAGGTGATGTAATCAATCACATAGCAAAGAAGCTTGTGTCTAAAAACGTTGATAGTATTCCAAGATGGAAAGTGTGCATTGCCAATGCAAGCGGAAAAGGTAAAGATGGTACTGGCGATGTATTCATTGTTGAGCCTAATGCTATAATTACACAATCGTATATGGTCATTAGTCATTTTGGATCAAAAGCGGAAGCGAAAAATTTCGCAAGCTATTTAAACACTAAGCCAGTTCAAGCGATGATATCGGTTCGTAAAGGAACGCACCATATGCCAAAACGAGTATTCAGTTGGGTTCCAGTTCCTGATTCTACTCGTTCTTGGAATGATTCCGATGTTTATGCTTGGTGGGGTCTTTCAAAAGATGAAGCTGAGTATTGTGAAAACTTCGTCAAGGACTTCCCAATGTTTCGCGCGCCTAAGCCTGCCAACGTCCCTAAAGTCAAAGCAGAAAAGAAACAACGCACACAAAAATCAAAGGCAGAAGTCGTTGATCTTGATTCGCAAGACTTCGATAAACTAGCCAACGCAATATAGGATCAGCAATAATGATAACTAGGATGTCAATGGGAATTATATTCCTATTTTCAATAGGATGGATTATTCTAGTACTGAACTGGTGTTCAGTTCCAATTAGTCTAATTGCGGTCTGCAAAGAAATGGTGGTTGTTTGTTTTCCATCATTCATTACGCTTGCAGGTATGTGGTGGATAGATAATCACTCGCACCAACGCGGTATGGATGATCAAAAAGCCAGAGTAGAAAATGATAAGAAAAAACGAGAAGAGGCTGCCACCGAGAATTTATATGCTAAGTTGTTTGGTGAAACAGGTATAGGGTCATTACTGCATGTTCCATGCAGTTTATTGTTTACTGATACAAAACAGTTGTTGTATGGGTTTTGTGATTACGCGGTAAGGTTATGTGGAAATGACAGCAATGAATTGATATCATTCGCTATTAATTTAGATACAGTGAACTACTTAAACTCGTTAAGGGAGGATAAGTTCCCAGATGAGCGAAAACTATCCACACAACAAGCTCTATACATAATACTCGATTCAATTAGAACAGATCCCCCAAATGATGGGGCGTATAGAAACTCTTTCTACCACGACATGAAGAATATAGCCATATTTTTCATCAATGGTGATCTTAGAAAGATAGTGGATGATGCCATAAATAAGTTAGGACTTGATTTATGTTGTATTAGTGAACTCATGAGAAGCGGACTGAAAGTCAATAACAATAACCAAGAACAAGATTACAGAAATGTGGTAAATATGGTGTATAGATTCGTTAGAGAATATCTATACTATCAAGTGGTTTTGGATTTTATTGATACGTTAGGTCTTTCGTTTATAAATATACCTACTGATGATATCTCTAGATATCAATCAGAAATTATTAGACTTAGAAAAGACATGGATAATGCATTGCGCGGTGGTATAGTTGGTAATAGTGAGGCTCGTGAAAAGGCTATTAGTATAGTTCAAAAACACTACGTTTCTCATTGTTTGCTTGAAGCAAGGCGATACCTATCCGACGAAATGAACAAGCTGAAAGAATCAATTAGACTTCGAAAAGAAAGTGAAGCTTCCAAATGAATACCATTTACGTCATCGGCAAAGATCCGACCACGATCAAAGATCCACGGATGTCAATCAAGGTTGGCTTCGTTCATCAAGACGGTCAGATTCGCATTCGTCTCAATGAAGCAAAGCGTTGGCTTGGGCAAGATGTAAAGGTTCTCAAAACATTCAAGTATGCTCAAACTGACACACCAATTCACGACTTCCTTCGTGCTAAGTTTCGGGATACGTGCGTCTTTCTTCCCAAGCATTCTGCTGGTAGGGAATCCGTTGAGCTTCGTGTTGAGGAATATCCTATCATCATTGAAGCAATTCAACGGTTCATCAATGGGCAATTCGCAGGCAAGCTTAACACCTTCGCACCACGTGAAGAACAAATCGAATGTCTAACTAAGACAACCGAGTTCTTCCAACGAGCATCATTCAAGTCTGAGTTTCTATGGGATGCTAAGATGCGTTTTGGTAAAACGTTTTGTTCTTACTTGCTCACCAAAGCACTCAATGCACCTATCGTTCTCATTCTAACTAACCGACCAACTGATACGATTGATGCTTGGAAAGAAGGTATTGACCACGTTGCCTTCGCACCCGAAGGTTCTTTTCTTGGTTATGATAACGTGATACATATGAAGGACGAAACTGATCTTAATCCTGACGGTTCTCTTCGTCTCGATCTAACTAAGCCAACCATCATTTTCTCATCAACGCAATACTTCGATTTTGAGAAGTATCCTAAGAAGTGGGCATCGCTTATTGGCAAGGAGATTTTCATCATTGCTGATGAATGCCACGTTGGCATTGATACGGATCGTTTCCGTAAAAACTTGAAGCTACTTACTGACAAGTATAAGATGCTCTACTTGTCTGGAACGCCATTCAAGTTTTTGCTTCGTGATAAGTTCTCTGGCGCCAAATACACTTGGTCATACTTGGATGAGCAGCGTGCTCGTCAACGTGAGATTAATCGTATTGGTGAGGTCAATGCTCGTAAGTATGGGCACTACTACTGGCTATCCCCTCTTCGTATCAAGGTTATGAAACTTGCCGAAGAAGGGTATAAAGATCTACAAGACTTCGATCCCAAGGAAGGATTTACGTTCACTAAACTCTTCCGCACCTTCGAAGATAAGTTCGTGAATGCTACCGCCGTTGAATTATTACTCGATACGATATCTTCGGGAAGGGTTATGCCATTCTCACGGCAAAACTCAGAACAAGGATATGATCCTAATAACCGTCATCATACGCTATGGCTATTGCCGGGCGTTGATGAATGCAAACTCTTGAAGAAATTGTTGTCCAAACATCTGGTCTTCAAACATTACGATGTCGTTGTTGCAGCAGGTGATAATGATGGTGAAAGTCCTGAAACTGCTAATAACGTTCGTGATGCAATTACCAAAATTGTAATCGCCAAGTCATCTGCTAAGGGAACGATTACCCTTACGTGTGGTAAATTGACGCACGGAGTTTCCATTCAACAATGGGGCGCCGTTCTCAATCTATGTGATATGGAATCTGCTTGGCAATACTTCCAATTCATTTTCCGTATTCAAACGCCTTACCGCGATGTCAAGAATGAGTGTTATGTATTCGACTTCAGCTTGAACCGAACACTTAGACACATCTATAAGCTTGCAAAGGCACAAGCTATTGCATCTGGCACTAATGTGAAGGACGTATTCAGGGAATTGCTAAGCGTCTTCAATCCGTTTTATGAAGGCAATTCCTTGAAGGACAAGGATGTAGATGAACTTATTGCACAAGCCACTTCATTCCAAGTATCCACTGGGCTTGCAGGAGTAAATTCACTTGTTAGTAGACTTGGTATCTCATTGAATGATGAGTTGATTAATGCCATATCTAACTTCGCAAAGGCACCTAAGATGAGTAATAACTCTGCCGTTGTGAATGAAGATAAGGATGCGCCGAATGGTCAGAATTCTAACCAATCTGGTAATGTTGGTGAAGGTAAGAGCAAAGAAGAGAAACTGAAAGAACTAACCGAAGAAGAGGTTAGAAGAGCGCTGAAAGTATTGTTGCAGACGTATCTATATACGACGAAGGATAAATCGTATGAAGATCTTCGTAATAACCTTCGTGCGAATAAAGAGAAGGTAGATATGGTAGGATTGCCAGTGGAAATTATTGAGGCATTGCTTGATAGTTTCGGTATTGAAGATCAGATGGAAATTACTGACGCTATTACTCGTTTTCGTTCGGAGGAAAAAGAAGATCATAAGAAGTCTCAATGTAATTGATCTCCCCGCTCTTGCATTCATCCAATCAATGCGAGCGAGTGTAAGGGCGGGGCATATCAAAAACAACAACACACAAGGAACACAAATCAAATGAAACTACAAGGCTTCCTACTCATCACAACGTTCTTCGCCATACTTGCGCTCGCTGCATTCGTCTCACCGTATGTTCAAAAATGAATTGCCCCCAATGTAATGAGAAGATATGGGGCTCGTGCATCCATCGTTTGAATCACAATATGCGTGTTGCATATGTTGATAATCTAAAAAACGGAAGAACAATGATCATATCATACGAGCCAGTGTATTCTATTGTATTAGAAGTGCAAGGACTGGTCATTCTTACAGTGGAACGAATCAATAAACTCCTACTCCTCAAATAACAAAGGAACACAATCAAATGTTCATCGATATTATATGCTTCGCATTGCTAACATCATTCGCTATCTGGCTTGTTAGTTCCATGCGACAGCCTAACAATGGCATCTATGGCATCATCCGCCCACAAAAGTCAAAGCAACCAAAACAACATATCTGCAAGATGCCGTTCTTTCCCAAGCCAGCAGGAACTCTATACCGTTGTAATAATTGTCATCAAGTATATCGTTCAAGGTATCTGTATTATAAGGCACAATACTATTGCACTGAATGGGATCAAGTAAGTCTTGATGACTGGCTCCGTGCTGGCGGAACAAAGGAATAACCAAATGCTAATCTCTATTGGGCTCATACTATACGGTCTATGGTTTATTATAACGCTTCCTCGTTCACGCTACTATGGTATCATCAAGCCACAAAAGCCAAAGCATCAGGCATCATTACACTCTTGTAAGTTTCCATTCTTCGATAAGCCAATAGGCACGCTCTACCGTTGCAAGCATTGTGGTAATGTGTGGCTTCAAGATCGTATCCATTCCAGTTATGGAAACAAAATTGATTGGAGAAAAGTTAGTCTTGATGATTGGAAGTCTGCTGGCGGAAGTTCTATGGAATGAAAACACTACAATGCCCAGTATGTAATGGTTCCATCCAGCAGGATACTTGGTATGATTCCCATCCGCACCGTCTTTCAGATCTTTTAGGTAAAGATCAATACTATGTCTGCTACACGGCGAATGGTAAGACGGAAGTAAAGCACATAACATATACTTGGGATCGTCTACCACTATACAATAGTGATGCTATGCTCAGCACAAAGATTAGAACAATCCTAACGCTTGATGGCTTCGTTCCTATGACTATGGATAGGGTTGAGAAACTCTTATTACTCAAATGAATTGCCCAATATGTAATGGTATTATGCGCTCGTACGGTGCATGTGGTCATACTATTAATCATAAGTATCACGTAATCTATTCAGTGGATATAGATAAAGGTTGCACAATAGTTGCATCATATGCGCCAATCTCTGTTCTTTTGGATTTAGATGGACTTGTCTTTCTTACAGCGGAACGAATTGAAAAACTCCTACTCCTATCCTAAAAGGAACAATCAAAATGTCTAACGATACACAACTATCACAAACACAAGAGTTTCAGCGTCTCGAACAATCAGGCAAGATGATGGTCGAAAAGATAAGCGAACTTATTGTTGTCGTGCAAGACAAACTATTCCCAGCAGACAAGGCGGTCAAAATCCTTGATGTGTTTATTGAGAACATTACGGCAGAGTATAATAGACAAGGCGATATGGTGAAAGCAATGATGAAGCAGTATATGGATTTTTGCAATCAGGCAAGAACCATTATTCTGCAAGTCAAGAACAGACAGAACTAAAATTAGAACGGAACCGATCTGCCCAATCTATATACCCAATCTCGTATTGTCTTATGCAAAAGATAACAAAGAAAGATATGCACTTACGTGGCAAGAAGAGTTCCGACTTAGCCTTCATCATCAAGACAGACTTATTAGCAAGATATAATCCTAAACTGCTAAAATGGATTGACAAAGCCGATTGGTTCGGTCCAATATTCGTTCCAATGTCATCCATTGATGTTTCCGATCGTGCTGATTGGGAAGCAATCGATCGTCATGGCAAGATAGAAGAGATGGCTGGCGGAATGCAGTTAGGATACTGTAAGCCAATCATTCTAATTCAAAGTGAAAAGAAACTCATTCTATTAGACGGGCACACGAGGTTCCTATCGAGAGAAAGTATTGATGGGAAAGACATACAGGCTTACATTGGCACAGTAAATAATGACGACTGGAAGCAGATGAAACGCTTAGAGAAGAGCGGTGAAGAAGGCGGGAATCGATAATACCCAATCTCGTATTGCATTGGAGAATACTATGCAATTCAAATCAATCATCATATCATTATTCGCAGCATCGTTAGCAATCGGATGTTCAACACAGCCAGCGCCCGCACCTGCGCCTGCACCACAAGTGGTTGTGCCAGCACCAGTCGTTGTTGATAACACAGCACGCGATCGTCAATTCCAAATTCAACAAGAACAACAAAGACAAAACGCAGTTCAACAACAATTACAACGACAAGAACAGTTGAACCAGGCAGAGCGTTTGAAACAACAACGCGATCAAGCAGAGAAACAAAGACAGGAAGAATTACGACAGCACGAAGAACGGAATATGCAACACTCACAAGAGCATCAGAATCCTAACGGCTTGCACATCGAAGTTCGATAAGGGCTTGACAGCCAGCGACGGACGCCTTACATTGAGATCGTTCGACACGCTATTGTTATATCCTCCTTCGTCGGTGCCTTGATTGTAGCGTGTCGGACAACATAACTCACAACAAAGGAATAGTCAAATGATCTTCGCAGTAGTTCTAATTGGCATTGGTATTTTTATTGGTCGCGCCACAAAGTAATTACCACTTACGTAAATAACAATGGCATACCACACAGCATTAGTTATGAACGATATTGAAAAGTTGATGTTGCTTCGATGAACTGCTATCGTTGTCAGAAAAGCAATGCTCCTATTCCTAATCAATACAATCAACATCATTGTGATGGTTGCGATCTATACTACAATACAAGAGGCTATGTGTTCTATCTTGATAGATACATGATCGAATGTTTTCTTGCAAAAAGTATATCGTGGATTTATAAAAAAATAGGCGCGCATAGTGGAATCGTAATAGCCGAAGTGAATAGTATATTACCATTAGATATTACATCTGAACGCATAGATAAGTTGTTGCTACTAATATGAAGTATGCTTATACCTGCCCTCGTTGTGATACATACCATACCGATGGTACCCTATCGCATCGATCTGTATGTTTTTGTGGTCTATCACTATCGCTCAAATCATCCATCAGATCAGGTGATAGTCAATCTCATACCATCCGTTTAGGAAAATACTCTATCATTTTCAATGCGTCAAAGAATACAACGGAGATATACTTCAATCGGCTCTCGATCGTTAATATGTCGAAAGATAGAGTCATATTGAAATCAATTCGCTACACAATCACAGAAGATCAAATTGATAGATTGTTGCTACTACGATGAACTCAAACAAAGGAAAACTCAAATGAACCTCCACATGTTTCTTATAACAATCAGTTGTCTCATTGGTCTGGTTGTTGCTATGCACATTGCATTCTATGGTTTCATGCGCTTCAAGGTTGGAACCGCAGCAGACGGTAAGTTCATTGCAAAGACTGCACTAATGTCGTCTTTCATTGTCTCTTGCTACTCGCTACTACTATACGGGTTTCATTACATCCGATGATTGGTGATGAGTCTTTTGGCTTCGAACGAACAATTAGAAAGCAGGATTCACGCGGTTGGTCTCTGCCTGTTTGGATAGTGTGGTTGGTTGCATTCTTTCTACTTGGAAGTATGATGGCTCATTGCTATTATAGGAACATCGGATGATCGATAAATCTGAATGTAAAATTGATACTAATGGAACCAAACGCTGGTATCTCAATGGCAATCGTCATCGGGAAGATGGACCTGCTGTTGAGTATGCTAATGGAGACAAATGTTGGTATCTCAATGGCAAGCTTCATCGAGAAGACGGACCTGCTATTGAGGGTGCTAGTGGAGACAAATATTGGTTTCTCAATGACAAATCTCATCGAGAAGACGGACCTGCTACTGAGTTTGCTAATGGAGAAACTCGATACTGGATCAATGGCAATTATATTCCACAACTCGATAACAAACGCATTTATGGAAAAGAGAAACTACAAAAAGTTCTGTTGCTAATATGATTCGTTGGCTCATATGGTTTGCAATTAGAATTGTATTTACAATCGCTTGTATGTTCACGATGCAGAACATTATTGGCAAATTAGGATATACGATTCCATCGAGCACAATGATTGTTAGTTCAGTAATCATCATCCTTGCTATTAGGATGTGGTCATCAAATCCAAAGGAGAATTAGAATGCAATATATCGTTCATAATCAAAACAATGTTGAAAACTTCGAGCAATCAATCCAAAATATAGAAGGTGTTCGTGTCATCCAATCAATGGGATCATCTATGATGTTAGTTGATGTATCACACGACGCAATTGATGCGTTGAAAAAACTTGGATACTCTGTCTTTCCTAATTTTACTGTTGAGTCAGCGTAGGAAAATTAGAATCCTAAAAGGAATTGAAGTCGCCATGAACAATATGAACAATAAAGTTCCATTCCGCACGTGGCTAAAATATGCATTATTGCATGCATTATTGCATCCATTGCAACTACCATTAGTAGCTTTCACAATGATTATTGGCGTTGCCAATTGGCAACTGTGGTGGCCTATCGCGTGTTTTGTTTGTCTCGAATTGTTAATGTTAGCGATTATGCTTACGTCGAAAACGTTTCATAAGTATGTTAGAAAACAATTAGACAATGTTGAAATACAGAAGCGCCAAGATGAATGGCTAAAAACTATTGAAGGTGTTCGGGCATGCGACCAAACAACAGTCAATAAATTGAAGGAAAAAATTGACAGGTTCGGATCCACAATCAGATCAAACACACTCATAGTAAATGAATGTCGTCGTCTGCTCAATGTCTATGTTCAAATATCACGCTCATTAGTAGGATGTGTAGGAGAACCTGATGATCTTCATTATAAGATCCATGAACTTAGCACGAGAACTAATAGAACGGCAGTCGAAGACGAACGTCTTGATCGTCTGCGAAAGCATAGGGACTTGTTGAGAAAGAACAAAGCAGATTATGAATTGATTGCGAATCAGCTTGCGTCAATTCAGGAATTGATTGAATACACAATCGCAAAAGCATCATCATTCCCGCCAAATCTAACAAAGATCCGTGTCAGTATTGAGAGTTCTATGGAAACGAGCATTAGTGAAGAGGTATTGAAAGAGATGGAAGAGTTTGCTGGTATTGATGAACATATGGAGTTGTCTTGAAAACATTCAATAGTATAGAAGATCTTCGCAAAGAATATCCTTATGCAGTTGAGTCTATTGAGATTGAAAACAAGATGCAATTTACTGATGCGCGATTTATTGTTGCTGGCGTCGGCAGAGATTCAAATGATGATTGTATAATTGCATTGTTTGATATCAGTCATACTTGTGATAGTGATGGTAATACATACAATGATAACGAAGTGTTAGTTTGTTTGTTATGTGATATCTTAGCAGGAGAACCACTCGTTGATGAGTATTATGTCATACCGAAAGACGAAGCATATCGTCAGTTAGCACTACTCACATGATCCTATTCACATTCAAAGAAGAGCCAGAAACTCGCGGGACATCCTATTCTTCCGCATTCCGTTGGTCATTCCAAATTGAATGGAATCATATTGGCTTCGTTCATCAATGCCAAGATAGGAAGACACAAGAGTGGCACGATAGCGGTTGCACAAGATATGATATGTGGCTAACAAAACGCTTCCGTATTGGTTCCTATCACACTTATTATGACGGACCGAATTGTATGTTTCAATTAGGATGGATACAGTTTTGTTGGTCAAATGATAATTGCAAGAAGTGCTGGGGGTAAAAGGATGAGTTGTCCGCATTGTAAAATGGAACCAGATGTTTGTCAATTGTCCAAAGATAAGCCCCATCGTATTCTTAACAATAGGTGTATCGCTTGCGGGTTTCTTAGGTATAGTCATTGGGATGCAAAAGATGGTAGGATTTTTTGTCCAGCCAATACAAAGACTTGGCAATTAGCTCAGCCGAATACTGAATGGAAAGTTGAGTGAATGCACATTCCAGTATTGTCTTGGAGCAACAATGAGAACATCAATTATATTCGCAGCATTAGGTCTAATCTTTCTCGCATCAGCATGTGATGGATCACTTCGAGTTCATCCCGTTCATGTAGACGAAAGAGTAGATGTGAATCATCGAGATCATCACGATAATGATCGTCATGACAATAATGATCATCACGAAGACCATCGGTAATATTCTCGCATTAGAGAATGAATCCAAAAGACCTATACACACTAACAAAATTGTTCGAGAAACAAGCACAGATGGCACCGCCACAAGTCAAAGCAAAGGGCGATCCAAAGCAACAGCATATTGCACAAGAACCAGATGTAATTGCTGCTATGACACGAATGAAATTGGTTCCAGTAAAGACATCATTAGTGGTTCCAGTATTCAGTCGTGCTAATGTGTATAACAATACTAAGATTACAGTGTCATTGACATTGCAACCAGATTACGGTGTTCTATTCCATACGATGTTAGAGCCGGGCGATTTAGAAAAAGCCAAAAAGATAGACACTATGTTGGGCGTTCAGTTTGGTAAGAGTGTTGGTGAAGCAATGAAGAAGGCTGGAATTGTTGTGGATCACGATGTTTATGTTCCATACTTCACATTAGATTACAAGACTACGAAGCCAAATTGGCGAGAATAGTATAGGCAAAATATGCGGCAAGAATACCCCGTTGATGTCTGGCTTAGAAAGAATATCCTCGTAAGACACAGAGTGATGATGACATTGATTGTATTCTGGATGGCTGGATTGGTGTATTACAAGGCGCCGGAATATGGAAGATTGTTTGAAATGACAATCGTTATGCTGTGGTTGATTGGTATTATTCCAATTGTAATTGGAAAGATAATCTGGAATTACAATCACCCTGATTATACTAATCATTATTGTGATAGTTGTGGTAGTAAAGATTGTTGTGTAAAAGAAGTCCATGAAGATGATGAGGAAGAACCTCAGGAATAAAGGGAGTTGTAAGATGCCAAAGTATGAGCCAAATCCATTCCGTGCTTATTCACCAGAGGATGTAAAGCGTCTTCGTGGTAGTTATAATATTGATTATACGATATCCCGCCTTGGATCCAATCGACTATGGGATCTTTTTAACACTGATCCTAATCCGCTTCGATCATTAGGATGCATGGATGGTAATCAAGCAATAGAGATGGTGTTAGCAGGTGCCACTACACTATATTGTAGTGGTTGGCAGACAAGTGCTCGTCAGTTATTGCCAGATATGGGCTTATATAATTCTGAGAGCGTTCCTAACTTGGTAAAAGAACTCAACTCAGCATTGCTTGCTGCCGATCGATATGAGCATTCATCTGGTGGAGCAAAGAGGAATTGGCTTGTTCCTATCATTGCAGATATGGATAATGGATTTTCGACTATAAAGAATACCTACTTGCTTATGCGCAACATGATTGAGAGCGGAGCATCGTGCCTTCATATTGAAGATCTGCATGAAAAAAAGTGCGGACATATGAGCGGACGCTGCGTTGTTCCAACAAGCGCGCATGTAAAACGATTGATTAGCGCGAGACTTGCAAGCGATGTGTGTAATGTTCCGGTTCTAATTGTAGCCAGAACAGACATCAATGGATCGAAATATGTTATGTCGGACGCTGACCCACAAGATCATAGGTTCATCAACTTCGATAAGAGAACGGATGATGGATTTTATGAACTGAAAGGTGATCCAGTTGAGCGAAGTGTTGCTCGTGCGTTGAGTTTTGCAAGTGTATCCGACGCAGTTTGGATGGAAACGGATAAGCCAGATTTAGGTGAAGCGGCAGCATTCGCTCATGGTGTTCATGAGCATGCTAAGGACAAGTTGCTATTTTATAATTGCAGTCCTTCATTCAACTGGAAACGCCATCTATCTGATAAAGAGATTGCGGAGTTTCAGGATAAACTTGGTGAGTTAGGTTTTCGTTTTAACTTCATAACGCTTGCAAGTTTTCATTCTAACAACCTATCATCGTATAAACTTGCTAACGCATATCAAACAGAAGGAATGACAGCGTTCGTTCGTCTTCAACAAGAAGCGCTTGACTGGCAAGCAACCAAAGGTTATACTGCGGTGAAACATCAGTCGTTCGTAGGAACGGGATACTGGGATGACATTCAACAGATTGTTGATGGGCACGGGAATACTGCCGCCCTAGCCAACAGCACCGAAGCGCATCAATTCTAAAAGCAAATGCATCTCATTCCAACACTAATTACAGCCACTCTTGGACTATCAATAGTTGCATTCGGCGTCTTTTTCTTATACAAAGATCATAAGCGCGCCATGGCAAAGATTGAAAAGAAACACAAAGAAAGCATGGAGTTATTTTCTGCACTTGGAATACAACCCAGTTTCACTATTACGATTCCTAACGTTCAACTCCCTAACGTTCAGTTTCAACAATCACAATACCAATTTACCACCACAACTACATCAATCAAAATGAGTCATGCTTGCTCCGTATTACAAGCATTGTCCGAACTCTCAGCGCCGAAGTCAATGTATGTAAAACACTATCTCAAATACGCCAACGACGATCCTCATTGGAAGGAATACTTCCTAACATTCTGCAAGGACAACAACATCGATATCACTGAAAATGATATTCACAATGGAGAATTGTTGAAATGAATATCTTCGTTCTCGATACTAACAACATTCAACATTGTGCCACGTATCACAACGATCGTCATTGTGTCAAGATGATCCTTGAAACAACTCAACTCCTCAACAACGCTCTCATTGCAAACGATATATCATATACGCCCGTCTATAAGCCATCACATCAAAATCATCCGTGTTCAATATGGGCTGGTAAATCATATGCTAATTTTGATTGGCTAACAGAACTTGGTCTCGCATTATGTTCCGAATATACATACCGCTATAACAAAATCCATAAGTGTCAATCAATAATCGAAAACATAAAGCATTCCAATAGAAGAGTATCAATCCGAAACATTGGACTAACGGATTTTCCAAAGTGTATGCCAGATCAATATAAGGTTGATGATATTGTTGAGTCGTATCGCAATTACTACATTGGCGAGAAGAGAAAACTTGCAACATGGAAAAACAGATCGGTTCCGTATTGGTGGAAATAATGATCTGCCCTAACTGCAACAAGACTATTACTAATAATGACACCAGGATATGTGATTGCGGTTTAGTATTTTACCTTCAACATACTGCTACATCACCGGAATGGTATTGCGCGCATCTATCCATTCGTATAGAGGATAAATTATACATACTTGAATGGAATATAGATCGCAAATCGATTCACTGCTACTGCTACAATACCAAAAGAGGAGTTCTCCTCCATTGTCAATTCAATCTTCCACTATCATCAAACTGGAACGCAGACAAGCTTGCAAAGTTCTTGGTGTTATTATGATTCAATATCTCGCAAACTTCGGTGGCATTCTAACAATCCTAATCTTCATACACTTCTTCACTGATTGGTTGTTCCAATCTCATGCGGAAGCAATGGTTAAACACAATCACAGTGCTATTAGAGCGAAGCATTGTGCAATCTATACGCTTGGTTTCGTTCCATTGTTGGCTCTTACAGTAAGTCCGTTCGAGTTTCTTGCAAGCATTAGTATCCTATTCTTCTCTCACTTCTATCTGGATACATACCACTTGGTATTTTTATGGGCGAAATACATTCGTCGCCCGCCAGAAATGAATGAGGATCCAGTTGGTGGTTTCATTCAATTCGTATCTACTCCTCTTGGCAAGATATTGATGATTGCAATAGATCAGATCTCACATATCACCTGCTTGTTGCCAGTGGTGTGGATGATTATGCGACATCTACCTACATCTTGACAAGCGGCGCGATCGTGCTTATATTATACTCACCATGAAGAACCTAAAACATCACTACGAAACTTCTTTTATTCATGGCAATCACGGAATATGGTTGTTCGTAAAAAAGGATAACGTGCTTGTATTCGAGCAAGCAGGACTAACGCTTGACGAAGCGTGTCAATGGATCAAACAAATTGTTGAACATGAAGAGACATATGTTCCGCCTCCATTGGATTCTAAATGGCGTAAGTAATGGCAACTAATTGCAAGCACGCTCGGATGGAATGCATGAACCGCCATACTGGCGATTGTCTTGGTTGCGGTAAGTCTGCTATCAAAGTCATTGACGATCTACTCAAACAAATTGAAGAACTAAAAGCACAAATCAAAGGATAAACTCAAATGTTCAACGCATTCATTGTCGCTCTTGCTCTCGGTTCAATGTATTCACCTTCGCGTGTTGCATTCGTTGCAGGAAACATTCCTGCTGATCATGATAAGATCATTGTTCTTCCACAAGCAAAGGCTGGTTATTATTACAGCATCAATGTTCGTGGTCTATCTGCTGGTGGAGATATTGATTGCGCTCTGCTACAAAAGAATCCAAACGGTCAGGGATATGTTGTCAAGTATCTTCAAGAGGACAATGCGAACAAATGTTCGTTCGGATTTTATGCCACAAGCAATGATACTTACAAGTTGTGGCTTGTCAATTTTGGCAATGTCAATGATGCATTCGATGTCAGCGTTTCGCAATAAAGAATAAGCAAATGTTATATGGTAAACTAAGCTCATTTATTGATAAGTTTTACAGGTTCAACATTGGACTTGCATTGTTTTTCGGTGTGTTATTCGTACGAGCATTCGCTGTAATGCAGTTATGGAACTGGTTCGTTGTTGTTGCAGCGAATGTTAATCGTATTCCGTTGGCGATAGCATTCGGACTGATGCTACTTGTCATGTTATTCACATGGGGTCTTACATCAAGAAGTAATGATAGTAGTAGTTCATTCCTTGAATCAACCCTAAGAAATCTTCTTCGTGAAGTTATTGCATGCTGTGGAGCATTGGTTATTGGGTATTTTATTCACGCTTGGTATATCAATTAGACTTTCGATGTCAGCGTTTCGCAATAAGAGAGTTCATGCAATCTACATGTATAGTTGAAACTACTGGTCATTTTATTGGAGCCAAGTATTGGCGTCTCAATAATGGTCTTGGGGGTCTTCATAGGGATGAGATTGATCCTGAAACTGGACTGACATTGCATGCGGTTGAATATCCCGGTGGCAATAAAGAATGGTGGCAAAACGATATACTGCATCGGGACGACGGACCTGCTGTTGAGTATGCTGATGGATTCAAATGGTGGTATCTCAATGGCAAACTTCATCGGGAAGACATCAATCCCGAAACGGGATTGACGATGCCTGCTGTTGAGTATACTAATGGAACCAAAGAATGGTATCTCAATGGCAATCTCCATCGGAAAGATGGACCTGCTGTTGAGTTTGCTGATGGTAGAACTTACTACTATATCAATGGCAATTACATTCCACAACTTGATAACAAACGTATCTATGGAAAAGAAAAACTTGCCATTGCTCTACTCTTGATGTAAGTAATGATTGGGTAAATACTATGCTAATTGAAGACGTCATTTTCCTATTGGTATCGCTTGGAGTAATCGCTGGTGTTGGTCATACAATACTACGATTCGCTAAGTCTTCCAAACATACTGCTCGCAGTAGGATTGAAGAAGCAAAGATTCGTCTTGAAACTGCAAAGGCAGATTTAGAAGCAGCAAGACTTGAAAAAGAAGCAGAAAAACTATACGAGACTCTCTATAAAGAGGCTCTCGAAGATGAAAACGAACAACATAAAGGGAAAAACAAATGAAGAACGATACAAATCTCGTGGGTCTTGGGATCAAAGTTGGTCTTGGCATTGGCGTGCTTGTTATTGGTGGATTGTTCATTGGTAATACAATGACGACTGTCAATGCAGATGAGATTGTTGTCAAGCAAGACATCATCGGCGGGCAACTACATGTATGGGATACTCCGGGCGTGCACTGGCAGAACTTCGGAACCATTACACGATACAAACGCTCTGCTCAACTCTGGTTCTCCGCAAAGAAAGACGAGGGCAATGAAGAAGACGATTCAATCAAAGTTCGTTTCAATGATGGAGGACATGGAAACATCTCTGGTTCACTTCGTTATTCTCTTCCAAACGATTCAAACAAAATGCTTGAACTTCATCGAACCTACCATTCAATGGCAGCAATCGATCATGAACTCGTTCGTCAGGTTGTAAACAAGTCTGTCTATATGTCCGGTCCACTTATGTCTTCCCGGGAGAGTTATGCAGAGAAGCGTGCCGATCTAATCAACTACATTACGGATCAGATTGTCTATGGCGTGTATCGAACGGAACACGATCAAGTCAAAACTACTGATCCTATCACCGGTCAAGAGAAGGTTGTTGATATTGTCAAGCCAAAGGCTAATGATCGCTCACCAAATGGTGTTGAACGAGAGGAAGAGAGCCCTATTCAGAAGTATTCATTGGGCGCGAGCAACATTACAATCAACGGAATTGATTATGATCCGGTTGTTGAACAACAAATCAAACAACAGCAGGAATCCATCAGTGCTGTGCAACAAAGCATTGTAAATGCAAAGCGTGCAGAGCAAGATACATTGACGGTTGAACAACAAGGTAAGGCTGCCGCTGCAAAAGCGAAGTGGGATCAAGAGGTTCAGAAAGCAACGGCAGTCACGGCAGCAGAACAAGAGAAAGCAGTTGCGGTTACGCAAGCAGAAAAGAACAAGGAAGTTGCACAACTGTCGCTTGACACTGCAAAGCTTGCTGCTCAACAAACGATTGCAGAAGCAAAGGCAGATGCAGATGCTAAACGTCTTGCGTTGCGTGCTAATAACAACTTCCAAGATCGATTGAATGCTTGGCTTGAATCGCAAAAAGCGTGGGCATCAGCTTATGGTGCACAACGACAGACGCCAGATGTTGTTATGGGTGGAGGCTCGTCTACCACTGGTCTCAATAATGGGTTGATTGATATGCTATCAGTCAAGGCTGCACGCGACCTCGGGATTACAACCAAGCCATAATGCTTACGAATTGGCTAAACAAACTACTTGGTAAGCCATATTACGAACGCTACAAAAACGTAAGCTTACATTGGTATCTCAATGGCAAACTTCATCGGGAAGACGGACCTGCTGGTGAGAATGCTGATGGAACCAAATGCTGGTATCTCAATGACAAACGTCATCGAGAAGATGGACCTGCCATTGAACATGCTAATGGAACCAAATATTGGTATGTCAATGACAGGCTCCATCGAGAAGATGGTCCTGCCGTTGAGTGTGCTGATGGTAGAACTTACTACTGGATGAATGATAAACACATTCCACAACTTGATAACAAACGAATTTATGGAAAAGAAAACCTGCAAAAGTATCTTATACTAATATGAGTAAGCCTGAATATAAAGTCAGTGCTAATGGAGCCAAATGTTGGTATCTCAATGGCAAACTTCATCGAGAAGACATCAATCCCGAAACGGGATTGACATGTCCTGCTATTGAGTATGCTAATGGATACAAAGAATGGTGTCTCAATGGCAAATGTCATCGAGAAGACGGACCTGCTGTTGAGCTTGCTGATGGTAGAACTTACTACTATATCAATGGTAATCACATTCCACAACTTGATAACAAACGTATCTATGGAAAAGAAAACCTGCAAAAATTACTACTACTGATATGAAGGCAATTATGAAAATCGACATCAAAGACTTAGAAAAACACAATCGAGTATTCACAAACGGTGCAATAGAGTTCATTGCATCATTGGTTCAGCAATTCTCTCCAAGAGTAAAAGAACTACTTACCGCTCGACATGTGAAACAAAGTCTCTTCGATGTCGGATTGCTTCCACACTTCCGAAAGGATACGGAATGGGTTCGTAATTCGAGATACATTGCAGCGCCTATTCCAGCAGACTTGAAAGATAGACGAGTAGAGATCACTGGTCCGACTGATAGGAAGATGATCATCAATGCGTTGAACTCTGGTGCTAATGTATTCATGGCAGATCTTGAAGACAGTAATTCTCCTACATGGGGTAACATTGTTCAGGGTCAGATCAACTTGATGGATGCGGTTAGAAAGACAATTACATTCAAGACGGATGCCAAGGAATACAAGTTGAATGACAAGACTGCCGTGTTGATGGTTCGTCCTCGCGGCTGGCATATGATTGAGAAACACTTCACGATTGACGGTGAACCTATTCCTGCTGCATTGATGGATTTTGGATTGTATTTTTACCATAACATCAAAGAGTTGATGGATAATGGAACGAGTGCATACTTCTATCTTCCGAAGATGGAGAATTGGGAAGAGGCTCGCTTGTGGTCTGATATATTTTGGTTTGCTGAGGAAAAGTTCAAATTGAAGACTGGAACGATCAAGGCTACCGTTTTAGTTGAGACGATTACATTAGCGTTTGAGATGGACGAAGTGGTATGGGCATTGAAAGATTATATCGTCGGTATGAATATGGCTCGGTATGATTATGTATATTCGTTCATCAAGAAGTTTTCTAACCGTTCTGATATGATTTTGCCAGACAGATCACAGATTACGATGGACAAAGCGTTTCTAAATGCTTATTGTAAATTGCTTGTTCAGACTTGTCATAAACGTGGTATTATGGCTATCGGTGGAATGGCGGCACAGATCCCAGTCAAGGGAGATAAGCTTGCTAACGAAGAAGCAATGGAAAAAGTTAGATTAGACAAGATGCGTGAAATAAGACTTGGAGCATCAGCAGCCTGGATTGCACATCCTGGGTTAGTTAATGTTGTCCGCCAAGTATTCGACTGGTTGATGCCACAAAATAATCAGATGGACCGGTATTGTAATTATGTAATTACCGAAGAAGAGTTGCTGGAACCTCATCGTGGTGCTATAACTATGAGCGGTCTTCGTAGTAATATCCGTGTAGCAATTCAGTATCTTGAATCATGGTTGCGTGGTATTGGAGCAGTAGCAATTTATAACTTGATGGAAGACGCAGCGACATATCAGATTAATTTTGGGCTTACTTGGAGTTGGCTATATCATAACTGTATAATTGATGACACGGTATTGACGAAAGAACTGCTACTCAAAACTATTGATGAAGAAATGCTCATCATTCAAAGCGAAGTTGGTGATCGTTTTGACACTGGTAAGTTTCAAGAAGCAAAAGAGTTTTTTACAAAATCAGTTTTGGATCCAAATTTTCAGGAGTTTTTTACTAATTCCGCGTATAGTTTTCTCAACTAATTAAACAAGGGATATAATCTCAATCCAAGCTATGAAATCAATCAAAATAACCACTCCAACTTCAACATATTGGCAACTGGAAGGAAGAGATCGACACTTCCATCGTGATGAAATTGATCCTGAAACTGGTCTATCTCTTCCAGCATATGTTGATAACTACGGATTCAAGTCATGGTTCATCAATAATCGGCGGCATCGAATTGATGGGCCAGCCGTTGAGTTCGCTGGTGGTGGAATAAAAACTCAATACTGGATCAACGATAATCGTATCCAGCAGTTAGATAACAAGTATATCTACGGTAAAAATAAACTCGCAGCAGCATTGCTCCTAATTTAGTATAATAATATCACGCCCTTAGCTGGGTATTTTACTGGAAAGATATGGGTATTAAACGACCTGTTTGTGTAATTGATGAGTATGGTGATAAGCGCTGGAAGTTGGATGGCAAGCTTCATAATGAACATGGTCCAGCCATTGAGTTCGTGGATGGAACAAAATGCTGGTATATCAATAATCAATGTCATCGTTTTGAAGTAGATCTAAAAACTGGTCTATTGCTTCCAGCTATTGAATGGAATGACGGATCAAAAGATTGGTATATGCATGGCAAAACTCATCGAGATGAAATTGATCCTGAAACTGGATTGAGTCTTCCTGCTATGACATATCCTGATGGTTCTGGATATTGGTATAAGAATAATCTAAGGCATAGAGATGATGGTCCAGCCATTGAGAATCCGAATGGTATAAAGCAATACTGGATTGATGGTAAATACATTCAGAAATTAGACAACAGAACTATCTATGGTAAAGAGAATCTTGCAGCCGCCTTGTTGTTATTGTAGTCCGCCTGGCACTTGACACGACGCGTTGGCGTGCTTAGATTGTTCGTAGGAAAACGCAATGAAAAAACATTGGTTCTACATCAAAGATGGCGAAGTAAAAGAAGCCACACTTGACAATGGTTATACCAGAGATCCGCATTTTTGGTATGATGTAGATTCAGATGATGATGGCGGTCATTATGAGAATGCATTATATGAAACATACATTGCAGCAAGCGATGCAGCAATCGATTATTGTAATAGTATGATTATGCACTACACAAATAGACGCGATACTATAATCGCTAAGAGAATAAAATGAAGGTAGTTGATTACATCCCAAAGCATACTTGTTGCGAATGTTCTGAACTTGCAATATGGATGTATGCCCCGAGTGGTAGGAAAGAAAAAGATCGTTATTATTGCGATGCTTGTATAAAAAGAGGCTGTAATTGTAATATTAACCCAGATTCTGGTGAGGAAGATGTTGATGACTTGGGGCGTAAGTATCCTTGCTGTGAATACTTGTATGATGATAGAGGCTTCGATGTCATATAATACAAACAAAGGTATGTAGCGTCATGGAGACGGGGGTTCATCAATTCAGAATTGATTTTTACGGAGTCAAACATTGGCGCGTTGATGATAAGCGTCATCGCGAAGATGGTCCGGCTATTGAGTTTCCTAACGGAACTAAAATCTGGTATATGAATAATAAGATTCATCGCAGAAATGGACCCGCTGTTGTTGTTGTTGCTAATGGAGATAAATATTGGTATCAACATAACGAGCTTCATAGAGACGATGGTCCAGCTATCGAGCTTGGAGATGGAACAAAAGAATGGTATCTCAATGGTAAACTTAATCGAGAAGATGGATTGATTGTTGAGTATAATACCGGAACCAAACGATGGTTCTTAGATGGCAAACTTCATAATGATGATGGTCCAGCAGTTGAATACATTGATAGAAGAACTCGATATTGGATCAATGGTAATCACATCTGTCAGCTTGATAACAAACACATCTATGGAAAAGAAAACTTGCAAAAGTATCTGATACTGATATGAATAAGTCTAAATGTAAAATTGATGCTAATGGAAACAAACGCTGGTTTCTCAATGGCAAATGGCATCGAGAAGAAATCAATCCAGAAACTGGATTGACGATGCCTGCTGTTGAGTATGCTAATGGAGACAAATACTGGTGTCTCAATGGCAAACTTCATCGGGAAGATGGTCCTGCTATTGAGTATGCTAATGGAGAAACTCGATACTGGATCAATGGCAATTACATTCCACAACTCGATAACAAACATATCTATGGAAAAGAAAACTTGCAAAAGTATCTGATACTGATATGAACTGGCTAAACAAACTACTTGGCAAGCCATATTACAAACTCTACAAAAATAGAGACAAATATTGGTATATCAATGACAGGTTTCATCGAGAAGATGGTCCTGCTATTGAGTATGCTAATGGAAATAAATCTTGGTATCTCAATGGCAAGCTTCATCGAGAAGACGGACCTGCTATTGAGGATGCTGATGGAACCAAAACTTGGTATCTCAATGGCAATCTTCATCGAGAAGACGGACCTGTTGTTGAGTTTGCTGATGGTAGAACTTACTACTATATCAATGGCAAATACATTCATCAACTTGATAACAAACGTATCTATGGTAAAGAAAACTTGCAAAAATTACTACTACTAATATGAGTAAGCCTGAATGTAAAATTGATGTTAATGGAACCAAACGCTGGTATCTCAATGGCAATCTTCATCGGGAAAATGGACCTGCTATTGAGTATGCTGATGGAACCAAATGTTGGTATCTCAATGGCAAACGTCATCGAGAAGACATCAATCCCGAAACGGGATTGACATGTCCTGCTATTGAGTATGCTAATGGATACAAAGAATGGTATCTCAATGGCAAATGTCATCGAGAAGATGGTCCCGCTATTGAGTGTTCTGATGGAACAACTGAATACTATATCAATGATAAACGCATTCCACAACTCGATAACAAACGAATCTATGGTAAAGAGAAACTTGCAATAACATTATTACTGCTATAAGTGAAGAGGATTATTCAAATCAGAAAAATGGTACTACAAACAACATCAAAAAAGGAGAAACGAAAATGGATCTGAAAATTACTAACCTTACAAACGAAGAACATCTCGCACAACTAACATACATTCGAACGAACCCAAATGTTCTTATTGAGTTCGTGATGAATAACGGTCTTGACTCTGCACCAGTCGCAACACCAGCGGCACTTGCAGTAATGCAAAAGGCTCAGGATCAGAATCTTAAGTTCCGAGACAGCGCTGCTCTATTGGTTGAGTGGTATAACGCACAATTTTCAACAAGTTTCACTGTGGATCAGTTGGCATAACGCCTACATCTGACTACATTGACAAGACACTGCTCCATGATTACATTATGGGGACAGTAAATTACTAACAAAAAACTGAAAAGGAAACTAAACTATGAAACTATCTACTAAACTATTGTCTCTGTTCGCAGGCGCTATGTCGCTAACCTGTTTCACTTCATCTGCTAAGGCTGAGGATTTTTCGCTTCATCTTGAACCGGGTATTGAAACTGCTCTTACTCAGAAGCAACTGGATATTTACAATCCGGGCGCTACACTAAACGTTGAAGGTATGTTCAACCTCAATCCCAATTTTGTTGTTGGTCCAGCGGTTCAAGCATCCTATCTACCTCGCGCACAAAATACCAATGAAAACGCCGGTGTTCTATGGCAATTCGGCGTTGCAGCACGCCTTCAAGGTGATCATTCAAGCAGTGATGGCGTTTCACCATGGATTGAAGGTAATCTATCCTTGGCTCGCACTGGTGATGTAAATCGTCCAGCATTCGGCGTTCGTATTGGCGTTGATGGCTTCACTGATAACGCACACGTTGCATCATGGGGACCATGGATCGGATATGATCACGTAATGCAAACATCAACTACTGATAGCGTTGTTTCACCGGTTCTCGATAGCCGTGATTACAATTCATTCTCCGCTGGTCTATCTTTCAACTTCGACTTCCCAGTCAAGGTTAAGCATGTTGCTGTCCGACATACCGTTCACGAAACTGAATATGTCTATGTCAAGGTTCCAGCACCAGTAGCACCAGAGAAGCTCTCATTCCATGAGCGCGTATACTTCAATTGGGATAGTCCTGTTATTCGTAATTGGGAAGAGTCAGATAAGATTGACGATCTTGTCAAGCGAATGGCAGAGCATCCAAACATGACTGTTGCCGTTGAAGGACACGCATCAATTGACGGAAACTACAACCACAATGTTGTTCTTGCTCAACATCGCACGGACGCCGTTGTCAAGTATCTCGTTGATCATGGTGTTGATGCATCACGCATTACATCACAATCATTCGGACCAGATCGTCCAGTCAATATCGGCAAGGTTCAAGAAAGTCATGAGCGAAGTCGCCGAGTTGAATTTAATGTTGTATTTAATACAACCGATAACAAATAAACAAACTAACAAAGGATAAAATCAAAATGAATAAACTTAATCTCTCGGTTCTTTTTCCACTGGCATTAATCGCAGGATGTAATGCTTCGTCTTCAATCTTCCCACCCGCAGACACCACTGGTGATGATGGCGGAACGGTTGATACTTCAACTGGTACAGGCACTGGCACTGGCACTGGTACTGGTACTGGCACGGGTACTGGTACTGGCACGGGTACTGGTACTGGTACTGGCACGGGTACTGGTACTGGCACGGGTACTGGCACGGGTACTGGCACCGGTACAGGTATTGGTACTGGTACATCAACTACATGTGATGACGCAGGAATGATGGATAGCGGTTCATCTTCTGGTAGCGGTAGTTCATCTGGTTCATCCAGTGGTACTACTTCATCTGGTAGTTCAAGCGGAACAACTTCATCGGGTTCTTCATCCGGTGTTGTGTGTGATGCTGGTTCATCCAGTGGTTCTGGTTCATCCAGTGGTTCTGGTTCTTCCTCTGGTAGCGGTTCATCTTCTGGAACTACTTCGTCAGGTTCTTCTTCTGGCGCATCTGGTAGTTCTTCTGGTACTGAGCATGATGCTGGTTGTGATGCTTCGCCTCCTCCTCCCCCACCACCATGTGATGCAGGTAGCGATGTAGTTGTTGTGCCAGACGCAGGGCATGATGCTTCTGATGCAACTCCACCAAAGGATGCTGGTAATCCTGATGCGGCAGTCTGTCATTCAGATTGTGATGATACCCTAACAATCTGTTCAAAGGATTGTGATGATCGTTTCTTCTCACCAAGCAGTGATTGTGATAATTGCCACACAACTTGCATTACAATCAAGCTCGGTTGCGATGATGATTGCGTGAAGACCTGCGGTCTCTGATACTAAATTAGATTGATTTTCTTAGCTTAGCATTTTTCTTTTTTCTTAACTTATTGTTATGGTCGATTGGCTAAATTGGCAGAAGCGCCTGGCTCAGCGTATAATAAAATTGAGTGCGTCTAAGGAAACTTAGAATGTAGAACTGCTCAAACTCGGTGAAACTCTAAATGCAATATGCATATGACAACGCCGAGCCAAGCCCCAATTTATTATTGGGGAAGGTGTAGAGACTAGACGGGCAGTCCCTAAAATCAAATAATTGATCATGGGAAAGGCATAGTCCAGCATAGCAAGCAACAAATGTTGCGGCTTACGAAAGTAAGTGTCTATGACGAAGATCAGGTTCCTTAACCGGAGTGTGGGTTCGACTCCCACATCGACCACTACTTAGTCCCTTACGTTTAATGATTTACCTACACCTCCATACCGGTTGACAGCCGACTCGCGGATGCTTACTATATAAGCACCAAAATGAAACTCCTCCTCCCAATCATCCTCCTCTCATTCATTGGTTGTGCCGGAAACATTGATCAGGTAGTAAACACTGATCCAAATCCTTCATGTCAATATGAAGTCTATCGCCATGATCCATCGGGTTGGCTTCTAAAAACACCCGAGATGCATTTTATTTACGATGGTAGTTATTGGACGACTGGCACTAACTTCATTGAGCCACAATACTATCAAAACGCGTGGCATAATATGCTTGATCTTGGAACCGTGCTTCAACGATTGAGCGAGTATGGTATTGAGTCTGGAACGCTTGACCCAGTTGATCATTATAGCGAACCTAAACTTGATGTAAACTCGGGGTTCAATCTAATCTCAAAACAAATCACTGTTGATGATAGCATTCTTGTTGCCGATATCAACAATAATATTCTCGCTGGAACTATTCCATTCCCAAATGACAATACAATCTATGTCATTATGCTTCCGCCGAATGTCATTACAACTACAATGGTAAGTAATAGTTGGAATGGATACCATAGTCATACGGCATATGGTAGCAATCGATATACCTTCGCTATCATTCAATACAACTCTAATTATGATTTTGTTGATGAAGTAATCTCTCACGAATTAGCTGAGTCCAGTACTGACCCTGATAACTATACTGGTTATTATACTGTTAGTCAAGAGATTGGGGATCTGTGCGAAGCATATACCGAAGAAATTGATGGTTATAGAGTACAAAAAGTGTTTAGCGAATCAGCATGTCAGTGTCTATGAACGGTAAGCCTGAATGTAAAGTCCATGCTAATGGAGACAAACACTGGCATCTAAACGGCAATCTTCATCGAGAAGATGGTCCTGCTGTTGAGTATGCTAATGGAATCAAATACTGGTATCTCAATGGCGAACTTCATCGAGAAGACGGACCTGCTACTGAGTTTGCTAATGGAGAAACTCGATACTGGATCAATGGCAATTACATTCCACAACTCGATAACAAACATATCTATGGAAAAGAAAACTTGCAAAAGTTTTTACTCCTGATATGAATAAGCCTGAATGTAAAGTCCATGCTAATGGAGACAAACACTGGTATCTCAATGGCAAACTTCACCGTAAAGACGGTCCTGCTATTGAGTATGCTGATGGAAGCAAATATTGGTATCTCAATGGCAAATATCATCGGAAAGATGGTCCTGCTATTGAGTATTTTAATGGAGACAAACGCTGGTATCTCAACGACAATCGTCATCGAGAAGACGGACCTGCTATTGAGCTTGCTAATGGAAGCAAATACTGGTATATCAATGGCAAACTTCATCGAGAAGACGGACCTGCTACTGAGTTTGCTAATGGAGAAACTCGATACTGGATCAATGGCAATTACATTCCACAACTTGATAACAAACACATCTATGGAAAAGAAAACCTGCAAAAGTTTTTGCTGTTGGTATAAGGCATAATCTCGTATATATAAATGCACAAACTATTCGCTCTCTTGGTTCTATCAGTTTTTGTTGTAAGTTGTTCTTCCACTCCCCCTCCTGCTCCACTTAGATATCCAAGAAAGCCAGCTCTGCAAGAGCATATTGGTCGTGCTACGGTTGCGTTAGTCGTTAGGAATAACGACGGCGATACCCGACCATATTGCACTGGAACATTTATTAGTAGCAATACAATACTGACTGCGTCTCATTGTATAGAACACATGGCAGAAAAACAAGAACGAAAAGATCCTGTTGGTACATCCATTCAATACATTGTTGAAGACGAAGTCGTTGGTATCAACGAAGAGCCTAAGGCAATGCATAATGCTGTGGCTGTCAAAACAAGTTTTGATCTTGACTTAGCCGTACTTGAAACTGTTGGAACCGTTCCAGATCATGATATTGCAAGCATCGCTAAATACACTCCTATGATTGGCGAACATGTGTTTACTGTTGGTCAGACACATGGATTGTATTGGTCGTATATGGAACATACTGTTGCTAACTATCGTAGTAAAATTCCTCAGGATGATCGCAAAGCAAATTATGTTCAATTGGACGGGCATATTTTTGGAGGAAACTCTGGTGGGGCATTATTCGATAAAGACGGCAACATTGTTGGCGTAGCAGAATCAATTTTGACGACTGTTCCCGGTGTTGGATTATGTGTAGACTTGGATAATATCAAGTCGTTCTTGACGCCAGATAAGAAGTAGACGCAAGAAACAAGCGATATTCTATAAGGTTCCATATGAAAACATTGCTCATCATATCATTAGCAGGATTACTAAGTGGCTGTACATTACAACCATCTGTTCATGGAAAAGTAGTTGGCAATTCGCATGGGACATATTATTCGTCTACCCACAAGTAGAGCCATGTAGGCAGTTTCCCGACCACTTGACAAGCTGGCTCGCGAGCCTTATATTGTCTATATGAAAAAGTTTGAAGTGTGGTTCATCCAGAATAATAAGGGTGAAGATTGCAGTTGTGCATTCACCGAGTATGATCGTGCTGTTATGTGGAAGCAATATCTTAGCGATTGCAATCCGCATAACGGTCCGTATTTACTATACGGTTTCTTGCTTAATGAGCAAGGTAAAATGGCTTAGATATGGTCGAGTTTGGCGGTATGAATGGATGGTTTCTCATGTCAGCATTCTGTGTAGTTGGAATGTTGATAATATCTATTACTGATTGGTTTAAGAAAAGGAGATAACAATATGTTTGCATTCAATAAAGTTTCTTTTTGGGTTGGATTTTTTCTAATCATGATTGTGTGGATCTCATTCAGTGAATTGGTATTGATCCCGCATCATGTTGGTGTTGGTTATAGGTTTTTGATTGGTTTTACGCTTGGATTTTTGTATAATCATCTGTATAATAGGTACGCATTCAAGGAGAAAAACAAATGAGCACTAAAATTGAAACGGATTTTACCGAACTTGCAAATCAGATCAACGCAAAGATCAAAGAGGCAGCGGAAGCAATGAAGCAAGCCAATGCTCTTGCTAAGGCAGCGGGACTATCATCTCTTACATACGATGAGTATGATGATGACAGCGCTGATACCGAAGAAGAGCAGGATAAGATTGACGAGTTCAGGGGCAAGGTCAATATCTATCCGTTGTTTGGTGAGTTGGATAAGGCTGGTTGGCACACAAGTTCAATTGGTTGCTAAGGGAATTACTATGAGCGACATCGAAAAGGATTTTCAGTCGGTTGCAGATCAAATCAACGCAAAGATCAAAGAGGCAGGAGAACTGATCAAGCAAGCAAATGCTCTTGCAAAATCGGTTGGCGTGAAATGTTATGCTTACCCTCATTGTTATACTGGTGATGTCAAAAAACTTGGAGAATTGATTGATTTTGATCCCATTATTGGTTCTCTTGATCAAGCTGGTTGGCAGACATCAACTATGACCGCAGATTGTTGAGTAGAAAGTCGATATGACTGATTTAGAATTGACTTACGACGGTCTCATTGAAGAATTGAATGCTAAGGTTGCAGAAGCAATCAAAGCATTGAATGAAGCAAAAGAAATTGCTGATAAAGCATCAATCAATCCTCGATCGTTTAGCGACTGGAACGATATCAAGGATGCTGTAAAGCCATTTTTCGATGTTGATGGCACGGATATTGGTTGGTCAAGTAGTTCTTGGTGCGCGGGAGACTGATTATGAAAACGCTAATCGCAATGTTGTTTGTCTGTTCTGGTTGTGCGTCATCACTAAGTCAGCAGTGTTCTGATAGCGTTTGTATGTCTAATGCCGCAAGCGAAAAGGCAGCACGAGAGCATCGTGTTGTTGAGCACACGGTATGGAACTATTCTGCTGATAGAACCGTTGCTTGCACAATGCGTTGTAGAAGCGATAATGATTGTAGCGTTGTTGAGTGTCGATAATGCTTCAAACTATCCTTGATGTTTCTGGGGTTATTGCTTGTAGTATTGGTATTGTAGCGGTAATCGTTTCTCTATTCGCTATTCTAAGCGATAAGAAAAACAAGAAATGAATTGTCCTATCTGTGATCGTGAAATACGCGCTCCTAATTATTGCGATCATTGGGCAGACAACCATCGATCCATAAAAGTATGCTACGATTACAGAGCGGATGGTTCTTGTTCGACGGAGGTGTTTTCAACTGATATACAGCATGTGCGCCCACTACTAAAAATGAGTGGGTTGATTAGTTGGGAACGAATTGAAAAACTATTGTTGCTAACATGAATTGCTCTATCTGTAAATTATATATGCACAACGATTACTGCGAGCATTTTGTTGGTAAATACCTTGTTATGTATTCTGGTGGTGGTACGACTATATTCGAATTGCTACCATCAAAAGGTTTTCAGTTCAAAGGGTTTTTCCCAAGGTCGATTCTGGTTGATGAAGAACGAATTGAAAAACTGTTGTTGCTAACATGAATTGTCCTGTATGTGGTTTCGTGATGAGAAAAGATGATCGCAATCGTGATTGGTGCGCCCACTATATTGGTTCTAAATATAGAGCAGTTTATGATCTGAACGATGACGGCTCAACAACAACGAGATTGTATGAATTTACTTCTAATAAAAAACACAGAAGATTATTGAGACTAATTACTATAATGAATGACTTAGTTTTTATTGACGAAGAACGAATTGAAAAACTCTTACTCCTCATATAGGATAATCAAATGAGTTTAGTCTTGATTGGTTCGCGTGCTATGAAGCTCAGACTTGGTTCAGCAATGAAACGAGCGCCACTTGATTTTGACTTCGTTGTTTCATCAAGAGACGAAGCCAATGCTTGGATTGCATCTAACTATGATCGTGTTGGAGGGCGCCGAGTATATGAAGAGAATAATGGACGCAAGGTCATCGTAGAGGGAGATACGATGGTGGAGTTTGATATTGCGGTGCCGGGTAGTAGCGATGAATTGTTGATTGACTTGGTGAAGGAAGACGGAGATTATATGGAGACGAGTTTTGGGATGGTTCCATCGATCGATTTATTGTGGACGACGAAGGACGCTCACAAGTATAAGAAGTTTGGAAACACTTCGGACGCAACATTTTGGAAGCACGCAAGCGACTGGTATCTAATGAAGCATATGGGTGCAACGATCCGTCCAGAGCTTGTTGAGTTTCATAAGTTGCGCGAACAAGAAAGTTATGCAACACAAAAGCATCCTAAATTGAATGTTAGTAAGGATTATTTTTTCAAGGACGATTCAGTTCGGTATATTTTTGATCATGATGATCTGCATCGTTCTGTAATGCTGGGTTCCCGTCCGGCATACGAAAATTACCTTTCTGATGGAGAGCAAGTTAAATGCAGTAAAGAGAAGTTCTTCGCAGTGTCCGAAGACATTAGACTTGCTGGTGCCTTAGAAGAAGGGCTTACGCTGGCATTAGAACGCTCACAAATTAGCAATCCCGGTGTATGGTCGCCAGACAAAAGTTTCCGCTTCGCATATTCTAAGGTATGTTCTAGTATCACGTCCGGCTGGTTCAGAAAATATTGCTATGAACATATTCCCGAAGTTCTAAAACTCTATGAGAAGACTTCCAAAAACTACTGGCAGAAGTTTCAATCTGATGTTGCGTCCGGTTTGGTGAAGCCGTTTACTGGCAGTAAATATTAATATGTTCAACTGTCCCGAAGTCAATACCTGTGTATCCTACTACTAAAATGAATTGCCCCCACTGTAATAAAGAATTGTATTGGAGTAGTACAAAGTATTTTTGCCGTCATATGTATAGCAAATATACTGTCTATTATTGTGTTGAATGGATAAATGTTTGGTGCGAAAACATTTTTGTATTGTATCTTGAAAAACAGTGTCTCTTGGATGAAGAGCGCATAGAGAAATTACTACTACTAAAATGAAGACATTACATTGCCCAATCTGTGATTACAATATGTCTGCGTCTGGCAATGGTGTTCCATATTGCGATCATTTAGTAGGAAAATATAAAGTATTATACGATAATGTAAGTATGTCCGGTGAATATATGACAAGAGTACTACTAGTTGTAGAACAAAGTATTGTTCTGCTTCAATTTAGTAAGTTGGTCTTTCTTGATGAAGAACGAATTGAAAAATTCTTACTATTGAGATAATATATGGGAACAAAATCTTGGATTGAAACTGCAAGCGACGAAGAAATAATTGAACATTTATTGAGGGCTAAGCATTATTATATCTCGTACGATGCTCGTAGCGAAAACATTAGATACCTCAAAAAATATAAGCCACAAGTATATAGACGGTGGGAAAATATATTGTTGCTGATGTAGGATACTATCGCAGTTGACGGCTTGTGCGTTCGTGGTTATATTACTGGCGCCTCAAAGCAGGCAGAAAGAATGGATATAACAATGACTAATCTACTAGCAAGCGATGTTGATGTGTCTTGGGGAAACATTGAAGAGATTCTTGATCTTGATGACGACCGCGAGACTTTTGATAAGTTGTGCAGTCAATCGTTGCCGTCTGATTTTTATGTCGCTGTTGATGAAAATAAGATGGTGTATCTCACGCCGTGTGCTTACTTCGACAGGGAAGGATATATGTTTGATCAGCACATGGATCTCGCTGACATTCTTCCCGAGTATGTTGCTGAGAATGATGAGATGGAAGGCGTTTGGATGTGCGAACAAGATACTTCACCTGCCACTGCAAAGGAAGTTCTTGATGACTTGGTTAGCGTTGGGTTTAAGACGAACGCAGACTTCACTGATCTGTGCGGAGGAGTTTAGTCAAATGAAAAATCTATTCATGTTCGCAATCATGTCTATTACAATCGTTGCTTGTGCCACGAATGATGACGAAGCCGTAAAGGCATTGTCGGATAATGGTTTCAATGACATCACGATTACAAATCGTGGTTTTTTTGGAGCACAGTTTATGGGTTGCGATCAAAAAGATCAAAACTGGTATCACGCCAATGCAACTAATCCAGCAGGTCGCAAAGTTAATATGCTTGTGTGTTGTGGTGGTCTGATGTCTTTCAAAGGGTGCACTGTTAGAAGCAAATAGTTTCAATAATAAATACAGAAAAGAAACTCAAAGACAAAGATGTTTAGGTATAACAAAAAGGGCGAACTGCATTTAGATATTAGCCTTGCATGTAGTAAGTTGAAGCCCGGTATTGGATTCAATGAATGGGAACCTCTAACAAAAAAAGAGTTTGATCGCAGTAATAAAATCATTCTTGACGGTAGAGACACAATAGAGATCATTGAGTTCATTGGAGATACCAAAGCAGGTGTGTTCAGAGATCAACTGATTACCTATCTTGAAAATAGAATTGGCAAAGATCGTTTAGATAAGTTGATGTTATTGATATGAGTAAAAGATGTCCGGTCTGTAATGCAGACGATATGATTATATCAAATCAGCGTCCAGATAGAAAGTTTTGTACGAACCAGCATAACATTAGTCCATATGTTGTTGTTGTTTATGATGATGGTGTGTCGCGCGTGTATTATGGTCATCAGTTCATTTTTGAAGTATTATCATACGATAAACTGAACATAGAGTATATTGAAAAGATGCTGTTGCTACTATAATTCTTTTGGATCAAATGCAGGATCAAAGAATCTCAAATAACCGTTCCCTGTAATCCCAACATTATATGATCGCAAATCCATTCTGTCCGTGATTAGTTTTCCAGCCATCTCTTCAATTAGTTTTAGCATCCAATCAGGTTGTAATTTACCAGCGAAATCATCAGTAATCTCTTCGTTTACAAAATAGACAATTCGATTATACACTCTCTCCGCTAATGACCTGATCGCATTACCAATTCTTGGATTGTTTTTGTTCCTGTATATAGCAGGATAGTTTGGATCGTTCTTAATAGTTTTTGCTATATCTTTCATGAAGTCTGTTATTTGAGACATTTTTCTGTCTCTTCTATTTCCATTGAAGTCAACATCATTCTTCAAGAAATTGAACACGGTTTCCATTCGTTCTTGTATATAATAATATACCGGGTGTTCTCCGAAGTTTCCAATCTGACCAATGTCATCAATGTATGCTTCGGTTCCTGCTATGCCGTGTTGTTTCCATATTCGGTTTGCAGATTCTTTTGCCGCTTGATATGAGAATTGCTGTTTGAATATCTTCAATATCCTATCCTTGCCAATCGCAAAAACAAAGCCATCTGATCCGCTTCCTAATGGTTTTGGCTCGTGTTGGAATCGAGATCGAATGGAATCAATCTTAGCCTTATTTTCTTGAACGAACTTGACAAAGTCATTCATATGATCTGGATCTTGAAAGTAATATGGATACGCAACATCGAACATATCGCATAACGCTGGCATTAGAAACAAGTAATGTCCGAGTTCTTTTGGAAACTCTACATCGCTACCACGCTCATATCTGAATACATAAAGTGTTGGTATTGGATGTTTCCCTTGCAGTATATATGATTGTTTGACATGTGAGTTCTTCGGCGGTGTAGATTCAGTTGAGATCATATATCGTTCTCCATCTCCATCTTCACCAAATAATTTACTACCATTCTTTTCGAAATTACCACTCCAATCAACGAACTTAAGTTTAGACAATGTTGTCTTGTTTGCAACGACGAAATTATCTGCTACTTCCGGTGTAATTTTCCCTTGTGTTTTGTACATAACGAATTTATACAAGTTCCCCGGAAGAATGTCGAGAGTTTCCTCTGCCATCTTGTAAAAGAGTTTTGCTTGAATGTATAAATCACCGTAATGCATATATGATTATGCTGGATTATTATTGGTATTGAAATGAATTATATCTGTCCCGTCTGCAATGAAGATTTTCAATCAAAATACATTGAAAAGACATGTACGCATAGGCTGGGTAAATATACTGCTTATGTGTATAACGACGGTCTGATTTCTATCTGGTATACTGGGAAGTTTGTTGTTAGACTAGAACGTCCAAAACGTTTAGATGAAACATATATTGATATGATATTGCTACTAAAATGAATTATACTTGTCCCGTCTGTAATTATATTATAACGATGCTACTGCATGAACATACCGTTGGTTTATATACTGCTTATATTCATTTTGATGGCGAGGCTTACATCTACGATGGAGAAAGATGCTTGTTGAACCTGTCTTTTCCAAAAAGATTGAGTGAAAAGTATATTGATATGATGCTGTTGCTAAAATGAGTTATATCTGCCCCGTCTGTAATAATAGCTCGCCCTTGCCAAGATACCATCATCATCTGATTGGTAGATACTCAGTCCATATTTATGATACCGGAAGTGTGAATGTTTGGAATAATAAAACTACCGATCCATCCCCAATGCGAATACTAACACTCAATAGTCCAAAGACATTGAGTGAAGATTATATCGATAAGATGCTGTTGCTAAAATGAGTTATACCTGTCCGGTCTGTGATAAGAATACAAGTTTTTTTGATGAAGACCAGTTTGATGTTCTGTGTGATGTTCTGTGTGAACATGATATTGGTAAATACTATATCATAACATTTTCCGACGGTGCAGTTGGAGTATATTTATACCCAATAACAATAAGGTCCAGTCGTATTTTGAGATTGAAATCTCCAAAGCGCTTGGATGAAGAGTATATTGATATGATGCTGTTATTGAAATGAAATGTCCTAACTGTAATCTCATTATGTATAAGGAATCTTATACTGATCCAAGCGTATTATATTGTCATCATAGCATAGGTAAATATGGTGTTCTTATATACAGTGATATGTCAGTCAAATGTTATATCAATAATTGGAGCAAGATCCTATTCAAGATTAGTTAGTTTTTTGATTCAAGAGATATGACAAATGTTAGATGTAGACACACCCTCAATAAGTATGTTGTGTTTGTTCTTATTGGTGGTTATGTTAATGTGTATAGAGCTAATAAAGCCGGAGACACGAATGGTTTTTTACTAACATTGAAGTCTCCAAAGAGATTGAGTGAAGAGTATATTGATATGGTATTGTTATTGAAATGAATTATACTTGCCCAGATTGTCATATGTATCTGTCATCGTCATCGTGTTGTTTTCATAGATATGGTAAATACGATGTGTATTATGGCGTGGGTTATTATGGTGTAGATTCTCCCAATGAATTGATTGACATATATCCAAGAGAACGTCTCTCACCATTACTACTGAGTATTAAAAAATTAACGTTGCTGAATGAGGAGCGTATTGAAGGGTTATTGTTATTGAAATGAGCTATACTTGTCCAGTTTGTGATTACTGTCTATATGATTATGCTTCATGCAGTCATACTGTTGGTAAGTATCTTGTGTTCGTATATTGGGATACTGAGGTTCGTATCTATATACAAGCAAATTACTCGGATAAGAATAGTAGGATTACATTGAATAGTCCAAAACGATTGGATGAAGAGTATATAGATATGTTGATGCTATTGAAGTAATGTAGGTTGGTGTAGGCAACGGCTGAGCCTCTTGACACGTGGCGTTGGAGTGCTTATATTTTCGGGGCTTCGAGGGAAGGAAACAATGATAGACTATCAAATGAAAGCACGGCGTATTGAAAACGCCAGCAAATTGATTGAAGATCTTTCAAGAGAGATTATTGAATACAATAGGCATTGTGTGCATTATGTTGCATTCAATCTTTCTGAGAAAGAACAAAAGGCAATCAAATTGTTGGCTAAAAAGCTTAGAGATTTTAGGCTTGAAAAAGGTTTAGAGTCCTTAGAGATTTAGTTAGATTGTAGGTGTAGCCAAGTGGAAAGGCAAGACTCTGCAAAAGTCTCATGCGTGAGTTCAATCCTCACCTCCTACTCACACTGAAAATTATTCTGGATTAGCTCAGTGGTAGAGCAGACGGCTGTTAACCGTCGGGTCGTAGGTTCAAGTCCTACATCCAGAGCTACCTGAAAAAGCAGCGTGCCCCCTTGACGCGGGAAGTCAGGGTGCTTATAATGTCGGTACCTGAAAAACGGGTGAGGAAAATCAAATGAATACCTACGATCATCACATTGTTGCAGACATGGTTGGCTCACATTTTGTTGTGAGTCCGGTTCCATCAAAAGGCTCTTATGCCGAACGCATTGTTATGCGAGCGACTGATAGGGTTAGGGAATTGAATCTTGGTCGTGGAACTCGTGTTGAGTTTGACCTTGTTGTTAGCCGTGGTGAGATGGCTAATGTTGAAGTGTATTCGGTTGAAAACGGAGAATAATTCACAATGAATCGATTGATTATGATGTTTGCGACTGCCATTGGTGTGCAGTCTGCTGGTTGCTTGACGACCGTTGCAGGGGTCAATGCGACGGATGGCGGGCACGGTGAGGCGAGTGTCGATGCTGGCTTCACTGGCACGACTATCACTTGCGAGACTGATGCTGGCACCTATGTAGTGAATTGTGGTGGCGGTGGGGATAGTGGAATCGGTATATCGTATTTTGATATCCCTGATGGTGAAGTTCGTGCAAGTAATGGTTGGTGTGATGAGCATACTGACCTTGGTTTCCCTTGTAATCTTGGGTGTATTGTGGTTGAAGGTAATACTAACATTGCGGAAGGTTTGTGCAAATGAAGAAGGTATTTAGTTCGTTAGGAATCGGATTGGCAAGTGTGTTGATGGCAAGTTCTGTCATGGCTCAAACTGCAACGCAATCAAAAGATTGTGAAGCTATTAGGGCTCGTGGGGCTGGTGATGCATCGTTGCTATTGTTTCCTGCTATTGTTGTTGAGGGTATTCACTATCCCAGCAGTTCTGGTATTGCATCGATTGGCGGGTCTATCTCAAAAAATGGATATCAGGCAAGAGCTTCTCTTTCTTGGTCTCCATTGGATGCATTCAGATCTACTCTTGTTCGTAAGCTAGCTGATGCTAATTGCAATCAGCAAGTTGCAATGGTTCAGGCGCAACAAGCGCTTGAATATCTTAACGATGTTGGCAAGGAAACTGCCTACAATAATACATTGACATATCTCAATGAGCATAAGGATCATGCTAATGATCTTTTGTCGCAAGCTAATAAGCGATTGACCGCTGGTGTTGCTACCATTACTGATATTACTATGCTACAACAATTGGCTACTTCATTGGAGCTGAAGCGATTGCAGGCACAAGGTCAGTTGGATGTATTGCATGCGAAGCAATATGTTGCCAAGCAAAACTCGTTTGAAGAATTGATGTCTCACGTTCAGAATAGCAGTATGGAGTTTGAACGTCGCGCAAGCAACCTTCATAGGTTCGATGCATGGAAAACTAATATTGAGATTGGTGGCATTCCCCCAATGGCTGGAACAAGTGATACTTGGACTTGGGCTGGTTATGTTAGCGTCTCGTATAACTTCGGTGGTATTCCATTGATTCATAATGAGAACCAATACCTTGATGTTCGTAGTCGAGAGCTTAGGAATGCTCGTTATGAATTGACTGGTCAGTTGACAAGGTTCCGTGATAGCATTGTTGCTAATATGAATGATCTCAAACGTCAGTTGACATTGACTGAAACACAGATTGCTCAGTTGACTACAACACATAATAGTTTGCAGGCTCACTTGGATGCTCCGACTGCATTGAATTCAGATGCATTGATTCAACTTCAGATCATGGATGCGGAAAGCAATAAGGAATTGATTGTCGGTATGCTAACTGAACTCAACAAGTTTTATGGAGAAGGAAAATAATCATGGATACTACAATGGGAAATGAAACGACAATGGAAGCAACTAACGTTCAGCCAAAGATCAAGCACTGGAAAACTAGGGTATTTTCTTTTGTAGCCCTCGCCAGTCTTGTTGGATCATGCGGATATGCTTCGCGTGAAGGTTATTATATTGCCACGGATGGGTTTTGTGCACCATTCATACTTGGGCCAGACAATGATATGGTTGTTCAGTCTGCATTGAAAATGGCAGAGGTGAAACTTGAAAAGGGTCGTGCGTTGTCCGAGCAAAAGAGTATTGAGGCTCAGTTGGAAGATGGCGAGCTAGCACTAATTAAACTGGATAAGCTAAAGGAGCTTGGCGAACATGCGTTGGCATTCACTGATACTACTACTAATCAACAGGTTGCGATTGGTGGAACCGATATTGCTACCCTTGCTGAGCAAAAGAAAGCATTGCAAGTGATGCTAGGGCGTCAGACTGCATTGACTGCGGAAGCCAAGAGGAATTATGAGGCTGGTATTCTAAAGTTGCCAGAGTATCAATTGCAACAACAAGCGTTGGATAACATTCAGATCGCATTGTTCTCCAACGATCATGTCAAGATTCAGACTGATGTTTTGCTTAGTCAGGCTACGTTGGGATTGCAGTCGTTGACTGGTAATAAGAATGGCAATAATAGTATGCCAATGCCAGCTATTCTAACGGCTGCCGATCTTATGGGTAGAATCGAGATTCAACGATTGCAAATTGATGGTTTGATGAAGACTGGACTGGCTGAAAAGGAACGTGTTCAATCTGAATTGGCTGATATTGCGGTGTTGGAAAAGCAAGTAATGTCGCGCCCGGTATTTTCAGCTATTAATAGCAACGTGAATGTTGCATTTCTTCCTTACGAGCAAGCAGATAATGCTTCTACGGGAACACCAGTATATGATTGTATCTGGGGCTTGTTCGCTTGTAAAAACGTAGGCACGGTTAAAGACATTATTGTTGGCGAGACTGTGTTGATTGATCCAATGTCTAGTAGTCAATCACGTGGTAGATATATCACATTGGATGTGAAGTCAGAAGCTATGCGATCAAAGATTTTACGTCTTCGTCCATAAGTTAATTATTAACCGTGAGGGATTGAAAAATGATTAATGCAGCGGTAAGACTACTCAGTGGTAATGGATTTAATCTTGGGTGGATTATTATTAGTGCGTTTTTAATTGGATTATTTTACACACAATTTATATACGTAGTGTATCCTTTTAAAAAACTCTTTAATAAAGTATTTCCATTTACATCCGATGTAGATCGGAATAATTTTCCATCGGGTATGGTTATTGTTCCATCTCTTCTTCGAGACGAATACGATCTAAAGGAAATTATTAGGGCAGTTGATAGCTGTGCTACTAATAATTATCCGGGTGAACTGCATATTATTGCATCTGCTGATGGTCGTTCGGAAAATCCCACCGTATATCAAAAACTCGTGAATTGGGTTAATTCTTGCAACTATTCTAAAAATATTCACTTGCATACTTCTTACAATGAGGTAAGACAGGGAAAATTAGTAGCGGTGTATGCTGCCATTAATTATATGAAAAATCTCATCAAAAGCGGTAAACTGTCGTCTATGCCTGTGGTCTATTTTAGTGTTGACGCTGATGAAACTGTTTCTAATGGTTCTCTTCAAAAGTTAGTTGAAAAATTAATGACCAAACATTGGCTAACTGGTAATTATAGAAAAGTCGTTTGTGGTCAAGTTTGTATAAATAAAGGCGATATGTGGAAGGGCTGGCGTTCATTTTTTACTATTGCTGGTCAAAATTATCTTTTCGTTGCACGAAACTTCTTTAGTTTTAGCGCAATGCAAGAAAATATCAACATACTTCCTATGCCAATCCTACTAGGACAACTTTACGTATCGTGGTCAGATATGATTATCACTGCTCCTAAGTTTATGGGGTGGCTTGAAACTATCAAGTATAGCGACTATATTAAGTGGTGGTTCGGAAAAAGTTTGCCGAAGTTTTCAGAATATGATGGTGAAGAAATTCCGCAGGCCCTTTGCGGAAATACAGATGACAGTTCTTTGGCTGTTTTTGTTGCAATGTCTCATTGGGGTAAAAATGGTAAACTGTCTTGGGATCCTCCTCCTACTCCGTTGCATTCTTTTGTTAGATTTATTTTTGATTCGTTTATTGAACGTATTCAAGGTTTTGAGCAATCAGCTAAAGTATATACGTTTACACCGCCAACACTAAAATCTTTGTTCTCGCAACGAAAACGTTGGATGGCGTGCCGCGTTGAAACAAGCGGTCGTTTCTTCAAGGGGTTTTTGTTTTATTGGAGTATTGCCATTCCCTTTTATGGTGATTATTTACGATGTGTTTACTGGTCGTTTCACGCCGTTGTGTTCTATATGTTGCTGCCATTCTTGGCATGGCATGACAAGTCTGTTCTCGACGGATTGATGTTCATCTATATGATTACATATACTATGCAATTTTTGTATCTTTTCATGGTATGGTTTTTTGAAGAGAAAAAAGAACAATTTACACATCTTTTTCTTACAGCGATTTTTATTCCTATTACACATGTATTTATGTTTGTGTTTTATAGTATGACAACATTCGTTGGAGTGTGTGAAGACATTTTTCTAAATGGGTGCAATGTTAAATTTTATCCAACCCGTACGTTGATTGCATCACGCGCTCAGCGAATCGCTATTTTGTATCGTATCAGGCGATTCGTATCTTGTTGCTGGCGCTCTATTACTAAGGGTGATATTCCGTTGGGGTGGTTTTGGATATCTTGGTATGCTAAGCCGGAGTATAATTTAACCAATGGCTTCACTGGCTGGACTAAAGATCATAAATCGGATTATATTCTAAGATGAAAAAAATATCAACACTATTACTCGCCTTACTAACTGGTTGTATTGCAACAACGCAATATCAATATAACACTAACACTAACACTAACACTAACACTAAAACTAAAACTAACGAGATTCAAATGGGATTACTCACACCTTCTGGAAAACTTGAAATTGCAGATCCGTCTTGGAAACTTGTATGGTCGGATGACTTCAACGGGCAAGCTAATACTCCTCCTGATCCATCTAAATGGAATCATGCAACGGGTGGCAATGGCTGGGGAAATAACGAGCTCGAATACTACACTGACCGCATTGAAAATGCCCACCTAACAGGTGATGGACATCTTGCTATTCGCGCTCAACGCGAAGACTATCAGGGAATGCAATATACTTCCGCTCGTCTTACTACTGCTAAGAAGTTTGAGTTTACCTATGGTCGTGTTGAGGCACGCATTATGATTCCAAAAACACAAGGTATCTGGAGCGCATTCTGGATGCTTGGAGCTAACATTCAAGAGGTTGGCTGGCCAAATTGTGGCGAGATCGATATCATGGAAAATATTGGCAGAGAACCAAAGACTAATCACGGTTCAATGCATGGGCCAGGTTATCATAGCAGTCATCCAATGACTGGAACATTTTCGTTGCCACTCCTTCGCAGGAGCTTGCTATCAGATACTTACCATATCTATTCAGTAGAGTGGGAACCTAATGTTGTTAGGTTCTATGTAGACAACATGCTGTATCATACTAAGACGCCACAAGATATGCCACGCGGATCTACGTGGGTATTTAATGACCATCCGTTTTACATCCTGCTAAATGTAGCGGTTGGTGGAAACATGCCTGGCAATCCTGATGGTAGAACCATTCTGCCAAAGGAAATGATGATTGATTATGTTAGAGTTTATCAACGATAGGAATCAAAAATGAAACACGCAATAATGCTAATTGTATCTTCTCTCTTTTTATCAGCTTGTTTTCAAGCGACAGCAGATATTCCATACTGCACACAGCACAACGGCAATTACAGCGACTGCCGAGATGAGTGGCTCTGCACACAAGACACTAATCCCACTGCACTAAATCTCGATACGACGTGCGAGGATAAGGGGGTATTTTCGCCGTGGACACGAGAAGAGGTATGGTGTTGTGAATTAGATTTTGGGAAGCCGTAGAGATATTAAAATGTTTTAGGTGGGTGTTGTGAAAAAGATTGAGATGTTTATATTTTGTGGAATGATAGAAGGTATATAAATGTATTATACCAGAAAGTAAAATACTATGAAACACGCAACAGTAGCTAAAAGCTTTATTAATAAGAATGTTCTCATAACAATGATTAGCGGTTCTCAACATAGAGGAACCATAGAAGACATTCGCCCCAATATAGATGAAAGATCTATTGGTATTAATCTTAATACTCCAAGCGAATTAAGAATTGATATAGATTATATTGAATCAATTCAATTAATATAATTAATTTATTCTAATTGAAAATAGTTTCCGAAATCTATCAATAATCCAAAATTAGATAAGGACTTACGCACATCCTTATAGTTAAAACTAACCGTTAATTAAACGTTGTATCCCCAATAGGATTTAATTAAATTGGGATAGGGTAAACGGAACGGCGTATCCTACATCGCCCCCGATATTCCACCAGTGTATCTTGTGTAGGATAAAACTTGAGCCAAGGGCTTGACATTGGTTTTTGTGTGGTTATATTGTATGCTGAGGTTAAAATGTCGAATCTATCCGAACAATCTGCTCCATCTGCTCCATCTGCTCCATCTGCTCCATCTCGTTCCGCAGATAGGAATAATCTTGCATTGGTATATAAGAACACTAAGATCGAGAATGATATGGAACAACCACCACAACAACCAACAGCAGCTAAGGATCCGTTTGACACACTGCGTCAAGATGTTGTTAGTGCTCCAGCCGTTACTCGTGATGCGCGAATTACATTGATGTGTAACCGTATTAATGAGTTTACGTCTTCTGGTGTTGTAACTGGTACAATTGCTCGCGCCGCCGTTACGGTACTAATGGCAGTACTTACAGCCAATTCTAATGTTCCTATTCCTTCTATATTTACCACACCAGAAGGTAACATTCAAGCTGAATGGGTATCAGATACTTGGGCAACAGATGTTTGTTTTGACTCAACAACCGTAAGTATTGAAGCAACCAACCTAACTTCTTTTGATCCAGATGATGTTGTTTGCTGTAACGTAAATGATTCCCAGGCAATTAGTGCATGGATCTCAAAACATATTTAACAGTTTTTATTGAAAGCAAATAAATGTGTATGAAAACTGGGTCAAAAATTACCGGTAATCCTAATCTAATATTTTATAGACACGCTGAAGTTGATCCTAATACTGGTCAACCATCTTCACAGTCTTTTTGTCCTATGCCAAAGGATAATTGTTGTTTGTCATTGGACGCAGGTAATAAGACGTCAGCGCAGAATGCGTACAATCTTTTTATTGCCAACGGCTACCGTGCTGATAGTACGTGGGCTATATCTCTGCAAGAGTTTAATAATGAGCGTATAGATGTGTGGGACGACAGTCAACACAATAATAGCGCTCACTCGGTTGCTGATTATTCTATTTTTAATAAAAGTCAGCAAAAGAGCATATCACGAAGACTAAAAGACAAAGCAATAGGGCGCGGTAGACAATATCCATAAAATATACTACTGCGCATGATCGCAACCGCATAACAACATAAGGAACACAATGACACTACGAAAATGACATCAAAAGCCGATCTCCTCCAACAAATAACAATCAACGTTCGCAAGAAACATCCTTGGAGGATATCGCAAGACAAGTATAAGCTCGTCTTCGGCGAACTTCCACAAGAGTTTCTCAACGAAAGACTTGCTTATGATAACCTTGTCGAGAAGGCAAAGCAATTCAAGTTATGTCAATTAGTGTTGTCGGAAGTCAAAATAGATATAAAACTCACATTGGATCAATGTATCGCTTGGGAAATATCAAGATGGGAAGATGCAACTGCCCATAATATATTACCGAATGACATAAAGAAACTATTGAAAGAAAAAGAATAAAGCATTCCAATGTCTATGACAGAACAACAATGCCCCATATGCCATAAGTGTTTCTTGTCATCCCGTGATAGTTATTCCAGCCACGATCATAAATTCGGTAAATATATAGCAGTCTATCATACAGTAGAAGGTCTATCAGCCATTAGCGTATGGATTGATAATCCTGATTTTCAGACATTATTTCATGACAGTCGATATGTTCGTGTCATAGACTTGAATGACTGGGTAGTATTAGATGAACAACGAATTGAGAAACTACTCCTCCTTCAATAAATGAAAACGTATAACTGGCTCCACTACAAAGAAAACTTACCAAGCAAGATCCATGGCATTGGAATCTTCGCTAAATGCTTCATTCCAAAAGGTTCTATAATCAAAACGCCATCGCTTGGTTTTCATGTATATGGTGATAGTGGCGGAGTCAATCATTCTTGTGAGCCAACCATACGCCCAATCAATCCCAATTTTGATATGCTGGCATTGAAAGATATCCAGCGCGGTGAAGAACTAACTAACGATTACTGGGGTCCTAATAAATTAGGATGCAATTGTCCTAAATGTTCAATCAAAAGGTAAATTAAAATGGGTATCGAATACACTCTCGTCAATACGAACAATCATACAATGTATGAGCTTGGTCGTGGTGTATTCCGTGATCTTTTTCCTCCATCACCAGAAGATAGTCCCAAGTTTCTATATCGAGAAACATTCGTTTCACATTTTATTTGGGATGTGAATAGTTATTATTCTTACGACATCCATTTTAGCACAGACAATATAGAAAGCAACGCAAAGTATTTTAAAACATTAGCCAACACTCTTTTTGATTTTATTGATGGTGCAGATCCTGAAACTGAATTGAAGATGTCTAATGACTGCGATGATAGTGATTTTTTCTATCGTGAGCAAGGATACATATACCTTGGTTCAAGATATACAGCTATGAGTGATTACAACGATTACATAATCAATGTTCTCAATAAGCATTCTAAAATAGATCTATCTGGTATGGATTTTACGATGTCAATGGATCGCATTAGGAAAATGCTTATACTAATTTAATTGTTGATATGAAGCAAAAGTATCTAATCAAAAATCCATTCCACTTCCCGCCATGTCTTCGCGACATAAAAGAAGTTATGGGAATATCCGTTGGCGGATGCGTGGATCAAGACGATATCATTGACAAAAAAAGTGCTGCTCATGCTCACACGATGTATAAATATACTGGGTGGATATGTCTATCTCGTAAGAGTATGTTGAAAGAGCGTCTGCTATTGTTGCATGAAGCAGCACATTTACTTGTAGATGAGTCGGGACATGGTAAAGAATGGCGCAAGGCAGTAGTATCAATCGGTGGAACATATAAATCATATACATATGTTCATTGGTATCGTGATTTTATTTATCCCGATTATACTTACGGAATACCAAAACACACGAAGAGTCCCAAATGAAAAACATTGGATACGCCCTCCTTGGTTTGCTTGTGCTTGGTGTGGGAGCCTTGACGCCCACAATATTCAGAATAGAGTTTGCATTAAGATCAGACGAAGATCTAATAGAGATCCTATTACATGATTCGTTTCTTGACTATTTTTTTGAATCTGATAGGACACTTATATCATATCTAAAAAACAAACGACCGAATGTTTATGATCGATGGCAAAAACTATTATTGTTGAGGTAACTACAATGGATAACACGCGTGAATGCCCAATGTGTCATATAGTATTCCATGTATATCATCGTCATATTCTCGTTCGTCATCAGATTAGATATCTTGTTGAGGATGAAATGGACAAAACTGTGGTTTTTACCGGACAAGATATAGTACCACCTATAACAAATCTAGTATTAGTTATGGATGGTCTGATTGTATTGGATGATGAACGAATTGAGAAACTCTCACTACTGAAATAAAATGATCTGCCCTATCTGTAATGTTGATTTTAGTGGAGATCTTTCGCACGAACATGTTCTTGGAAAATATGAAATCGTCTACGTGGCGAAGGAACGCAAAACACTAATTTACATTAAGCTTTCTGATGATACTTCATACATTGAAGGAATGAGTCTTGGGCTCAAATATACTACTACTTCTTATTGGAAAGAATTATTCAGGCTTGATGGCTTCGTTGTGTTAGATGAAGAACGAATTGAGAAACTCTCACTACTCAAATAAAGGCAAAAAATGCTCTGCCCAATCTGTTCCAATGATCTAGGAAACAATCTCCACCACGATCCACACAGTCATATCGTTAATAATGATGTGAAATCGTATGGGGTAGAATATGTTATGCATGAGCGGTATAATACCAATGTATGGGATGGTAATAGTTATGTGTTGCGTTTTGCCGGTCTTGTTCATCTAACATTCGATCGTATAGAACAATTACTATTATTGAAATAAAAAGAAAATGTTAGAACACACTTGCCCAGTCTGCCACGAAAAGTTGAATCCTATGTGCTGGCATAGGATCGGAAAGTATTATATTAACTATATTAACTATAATAGAACAAATACTTATGTCTGGGATCTTGATATACAAAATCTATTGTTGCGATTGTTTGGTCAGTTAGCCGTATTGACAATAGAACGTATTGAGAAACTCCTCCTACTGAAATAAAATGATCTGCCCTATCTGTTCTGATGTCTTAGAAAGTAAGCACCACTGGCATGCAATAGATAAATACGATGTTGAGTATGACACTACGGGCAATAACACTATGGTTTGGTTTTTTAGTTTTCATAGCAAAGGAGATCTGTTGTTATTGAGACTAAAAAATATAATCCCATTGACATTAGAACGCATTGAACAATTATTTTTATTAAAATGAACAACAGTTCTACTTGCCCAGTATGCAATAAAAACTTACGTATTTTTCATGTCCATGCAGCAGGCAAATACGAAGTCGTATGTTATGAACTGACTACATACAAAACAATTGTATATGTTGGTACATCGGGAGATTATATCCTTCGTTTTAAAAAACGAATCTTTCTTGATGAAGAGCGTATTGAGAAACTCCTATTACTACAATGAACTGCCCGAAATGCAATGAACGTATTCGGGTTCTTGATAAGAATGATTGTTGTCAACACAAAGTAGATAAATATCTTGTTCGCTACTTCGATGAGCCAGTAGAAACATTCGTTTTCGCCCGCGATCATGCTGATGATTATATCATAATTTTGCGATTGAAAAAGTTAATCTTACTGGATACGAAGGAGCGTATTGAAAAACTCCTATTACTACAATGAAAACATTAGAATTGCGATGCCCTGTATGCAATAAGATGATGAAAGATCCTACATATTGCTGTCATTATTTTGGCAAGTATATTGTATATTATGATTATTTTCAGGAAAATAGAACCGTAGTTTATTCTTCTAATGACAAGCATAATACTGGCGAAGAGATACTAAGTGTTGATGGGTGGATTGATATTGAACGAATTGAGAAACTATTGGTATTGAAATGATAGAACGCAAAGGCGATGAACTTGACCTGTATATATTCACTTGCCCCATATGCTTGGATGAACATCAGTTTATTCATGATGAGGTTTCTGGGATATATGTCATAAGATATCTATCTAAGATTACAGTAGTATATGATAAATCTGATACGGTATGGCGTAGAGTATTGGATTTTGATAGGCATGTCTTATTGGATGAGAAACGAATCAACACAATCCTGCTCCTAAAATAATTTTCACTAATACAACATGCCTGATATATGAGCAGGTATGGGAACTAACACACAAAGGCAAAACATAAACGGTCATATAACATTGTTGCTAACAATCATAGTAGCATTCATTACTATACCGGCATTGGTTTCTTGTGCAATGCATTATAGTAATATACGAATACAACAAGAACAATATCAAGATATTTTATATTCGGATGAACCATGATATTATTATATCTTTTGTCAATGTTTTTTGTACCTTGCGAAAACAATACAAGTAAAAGTGATTGGGCAATACCATATGCAATGCAATATATCAGTGCATCATTGACCGGAAGTTCGAGTGTGCAATGCTATACATTACCAGTTGAATTGGGGGAAGATACTAATTGCATTGTAAATGTTAATGGAAAAACAATTACATTGTATTGTGAAATGTATTCTGACGGAGGCTATTGCGAACCCGTGAAATGAACTGTCCTATCTGTAATGAAGAAATACATGATTGTTGTTTTCATATTTATGAAAAATATACTGTATATTATCTTATTGATCCTATAACAATATGTGTAGATACTACTTATGAACTAAATGTATTATGTATAAAAGATAGGCTTGTGTTTCTTGATAAAGAACGAATAGAGAAATTATTGTTTATTACAATGAATAAAATGAATTGTGAAATACTCTGTAATGATATTCATGTTGATTGCCCTATATGCGGTATAGGTATTGATGCTTATTGCAAGCATGATGCGGGAAAATATCGTGTGTATTATTATAATGATGAGACTGTTGTTTGGACTGGGGAATATTCAAATCGTAATAAAATATTGGCTCTAAATAAATTAGTATTGTTAGATGAAGAACGAATAGAGAAATTATTGTTATTACAATGAATGCTAGATGTCCAATCTGCAATAATCCAATTGGATATATGTGCCCTCATGATATTGGAAAGTATAGAGTATATTACTATTCTGATAATGTTGTAACAGTTTGGGCTGGAAAATACCCTAACAATAAAAGGATACTTAGAATTGATAGATTAGTATTATTGGATGAGGAACGAATAGAGAAACTATTGTTATTACAATGAATAATATAATAGAAATTCCTCTGTGTCCCATATGTAAAAGTTATATCGGCTGGCAAGGTCATACGTTGCATCGATATGGTAAGTATCGAGTGGTGTATATTGCATATATTGCATTCGATTCGCGCAATGGTGATCAAATGAAAACTTTAATACAATTAAAATACACTGGCAAGGATGATAGTTATGGTTGGGAAACTAAGATGACATTGAATGGTTTTGTTGTATTAGATGAAGAACGAATAGAGAAATTGTTATTGCTACAATGAACTGCCCCATCTGCAATGAAATAATTTATGCCTCACATTGGCATACACTTGGTAAATATGAGGTTTCATATCGCGATGAGAATATTTTCCTACATGGAACTTATGTTTATACGAATAATCCATGGGGTGAATCAATTTTAAATTGTAAAGGGCATGTTTTTCTTGATGAAGATCGAATTGAAATTATGCTATTGCTAAAATGAATAATCCTATCCCCTGTCCTGAATGTGATCAATTAATTATTGGAACTGCCCAACAAGGAAGAGTATGGTGGCATTCTCATAGAATAGGAAAATATCATATTGTCTATCAAAGAATCGATTCTGTTTCAAATAGAATATCCGTGTATGATGATTCTGTGAAAGATCCATTTATATCAAATGGCAAAATTAGTATTCATCTTCTTATAACTCTACGTAATAAATGGTTTCGGCTAACCGAGGATCGTATCAACACAATACTATTACTAAAATGAATTGCCCTATCTGTAATTCCGAAACAAAACTAAATTCAGCATGTTGCTATCATACACATGGCAAATATATGGTTGTATACAACCTCCTGAAAAACATAACCTTCGTTTGCAACCCAGAGATAACAAAAATCTTACTAAGAATATATGATCAACTAATTCCATTAACCGAAGAAAAAATCGAGAAACTACTTCTCCTCCTATAATAACCTACAAAAAAATCCCCGCCAACAAGTCGCCTCGGGCGGGGAAAGTATGAGTCAATTTATATAAAATTGATTAGCTACGAGCAACAATCAAAAGATTGCTTGGTGCCGCGGGGCTTTGTCCTGATTTTAGTAATGCTATTGGAGTAGCACCGCTTGATTTTACTGTCCAGACGACTGAACCATCTTTGGTTGTCGAGCCCAATGCAGTTGCGAACTTGGGAAGCGTTGCCCCCGTTGTTCCAGCAACCGTTGCCTCATGAAAATGACCTGTTGCATCCTGAATAATCTTGCCAAGAGCAAATGCTTTGGCATGTGTATCGGATGACGATAGCGATATTGCTTGTGATTCTACGCCATTGAATACTGCTTTTACCTCGTAGTTATAGACCTTACCGGGTAATGCAGAATTGTCAGTGAATGTTGTTCCTGCTACTGGAACATTACCGTTTAGTGGCGTTGTATTGTGGTCGCGGTATACATTGTATCCCGAAACTTGTGATGTGCTGGCTGTCCAACTTAGTTTAATCATTTTGTTCCTTGTTTGACGACCTGATTGTCGTATACCAATGCAATTTTGTGCATCATCGTCCGCCATCAATACGCTGGATACAAGCCTAAATGTTGGTAGATTCAAGTCATCATATGATTCTGGTAATAGATTCTTGATCTTATTGATGAAGATTATTAGCGTAGATTTATTCTCTTTAATCAACGTAATAGAACGCTTCTTCAATCCCCCGCCCTTCTTGCCTTGACCATTGATGCACTTGATTACGGAACTAACATTCACTCCGCGTAATTTTGCTATCTCTATTGTTGTTAATCCTTGTTTCAATAGGTGTGCGGTATCTTGTTGAATTGCCGAGAACCCTTTTTCTAATACCTTATCAAGGTAATTAGACAGTCTTGACTCTTCTGCATATATCTTTTGAGCCAAGTTGAATGGCGTGCCAGCAATATTGCTTATATTGCTATCTAATAGACTATCTTTTACTGAAACTTCTGCGAAAATGTATTGATATTTTTTAGATCTTGTTGCCATAGGTATCCTTTTTACTACCAGGATCAGTCCCAGCCCCCTCTATGGTTGAAACTGTTTTGTTGTTGTCTGCCTCAATACCATAATATGGCTCATCCATTGTTGCCGAACCATTTTATGATATACATACCTGTATTATATCAACGAATCAGATAGTTTCGTTAGAAATATCCAGCGAAGGTGAAATAGAATACACAATACCATATTATATAGATAGATATCTAATCTATTAGAATAGGAAACTCCAATGTTATTCTTTGCTGTATCACTACTCGTGGCAATTCTAATCTTCACATGGTTCATGAGGCGGATGTAATGTTAGTCTTAGGAGTCATAGTAATAATGGTAGTAGTATTGTTCATCGTATTCCTACATATCTGGTAGAATCAAATGCAATTATCCATAGTTATACCAACATTCAATGAGGAAGAGTGTCTTCCATTACTATTAGAATCAATCAAAAAACAATCATATTCTGATTATGAGATTATAATTGCAGACAATCATTCTTCTGATGATACATTAGAGATAGCAAAAGAATACAATGCAATAATAACAACTGGTGGATTGCCCGGTGCTGGTAGAAACGCTGGTGCCAAGATAGCAACTGGGGAACTAATACTATTTTTAGATGCAGATGTTATATTGCCAAAAGACTTCTTGAAAGATTCAATAAATGAGTTTGTTTATGCGGGGTTAGGCATTGCTACTTGTCAGATTGAACCGTTATCTGATAGGAAAATCGACCATATAATGCACGAAGCATATAATGTTTTCATTGTATTATCATCTCATATGTTTCCTTATGCTCCGGGCTTCTGTATTTTCGCTAAGAGAATTGTGCATAATAGTATCTTTGGCTTTGATGAACGAATTATGTTAGGGGAAGATTCTGATTATGTTCAACGAGCGGCTAAGATATGTAAGTTTGCTGTATTGAAATCTCATAAAATACCTGTTAGCGTTCGTAGGCTGGATGAGGATGGAAGAATTACTACTGCATTGAAGTATGTGCTGTCTGGCGTCTATATGTTTTTGATTGGGAATATCAATTCCAATAAGTTGTTCAAGTATAAGTTCGGTCATATCAAAAAATGATGATACCCATTACGGTATTGTGATACACGAAGGTCGTGTCCTATAAGGAACAAATGAAACGAACAATTATAACAGGCTTGCTTGCAGTCATTGGCTTAACGGCTATTGGTTGCACATCACCTACATCAACACAAGTTGAATCAGCATTATCACCAATTGCATCATGCGAAGTCAATCAACTCTTCAATGGTGGAATAACCGATCCAGCATTACTTCTAACCGGTTGCGTCGGTGCAACTGCTACTTCGGCTTTGGGTATAGTTAACTCACTACTCGCATCTGCTACCACTCCTACTACGGTTCAATATACCGAATCAGGTGCTCCAATTTTAGGTCAAACGGCGGCAAAATTAACACCAGCACAAATGGCACACTTACAATTAGTCCAAAAGAACCTTCAAGCATATATTGCTGACGGCGGCAAATAGAATCAAATGCCAATATCAATCTTGATTGCAGCAGCATGTGTATCGATATTTATTACGATCTTGGCGATCGGAAGCATAATTGCCGCAACCAAGAATAGTAAAAAAATCACTTGGGTTCAAACGCTATTAACTAAAAGAATGGATGAATTAGTTAGTTCTAAGGTAGATACTGGAAGAGTTCAAGAACAAAACGCTGAACAAAACAATACCCAAGATGGATATCATATCTAATTAGTAAAATATAAGTGTAGAATATGAGCCTTCGAGTTGATCTCGTTAGGCTCTTTTCTTTTACTTATCTATTGTAAATGCTGGAACGAATGTTGATACTGTTGTAGTAGTTCCAATTGGGGTTGCAGTTGGAGCTGTTGGTGCTACACTATAACCATCTCGTTGATCGTCGCGTTCATTCTGTCTGCCTTGTGCAAGTGATGCTGTCAATAGTTGAGATAGTCTGCCATCCATTGATACATGGAGATCTTGAATCTTTTGTGTGTTATGTAATGATACCATTAGAGCAGTAATTGCTGCTATCGTTGGTGGCATGGCAGTGAAGAATGCTACGAGAATTGTTGCTAATGTTGGATCCATGTTGATATTCCTTATATACTTATGTCAGATTGGGTATGCACATTGAAGTATTGTGTTGATAGAGATGATCATTCCAATATCGGAACACCATTCTCTATAAGAAATGATCATCAAAATGATTGGATTAATAGTTGTTTTAATAGTGATCGGAATCGCACTTTGGCTCGTCAACACGATGATCCCAATGGACGCCAGAATCAAAACAATCATAAATGTAGTAGTTGTTATCTGTGTTTTATTATATGTCTTATCGGCGTTCGGACTTCTCGGCACTACAACATTCCCAAGACTTCGCTGAAACTAATCATCTAAAATCAGTTCAGCGTCCGAATACGACTACTACATCCTCCCTATGTAGTGGTCGTTTTCCTTTCCAACACATCACAATACATCTTTCCAACATTTTCCCAACTTGTTTCCTCAACATAAGCGCATTGTTTCTTTACTTGGAGTTCTCGATATTCTTTATTCTCGAATACCTTCTCTAACGCATTAGCAATCTCTTCTGGTGTATCAGCCTTTATACTTGGCACATCACTAAAATGATTCACGCTCGTTGTAATAACTGGCAATCCCTTGCTCATAGCTGTTCTTACCGCACCGCTTGCACCAAATACTTCGTGCTCAGCCGAACTAACATATGGGAATACCGCTGCAACATTCGTTCTGAAATATGACTCCAATGTTTCATCTGATTGATATCCTCGTATGATACCAACATTCTCTTCAACGCCCAGCTCACTAACAAGTATCATTAGTTCATTGTAGTATAGTTGATGATCTAACTTAGCATAATGACTCTCACTAAAAATACCAGTGAAGAATACATCATCATACTTCTTTTTGAGTATGGCAACTGCTTTAATACAATTTTCCCATCCTTTATAATGGAACCCATAACCTATCTGTAAAAATGTTCTGTCGCTATGATACATATTCCAATACTTACCAGCAACACAAGGAGAACTTCCGTGCGGAATAACATATACACTGCCGGATATCTTCTTTTCTTCTTTCAATACAGTCTTCGCACCAGCTAAATGAACAATAACTTCCGGCATTGCTGCTTCACATATCGTTTTGTCTTTGTGATGGAATACGGAATGCTGAATAACTATTATACGATACTCTGACAATTGATTCATTAATGCAAGCCAGTATCTCGAATCACTGAACAACCCCCATTCGTGGTTGATCAATATGACATCTGGATCGTATTCTTTTACCGCCCTAACCAAATCCATAATTGATTCGCCACGTTTCCAACATCTAATAACTCCGTCTTCTTTCTTATCATCAACGCCAATCTCTGCGAATACCACAATGTCTTTTACATGCTTTACCAGTTCGTTATGAAGTTTTTCACCATACATTGCAATTCCACAATGCATACGCCAATTAGTTATAAATGCAACTCTCAATTCTCCAACTGGTAATACATTACTCTTATTCTTGAACTGTCCATTCTTATACCTATAATCAATAATCAAATCATCTGCTAATACATTATCAAGTTCTTTTGGAATCTTTATGGCAGACGCAAATGTTTTATCTGATACAACCTGAATGTTTCCATTCTTTATGCCAGCGAATCTTTCACTCATATTCCCACCTTGCTAACTAATGTTCTAAATATATTCTCAAATACTGATACATCATAACTGTAATCTTTCTTCATAGCAAGATTGAACTTATCATTCATTGTTTGTTTACTGAATCCGTAGTATGAAACAAATGCCCCAGCATTAAAATAAGATTCTTTCAATTTATCATGATGATGTATTGCAACATACGGTGTTCTTGCAAGCTCTGATAGTATTATTCCATGATATCTCTGCGTAATAACAATGCTATGTTCTGAAATTGTTTTTATTATATCATCCGATTCAATAATATAATCTATATCTCTGTGCTTCATACTACTTATGATACCAAGTGAAGCAAAATCATCGTGTAGTTTATGGTCTTGACACATAGATAGGAAGGATATTTTGTATCCATGATCAATAATGCTATCTAAAAACTGCGAAAACTCATTCCTGAACCACTCCCAAGCAGTATGTTTCCAATGATGATCATTATTCTGTGGGACTACTGCTATGTTTGGTAGCACAAGAACCGTTTTACTTATTGGATCTGGAACTATATCTGTTGCCAAGGCATAGACTAAGTCAGGAATAACTATTGTATTAGGGTTTATTGATCTAATAATAGATAGTTTATGATCTGAACGCAATGCTATTAGCTTTGCTTGCTTCATTAGATCTAAATGAACTGGATTTATCAATGTCTCAGAACCAATTCCTATATAATATATTGGAAGTAGTTTTAGTTTCTTGATGTTTTCAATGTTTGGTTTGTCGCATAACATTGATCCGCCGCCAATGAATACTGCGGATATGTTTTTGAGTAAATTGTTTGTAATATGATCGGTAAATGTAAATGAATGCTGCGGGAATAGTTTATGAAAGACATCGGTAAAAAGATTATCGCCCACATTCATATGGGAATAGAATCCAAATACCAATATATTCATACACTTACCTCTTACTATTTAGTTGTTTAGTATTTAACTGACCAGATCACTTCTCTTATTCCTGCAACTGACCATTCAATTCCGAGGAAGAATAGTTCATCATCACATACGATAGCGTGTTTCAATGTATCTTGATGTGGATTGCATGGGACATTATGATGTTTGCGATGATGGTGATGTTGTTTTTTGAATTCAACGGAAACTTCTCTTGGTTCCCCGTCTAATTCGATTAGGATTGAGTCTTTTCCTGAGACTAATAATGTTTTGTAGTTATAATTGTTCATGATCTAATACCAAAATAAGTATTATTATACACAATTTTGTATTAGGTTGGAGAAATAAAATGATTACATTCCTCGTTATACTAACCTGTTTAGGCTTTTCTTTATTCTTATTTAATTCTTTACTAAAAGTTGATACTAAAATAAAAGTTATTGTAAATGTTGTAGCATTAGTGATTGTGTTATTATTTATATTACAATCGTTTGGTGTTATATCTGCACATAACTTCCCGCCAATGAATCAACCAGATTGTTCGGCGGTTCCAACGCTATTGAAATAATATCCTACACTTCACCACACTGGGGATCTTGACACGCTTGGGGGCGTGGTTAAGTTGTTCCGTGGAGAAAAAATCCTATGCGCACTATTGGTAAGGTCAGTGATTTTCAAGTTGTTTTCGGCGAGGGAGTGTTCAATTGTTGTTCGGATTTTATTGACGAACATGGCAGTGAATCGGCTCACGCTGGGATGATTCTTAAATGTTCCCATTGCCATCAATCAATGATCCTTGCCAAGTCCAAGGATGGTAAGTATAAATGGATTGCATACAATGGATGATCGTTGTCCTGTATGTGCCGCCCGACTTAATAAAATCAAATCTCATATCCATATGTATGGCGAATATCAAGTACTTTATTTTTGTGCCGGTGATAATGTTCCTGATGAGACTAGTCTTCTTAAGAAGGATATTCAGGTTCTAGTAATCAATAGACTTGTTCCAATTGAAAACGAACAACGCATTGAAACAATGTTGCTACTAAAATGAATGATTATTGTCCCAATTGCAATTCTGTTATTATAGATTTTTTTCCACTTCATTGCCATATCATTGGTAAATATAAAATTGAATATATGCGAACAGTATTCGGACTTCCTCCGCAGACATGGATTAGTTTGGATGATCAGCTTCTAGTAAAACTTAACAAACTTATTCCAATTGAAAACGAACAACGCATTGAAATACTCCTAATGTTGCAATAAGGAATCGATCCGTGAAAACAAAACTATCGTTCATTCTAATTGTTTGTGTTGTTGGACTGTTATGTTCTGCTCAGAGCCCAGCAGATACAAGTAAGACTACTACTATTGTGGTTCCAGAAGAGCCGAAGGAACCGCAGGTGTGTCATGTTGGAAGCACATTGGTTGAAGGTAATTACTGCCCGAAGCCAGAAGAGGTTTGTCTGCATTGGATCGATCCTCCTACTTCGGTTGCAAGACGATGTGCGGAATATAAGCAACCTGCTAAGTGTTTAGTCAAGACGGTTAAAATGAAGTATTGTATTACGACTGAGGAGTTGTATAACCCTGAGACGAAGATGCCACTGAATGATCAGACGTTTGGGCAGTGTGAGAAGAGATGTAGTGAGCAGGGGATGAGGCTGTGTAGTCATCCAGAATGGATGTTTGCGTGTGAGGGCGAAGCGAATAACCCATACCCATACGGTTTCACAAGAGATGTAGGCGCCTGCGATATCGAACATAAGCCATTTAAAAAATGTGGTAAGAAAAATTGTGATTATAGTTCCAGTATTACTGACTACCCTAAGTGTGTTTCACCGTTTGGCATCCATAATATGATCGGGTCGGTCGATGAGTGGACGCGTGTTCCTGAATACTATGCGCCAGCGTCCGGTCTTCATCTGACGTCCACTCTCAGTGGAGGGCACGCAGGTGGGGGCAGGCATAGGTGCGAACCTATGACATACGGTCATGGGCAATTTTATTCGGATACTACTACTGGTTGTCGTTGTTGTGGCGATGCTAAATGATCTACGAGATCTACGATTCAAGCGCACCCATTCCCTCATGTCCGATATGCAACAAAACATTGCGTCAACTATGCGAACATTATATGGGCGAATACATTGTTCAATACTCACATATTTTAAATTGTACTGCCGTGTTTGACATTAAAATTCAATGGGTAGCAGTTCTCGAATTCAAAGGATTGATTTACCTTGACAAAGAACGAATTGAAAAACTGCTATTGTTAAAATGAACTGTCCAATCTGCAACAAAATAATCAAGCACGATCATCATTGCACGCATGATCTGCCACCATATACTATCTGGTATGATAATTGTATAGATGGATTGACCACAGTTGAGATATATAAGCCCGGAGAAGGAAGACTATTAACGCTTAAAGGTTTTGTCTATCTTGACAAAGAACGAATTGAAAAACTTCTATTACTAAAATGAGCAAATAACAAATGTCAAATCAATGCACAAGTTGGACGGGTTCTCATAAATATCAAGCAAGATATGATGAAAAAGAAATACCAAACGTAATAAAAACTTTTGTTGACGCTAGATATACTGGGCTAACACGAGATTATTATATTCTCAATATCTATGTATGTGATATATGCATTCACTGCGGGGACACGATCGATAGAATTGATACAAAGGAAAACAACAATGGCAAATAATAATAAAGAGTTCAAAGAACTTCAATCCCTCCTCGAAGGCAAAACAATCGCCGCAATTGAACCACCAAATGCATCGGAAGCAATCTGCAAGTTTGTTCTTACGGATGGAACCGCATTCCGTCTTCATGCAACCGACCTTGGTTTCTGGATCGAAAAGACTGCCGGCATAAAAGGATATCCGAGCCTTGACGCAATGATGACGGATTACTATCATCATGTATCTCATACGCCAGATTATGGTTCTGATTTAGATGCTATTGTCAATCTGAATGAGGATACACTTGAAGTAGTATCACCAGATGGTAAAGTTTTTACCGCTGATATCACAAAGTTCAAAGAATATGATCGTCGAATTGCAATGCATCCAGAAGGAAGAAAGATTCTTTCTTACGCCGCTATTATGGGCGATATGTACTTGATGTATTTTCTCGAAAAGAATAATCCCACTTGTCCGAAAGAACTGATAAAGGAAAATCTCAAATGAATACAATGGCAAAAGAAAATCGTTGCGTTAAATGTCATAGTATTGTTTCTGATAATCATTCGGAAGTTGATTGCTTGAAGGAGCAGTTGAAGAAGGTGTTGGATGACAGAAACGCTTGGAAAGAAGCATGGTATCGTCAAAGAGAAGCGACTGGTAAAGTTGCTTGGCAGTATCTAAATCCAAGAGGATATTGATGGATTGTCCCGTATGTGATAAAAAAATAATTATAACATATGCTTCTGTATATAACAGATGTAATAGTTCTGATGATCACGAGTATCATTATTTTGTAAGCAATAACATTGTTGTTAGAATAGATAGTTGCGTTATAGTTAGACGTTGTGATGATGAACTTGGTAATTGGGGATATATTAGCGGGAAAGGTATTAGTAAGTATTTTGATGAGTTTCAATCTGATGAAAAGATATTCAAGTATATTGATCAGATAAAATTGTTGATGTAGGGGCTTGACAGCCGTTTGACCCAGCCTTACATTATGGGCATAAGACAACATCTACTTGCAAGGTAGTTTCTCTTGCATCCCCAGCGAGGGGATTTACTTCAACTGACGGAGAGTCAAAATGAAATTAGATTACGAATATGCAGTTGTTATTGGAAGGTTTCAGCCATTCCATAACGCTCACAATGAACTTCTGAACCTTGCCCTATCTATTGGTGATCGTGTGATTATGATTATTGGATCACACGACAAGGCATCCGATCCAAGAGATCCGTTTTCTTCACAAGAACGACACGATATTATTGAATCAGTTCTCACGCCAGAACAAAAGGAAAGAGTTATAGTTCTTCCTATTCGAGACTATTTATATAACGAAAACACTTGGCTAATCGAAGCCCAGCAAAAGGTTCTTGATATTACAAATCGTTCTGAGCATGTCGCACTCGTTGGGCATAAGTCAGATATTACTTCATACTATCTTGATTCGTTCCCTGACTGGGAGTTCATCAACTACAAAACACAACACAAGCTTCATGCTACTGACATTCGTGAATTGTATTTTACGCACGATGTATCATACAAAAAATATGTTCCAGAAAATGTCGCTAAGTGGTTGGAGGAGTTCAAAAAAACAAACAAGTTCACATATCTGAAAGACAGTTTCGACGAACTTGCTGAATATAAAAATGCATGGGTTGGTGCGCCGTTCCCTCCTACATTCCAAACAGTTGATACAGTCGTGATTAAATCGGGTCATATTCTTCTTGTGAGACGCCGTGCTAAGTATGGTAGAGGATTGCTTGCTCTTCCAGGTGGATTCGTTGAACAAAACGAAACTCTTAGAGAGGCATCCATTAGAGAGCTAAAAGAGGAGACAAGCATTGATCTCAATAAACAAGTATTGTTTTCCGCTATCAAAGGTGAGAAAACATTCGATCATCCACGCCGTTCCCTTCGCGGAAGAACAATTACACAGGCATTCAAATTGAATCTTGGTGTAGGAGCTCTCCCTATTGTGAAGGGTGATAGCGATGCAGACAAAGCATTCTGGCTTCCTCTTGCGGAATACTATGCAAGGAGTTCAGAGTTTTTTGAGGATCATTGGCATATAATTTACAACTTCATCCATCAGGATGATGGCAACTGAAATAAACAGTAAAGCGATCCCAGTGAGGGATCGCCGAATTAAACAATAGACGGAGAGTCAAATGAAATATAGTATCCTATTCGACACAGACAGTTATAAAGTAAGCCACGCATATCAATATCCACCAAATACAACAAGCCTATTCGGCTACGTTGAATCTCGCGGTGGTAAATATCCTGAAACGGTATTCTTCGGATTGCAATACTATCTCAAAGAATATCTAACTCATCGCATCACAGTCGATGAAGTTGAACGAGCCAATAAGTTTTTCAAAGCTCACATGGGAGTATTCAATTATGATGGCTGGATGTATATTGCCAAAGATCTTGGCGGTAAGATTCCAGTTCGTATTCGTGCAGTTCCAGAAGGAACAGTTGTTCCAACACATAACGCACTGATTACAGTTGAGTCGACAGATCCAAAAGTTCCTTGGATTTATTCTTGGATTGAAACTTCGTTTCTCAGAGTATGGTATCCGATCAATGTCGCAACAATTAGTTGGAGAATCAAGAATGTAATCAAGAATGCTCTTGATAAATCAGCAGATAATACTGCTGCTGAATTGCCATTCAAGCTTCATGATTTTGGAAGTCGTGGAGTTTCAAGTCAAGAATCAGCAATGATTGGTGATGTTGCTCACTTGGTTAACTTCATGGGTAGTGATACAGTCGCTGGTATTCTATGTGCTAATGAATACTATCATTCTGATATGGCTGGATTTTCAATTCCAGCAGCGGAACATTCTTCAATTACAAGTTGGGGCAAAGATAGAGAATGTGATGCATATCGTAATATGCTAACACAATTCGCTAAGCCTGGTGCTCTTGTAGCAGTAGTTAGTGATAGCTATAACCTATGGAATGCTATCAGTAAATATTGGGGCGGTGAACTAAAAGGTGAAGTAATCAATAGTGGAGCAACAGTTATTATTCGTCCTGATTCTGGTAATCCACCTGATGTTGTTTTGAAAACAGCACAATTACTTGATGAATCATTCGGTCATACAATCAATACAAAGGGATATCGCGTCTTGAATAACGTTCGTATTATTCAGGGCGATGGTATCAATGAGGAAATGATCGTTCAGATCCTTGACAAACTTCTTTCCAATGGTTATAGTGCATCAAACTGTGCGTTCGGCATGGGAGGAGCGTTGCTTCAACAACATGATCGTGATACAAATAAGTTCGCAATGAAATGTAGCAGCGCCATTGTTGATGGAAATGAAGTTGATGTTTTCAAAGATCCAATTACAGATCATGGTAAACGAAGTAGATCGGGAAGATTAGATCTGATCAATCTTAATGGAAAGTTAGAAACAGTTAGATTGACAAATAATAATGATATTCAGTGTTCCCTATCAGTAATGAGAACCGTATATGAGAACGGTGAGTTGTTGGTTGATGACAGCCTCGAAAACATTCGCAAAAGAGCAGCGGTATAAATACTGATGGCTGGATCTTGACAGCCGTCTGACCCAGCCTTACATTACTGACCGCAGAGTAGAAAAACTTATTCTGAAAATAATTAACCTAAACAAAGAAAGAAAAACACAATGAAGAAAGCACTAACAGTTCTATCAGTATTAGCACTCACATCAATGGCTTCTTTTGCTTCGGCAGAAGGACTCACCCTTAATGTTGAAGGTGGTCCAGCCGTAAATCTACGAGCTCCAAACGGAGACATCGTAAATCGTAATACATTCAATCTCGGCGCACAAGGTGAAGTAGACGGTCTATTCGCTATACTTCCAAATGTCGCAATCGGTCCAACAGTATCAGCCGTATATCTTCCACGATCAGCACCAAACACAGAGGAAAGCACTCTATGGCAATTCGATGGAACCGTACGCGTTCAAGGCAATCATAATGCCGGTTGGTATCCTTACATTCAAGGTTCACTTGGCGCAGGCAAACAAGGAACAATCTGGAATCCAGCATTCATGACACAAGTCGGCGTCAATGTTGCTCTAAATGAAGAGCATTCTACTTGGCTCGGCGTATATGTTGGTTGGGACAAAGTTCTCGATACATACAATGCTGCAAACAAGCAAACACCACTGCTCAATCGTGAAGATCCAAGCGTTGGTACTGCTGGTCTAAGTCTTTCATTCGACTTCCCATCAAAGCATGTTGCACCAGTTGTTCAAACACGAACAGTCGTTCAAGAACATACAGTAATGCAACGAGTTGCAGTTCCAGTTCCAGTTCCAGCACAATCGGTAGACGGAACAGCACTACTTGTTATGCCATCAGTTCAATTCGATAAGAGCAGTTTCGTTGTTAGTGCAGATGCACAAACAGCGCTAACTTCTCTTGCAGAAGAGTATAACACTCTTCCGGCAACCAAGGGCTTCATGCTCGTAATCGAAGGTTATGCAAGTGCAGAAGGTGATAGCACTGCTAATCTTGTTCTCGCAAATAACCGCGCTCGTGCAGTAGCAGACTTCCTTGCTACAACTGGCAAGGTTGATCGTGCACAACTTCATCCAGTAGCATTCGGTGCAACTGGCGAGCCAAACGATGCAAGCAATCGTCGAGTTGATACGATTGTTGTTCGTCTCGTAAAAGTTCAACAATAGTAAATAGTAAGCAAAGAAAAGCGGAAGTAAATGAAAGAGGTGGGCGGAGAAATCTGCTCACCTCTTTTTCTATTTAACGGTGATTGACATACCAGAATAAATGGATATATTATATGGTATGAGCAAGAAGTTAACCACGGAAAGATTTATAGAAAAAGCCAAAGAAGTTCACGGAGAGTTGTATGACTATTCGCTAGCAGAGTATAAGGGCGCCTTCGTCAAAGTAAAAATTGGTTGTCCTGAACATGGCGTATGGGAACAGATGGCGACCAACCATCTATCAGGATACGGTTGCCCAAATAGATCGCATGGCTCTGGTACAAGAGTTAATACAACGAAAGAGAGTTTTATTGTCAGAGCAAAATTAGTTCATAAAGATTACTATGATTATAGTATAGTGAATTACAAAGGCTCACAGGAAAAAGTAAAAATTATATGCCCAGAGCATGGAGTATTCGAACAAAAAGCAACAAGACATATTCAGGGATCCGGTTGTCCCGATTATTCACATAAAAAATTCGACAAACTTAGTAAGGAAGAGTTTCTTCAACGAGCACAATTAGTCCATGGCGAAAAATATGATTACTCATTGGTGAGTGTAAATTCATCGCAAGATAAATTAGAGATTATATGTAAGGAGCATGGGATTTTTGTTCAACTTATAAACGATCATACGGATGGTCATGGATGTGCTAAGTGTTCTAATGTATATAGAAGAACAACAGAAGAATTTATTCAATATGCTATCGCTATACATGGTAATAAATATAGTTATGGTTTAGTTATATTTATAAATAATAAATCATATGTAATAATAGAATGTCCTACACATGGTAAATTCAATCAAGCCCCTTCGGATCATTTATCGGGTCGTGGATGTATGGCATGTGGTATAGAAAATAAAAAATATACCACAGAGGAATTCATTGGAAAAGCAAAACTAAAACATCATAATAAATATGATTATAGTTTAGTAGATTATAAATCTAATAAATATAAAGTTAAAATAATATGTCCAGAACATGGTATGTGGGAACAGCTTCCCTCAAATCATTTATTCGGCCACGCGTGTCCTAAATGCGCCCACACCATATCTAAAATAGAAACTAAATGGTTAGATCACTTAGATATTCCAGAACTTAACAGACAAAAATCTATTATTATAAATAATAAATCATTTAAAGTTGATGCTTACGATCAAAATACCAATACTATTTATGAATTTTACGGAGATTATTGGCATGGTAATCCAAAATTATTCGATCATAACAAAATGCATCCCGATATTAAAAGAAAAACATTCGGTCAGGTATATGAAAAAACTATAAATAGAGAAGCTAAGCTTAAAGAAGCGGGATATAACGTAGTGTCTATCTGGGAATACGATTACAAACAGTCTCTACGAAAACTTATTTAGTCCTTAGAGCAAAACGAGCGAATGCAGTTTTCTTAGTTTCTTTCACCCATTCAGGAATGGCATCACCAAAGACTTGCGTTTCACTTCCCGGACCTGATCCTCTTACAATCATGTAGCCACCCGGCGCCATACTAAATGGTGCCGTCAAAGTATTCAAATGATTGAACGGCATATCTTGTGCGGTGGCTTCTGGATCAAAATACGATAGATAAACGAAGTCTGACACAGAAACATTCTGACCATTAACATTTATAACATAACTATTCCCTTGCACTGGATCACATGCTTCTAATGCGATACTCTTATTGCCAAAATCACAATACGTGTTGGCATAAATATCACTTAACATCTCACATATTTCATGACTGCATACACTTGCAACACTAACATTCTGTGGATTAGATGGATCGTATAATACCACCCCTCCATTGCTCAATACCGGTTGGGCGAAAATAAATGCGTCAACCTCATCATTGTCAACTGAATGATATCCCAATGCTCCTGCTTGTGTAGGGCTATCTAAGAGATTTACAATCCAGTAATTCGCCGGTATGACACTCTTGTCAGGATAAAACGCGCAAAATCCTTCCTTCATATTCCATGCTGGAAGAAAATGATCCGTCAATTGTTTTTGACAAGCATCTGCCATCGTCTTAGCATCCGCATTACTTACAAGTGTTGATTGTGAAATTAGTGCTATGTGCATTGTATTCTCCTAACATAATACCATATCATCCCATTGCATACATCGTCCGACATCTTGACAAGCCAGACATTCGTGGCTACATTTACCACATGTATAAACTAATGTGCCGCGGAAAACTCATTGATACATTCGATCTCTTTTCCGAAGCGTGGGTATACGCTCGATTGTATATGACGCATGTATCATACATCATTGATGTTAATTCAGATGATTATAGTCTTGTAATCCCGGTTCTCTAATTTAGAAATCAATATGACAATAACAGCAATAAAAGATGTTGAATTAGGTTCTCATCTACATGTTAGTATTATTAACTATGGACCCCACATTGTTTTATATAATGAGTCCCATAAACAATTAGACGCCGTATTGATTGGTATATATGCCAATACCGATAGGTGTATCGCATGGAAAGAGAATAACGATCTTGGAGGTATTGCTTCGTACGTAAAAAACGGGCTTGGCAGATGGAGTAAAAATCCCGAAAGTTATGTAATGATACCAGAAAGTAAAGACTATACTTATTATAAATGGATTAGGGCAGATATTCGAGTAAAAGTTATTGATTGTATCATATCGCCTAATCAAGTATGTGCTGGTTGTAATCTTCCTGCGCCACATGCTAAGCCTAATGTCTCGGATACTTATGTTTGTAAATCCTGTGAGTTTATAGGAACACTATGAGCGATTTCGTTGAAATATCAAAACTGAATATTGGTGATTCGGTTAAGTTCTCATATGATGAGTATGGCGCTGTTCATAAGGATGATAGATATTCGAGTCATATTGGCACTATTATAGCAACATATAATGAAGATCGATGTATTGGTTGGAAAAATCCAGAACACAATCAGATAGTAACATTACATGCAATGAATAAATCTTCTCGTAAAAGATTTTTAGAATCTGATTGTTTAGTTATGAACGAGAGCGATATGCTGGAACACAAGTATTGTATGTGGGTGGGAGCAAGGACTATTGTGCAGCATCTTGTTGATGCTGTAATATTATTCCCAGATCAGAAATGTGCTGGTTGCGATTTACCGGCGCCGCATGTTGCCCCAAATGATGGCAATAACTTCGTATGTTCATCATGCAAGTTTCTTGCAACACTATGAAAATACTACGAATATACAATGCAATAAACGACCACGAAACATGGATAACGCCCAATAGGAAAGTCTTATTGAAGAATGGCAACATTGTGATTGCAGATCAGATAATTATTGAGCAAGAGATTTTTGATGTCATCGATGGGGCGTATCTTGGTATTGTGGTAGAGATTGAAAACTATACAGGAGAATAATCACATGAAGAATATGGTATTGATGTTAGCATTGTCAATGGGATTAGCAATGACTGGTTGTGCCGCAACATTACATGCACAAGAGGTTGTGGTTGGCACTGATGGATCGGTATTCCCATCTACTGGATTGACAGAAGGTTGCACAATAATTGTTGATAGCTTCGGCGAACGAGAGTTCTGCGGTAGTTATTATGTTGTCGATGGTGGGGTATTGTATTTTGATTCTTATTATGGAATGTGGTTCGGACCACATGGCTATTGGTCTAACAATGGGTATCATGCTGGATATTACCCCGGCTATCATGAACATTATAATTCGTTCTATCATGAACGCGGTTGGGGTGAGTCTCATGGTTGGGCACGAAACTCTGGTGGTGGGTATCATCGCAATGGAACGCCAGAACAACATGTAGCACCACAACATAATATGCAACGCTCTGCACCACAACAACATTCAGTTCAACAACATTCAGTTCAACAACATTCAGTTCAACAGCATACTACTCCTCAGCAACACTCGGCGCCACAACAGCATTCAGCGCCACAGTCGCACGCTGGTGGGCATTCTGCGGGCGCTGGTGGCTCACATGGGGGTGGTGGTCATGGCGGCGGTCATAGATAGTTCTCAAAAATCTGAGTGTAGAATCCATACTGATGGAAACAAATTTTGGTATCTCAATGACGAGTTTCATCGGAAAGATGGTCCTGCTATTGAGTGTGCTGATGGAACCAAAGAATGGTATCTCAATGGCAATCTTCACCGGGAAGACGGACCTGCTATTGAGTGTGCTGATGGAACCAAATATTGGTATCTCAATGACAATCTTCATCGGGAAGATATCAATCCAGAAACTGGATTGACGATGCCTGCTGTTGAGTTTGCTAATGGAACCAAAGAATGGTATCTCAATGGCAATCTTCACCGGGAAGACGGACCTGCTATTGAGTATGCTAATGGAAACAAGTGGTGGTGTCTCAATGGCAAATATCATCGGGAAGACGGACCTGCTATTGAGTATTCTAATGGAAAAACTCGATACTGGATCAATGGTAAATACATTCCACAACTTGATAACAAACGCATTTATGGAAAAGACAATCTCACAAAGTATCTAATCCTTCTCTAAATATTAGACAGCAATCATATCTTCTCTTTGTCTGTCTTCTTTTTCTTGGAAGGCTGCATCAAAATAAATTAATGTTCCGCCGCCTCTATTAGAGATACCAACATTCCCAAAATGTAAATCAGTTCGGTTTGTTATATACTTCGTAATCATCTCCTCGATCAATACAACTAACCAATCTTCTCTAATGCCAACTCGTTCATTCATTAGATTGCCAACATAGGTAATTTTCTTACCGTTCGTTTGTTTTACCTTCTCTGTCATGCGGTTTGCAACCATACGGATAGCATCCAACACTCTTGGATGATTTACCATTTTGTGAAGTCTATCTAATATGATTCTGTTTTTTAGGAACAGTTGTTGTATATTTTCCAAGATCTGTTTCATATATCCACCAGCATCTAAATCATCTGCGAATAATCCTCCTAATGGAATCATTCTTTCTTGTGTATAATAATACACGACATTGTCGTAAAAGGTTCCAAATATTCCGGCATCATCAATATACGCTTCCGTTTTACCCATACCGTGTCCAGTGAATACTCTTCCCATTGATGCTAACGCCGCTTGATATTCTGAATGATCCTTGAATAGTTTTAGTATTCTGTTCTTACCAACAGCAAATGTTGATCCAGATGATCCAGAACCAATGTATGTAGGTTCATAATCAAATTGTTTTCGTAATCGATCTATATTAGATTTATTGGTTTCTATGAACTCGAATATATTGTTCTTATATTCTTCGTTGCTCTCATTTTTCAACCAAGGAAACATCTCTAAAAACGCTTGCATTACAAAAGAATAATGACCAAGTTCTTTCGGATAGTCTCTATCTTTTGGTTTATATTCATGCTCTTTCATTGTGTATAAATACAATGTAGGAATTGCGCCAACGCCTTTCAATAATGACATCGATCTTGTTTCATATTCTTTTGGAGGAGTAGATTGTTTGGATAGTAAGATAAAGTTATTGTTTCTATCTATTCCATTTAGATCACCTTTTGGATTCTTACCTTTCCAAGCAATAGCGCCACGCATCTCATTCAGTATTGTTCGATTGGTTTGAATATAACTTGAAAGTTCTTCTCGTTTGAATTTACCCGGAGTTAATAATGATAGTATATAAGAAAGCAAATCATCGCCGAAAATCTTGCTATATGGTTCTTCGGCAAGTTTTCTAAAATCATTAGTTCTTTTAAGTAGTTGAGAATTATTCATACATAAATATGAGGAATTATTAGAATGTCAAATTTAGTTCAAATCGGAACTCTTCCGCTTGATACAGAAATTATAATCAAGCGAACAAGAGAAAATAATATGCGTCTCAGTAAGATCGATATAACTGGAACAATACCATTTAATGTTTGTGTAGTAGGAAAATTTTATACTTCGGATGTATGTATTGGATGGAGCGACGTTGATGTTGCCTATTCCGATCTTGTAGCAGATGCTGTTAAAGTATGGAAATCTAATACAGATAAATACAATATGTCAAAAAATATAAACATGTATAAGTATTACGCTTGGGTTAGCTCTAACTATATTGTTCAACTGGTGGAGAGCCTAATAATCAGTGCGAATCAAACATGTATTGGTTGCAATCTTCCGGCACCACATTGCAAGGCAAATATGCCAGACAATAAGTTCCAATGTATATCGTGCAAAGTTTTATTGGATATAGGTGGTTGATATGCAAGCCGGAGGCGTTCCATTAGGTGCAGAAATTTTGATTGGAATCAATAATAATAATTTTATTAGCCCAAGTGGTGAACATAAAGTACCAGTCATTGTTATTGGGCGTTATGTTGCGGGAGAAGTATGTGTTGGGTTTAACGATGATTCACAGATAAATCCTCGTTGTGCCAACAAAGTTAGCGATCATATATATGAAAAATGGGATGGAGATAGCAATTATATAGTGATTCCAATTGCTAAAACATTCAAGTATTATTACTGGCTATCTCCATTAACAGAAGTCTGGTTGGCTGCTGAACAAATTGTAAAAACAGATCAGATATGCGTTGGTTGCAACATGCCAGCGCCTCATGGCAAAGCTAACATGCCAGACAATAAGTTCCAATGTCTATCGTGTAAGGTGTTGGAAGAACTCGGATAATTCTGCATTATGGAATGAGCCCCGTTGGTAGATTGATTATTAGTGTTGCTGTTATATTCGTTGTAATTCTTGCTATTGCCATGATATGGTCTTCGGGAGAAGACAAGCAAGTTGGATCTGCTATTGTTCCATCTGCTGGGCAAAGAATTGCAATATCACCGGAATTGAAGTATGATGATCGCTATCAGGTATTGTCAATTCCAAGAGGAGTTGATGATGTAATGTGTGTTGTGGTTGTTGATAGAACCACTGGCGAAACAAAGAGTTTTCAGTGTATGGCGTCATGTAGGCAATAATGCTACACTTGACGGGTGGTCGAGGCGTGCTTATAGTATCTGGATGGCAAAACTTCTATTGAAAATCAAGCAGTTTTTTTACGCGTTTTTTGACATGGAACAAATGAAACAATAACAGAACGGAGCCATCAATGCATAACTCAAATGACTTCATCGGTCTTAGTAAGAAGAGCGCCCAAGATCTTGCAGAGAAGAGGAATATGATTTTCCACTTGGTCAGGATTGATAAGGAAATGTTTTTTGATTACCCGAGCGAAGTGAGAGATGATAGAGTTTGCATTGAAATTGAGAGCGGTAAAGTTGTGAAAGCAAGCATTCAGTAAGGTAAAAAGATCAATGAATACATGGGTTTATAGCGATCCACATTGGGATCATCGAAATATTATTACCTATTGCAATCGACCATTCAAAGATGTGTCGCATATGCAAGAGGTAATGATTGCGAATATAAATTCATTGGTCAAGCCAGAGGATGAATTGTGGTGTCTTGGCGATTTTTCGATGAATGAAAAAACGGTTCCAATCATTCTTCCGAGATTGAGTGGAAAAAAGTTTCTCATTCCGGGCAACCATGATCGCTGCCATCCAATAAATAAAAAATGGGAAGCAGCCAAACAACGCTATCTTATGTATGGTTTCGCCGGTATCTATCAGCAACTGGAAAACTGGCACGGATTCGTATTGAATCATCTTCCTTACGAAGAACCAAATGAATTCGGTAAGAGGTTTCTACACTATCGTCCGGTGCATAAGGAAAATCAATTCCTCCTTCACGGGCACGTTCATTCGACTCCCGAAACAAAACTTCGTCCCAATATGCTTGATGTTGGCGTAGATGGAAACAACTACTTCCCCTATCACCTCGACGAAATCAAATCAATTGTAGATAAGCAACGACTAATAATCAAAACTAACTCGCAATAAAGGATAAAGACAATGACTGGCGGAACATTATTGGTAAAGTCTGGAAATTTTTTCGCAATGACTAAGGTCGCCCACGAAGGTATGGATCTTGCAAACATTCAGGCAATGAAAACATTAATTACTAACTCATCCACTATTGATGATATTTTCGTGTCGTATCTTCGCGGGCGAGGTGGTATTGATTTTGAACCGCTTGATGTTATGAACGATCAAGACGTAGTCGAATGTTATATCGTTGATGAATATACTGATGGTCGTTTTGACGGTAAATCAATAAAGTACGTAATTGAAAAAATGTCCAGCGATCTATCCGATGAATGCGAAGAACAAGAACTTGAGGATGAACATCCTTGGGTGCAACTGTCTTGTGATTATTCCGACTATGTTCTATTCGTTGATGAGGATAGTGGCTGGTTGAATGGCAATAGGGTTTGGTAAAAAATTCATAAGTATATGAAAGGATTGAGGAAAATGCATTGGTGCATCGACGAAACAATGGCTCTAATGGCAATGCTTCCATTCATCGGATACTATTTCCGCAAAGCCCATCTATGGTATCACGCAAAGTTCCATCACAAATGCCACACTAAATCATGCAACGAAACTCACCCCGAACATAAAGAAAGCACACAATGAAAAAACTAACACTACTCCTACCATTACTTCTACTACCAATACTTGCATGCTCAAAGCCAGCACGCGATCCACACAGAGCACATATTCATCCAGTGTGTTGGCATAATTGGAACTACTGCATATCATCATTCAAAAATGATCAACCAATTGCGTTTTGCAATGGTCGCGGAAATGTTGATTGCACATTCGCTGATTGGGCAGTCTTGTGTGTTAATGATCTAAAAACCTGTGAGAAGAATCAATGATGAAACTATGTCTAATCATTCTATTTTTCGTTGGTTGTGTGCCGGTTAGTTTTACTAACCAGCCAACACTAAATGAAATTACTGCTGGACATTACCCGGAAAATAAGCCAAAACAACCAACAGAACAAGACGCCTCATGTGAGAAAAACCAATGAAAGTCTATGTTGTTAGCGATTCCCATGGTGATTATTCCGATCATACCGAATCGAATGTTTGCGTTTGTCGCAGTGAGGATAAGGCAAAAGAGATCGTAAAGAAACTTGAAGAACTTCAAGAATTCAACTGTGCGTTTGCAAAACAACTTAATGAAAACGTAAGACCATATGCCTATGATGCTTACAAAACATATATATTGCCAGCGCAACCATCTGCATCACCTGAATATATTGAATTGAATAAAATCAAGAAAATAACTCCCGAACTAAAAGCAATTCACAAGCGATTGCAACAAGAACATAATGCTCGTCTTAGTGCTTGGAATAAAGAATGTGGAAACATTCAGCAACTTCGTAATCAAGCCCATCAAGAATACGAAGCAAAACGCAAGCAATGGATCACTGATAACTATAATCCACCAGCACACCTGAATGATGTGCAAGGATTTATTGATTCGGGCTCATTTACCTCGGAGTATAATGATACGAGTTATTCGTATGATGAAGTAGATTTTGTGGAGGAATGACTATAATCTATCTTTCAAGTTATTCAATCTTTCTTCCAATACCGCAAGTTTCGTGCTATGTTGATTAAGTGTGAATTGAATTGATTCTACCTGCTTCTCAGATCCTTTTTGAGTAGATTTTCGGTAAGAAAGAAATGCTATTATAACGCCGATCAATGCACCAGCGCCATTGAGAATATGGAAGAAACTACTATTGTCCATCGCAAAAGTATAGGATATTATGCCTAATATTACAGAATGTAAAATTGATGCTAATGGAAACAAATTTTGGTATCTCAATGACAAATATCATCGAGAAGACGGACCTGCTGTTGAGTATTCTAATGGAGACAAATCTTGGTTTCTCAATGGCAAACTTCATCGAGAAGACGGACCTGCTGTTGAGTATGTTAATGGAAGCAAATTTTGGTATCTCAATGGCAAACTTCATCGAGAAGACATCAATCCCGAAACGGGATTGACATGTCATGCTGTTGAGTATGCTAACGGAAACAAATACTGGTTTCTCAATAACAAGTATCATCGAGAAGACGGACCTGCTTGTGAATGGGCTGATGATGGTAGAACTTACTACTATATCAATAATAAACACATTCCACAACTTGATAACAAACGAATCTATGGAAAAGAAAACTTGCAAAAGTATCTGATACTGATATGACATTATTAATTCAAAACTTCCTTCGCTCCGGTTATTCATTCGATGAATTAGCCGACAAGTATTTTATTGATGCAAAGCGTCATTCAACATACGGCAATCTTGTCTTGTTCAAGTATAATCAAATCGATTCACCGTTCTCGGAACAAATCGTTCGTGAGTGTCGTGGAATTATTTTGGATGAGAACGCTGATTGGGCAGTCCGATGTATGAGTTTTCAGAAGTTTTTTAACTGGGGTGAAGGACACGCAGCAACAATCGATTGGAATACCGCTCGTGTTCAATGCAAAGTGGATGGAAGTTTGAGTTGTCTCTGGCCATATAATGGTGAATGGCATGTTTCAACAACTGGAACGCCGGACGCTGGCGGTGATGTCAACGGTTTTGGTATTACATTCCAAAAATTATTCTGGGATACATTCAAGTATCAATTACCAGATCCTAATTGTGGTATCTGCTTCTTTTTCGAACTGACATCACAGCTAAATAGAATCGTAGTTCGATACCAAGAACCGAGCCTCACATTGCTTGGCGCTCGTAATCTAATTACATTGCAGGAACTAACTGCAAAAGAAGCACAACAATATATCCCTTGCCCAATTGTAAAAGAGTTTCCGTTGAACAGTTTCGATGCTTGTATTGAGTCATTCAAGCAAATGAATCCATTGGAACAAGAAGGTTATGTTATTGTTGATTCAAAGTTCAATAGGGTAAAGATCAAGCATCCAGGCTATGTCTTGTTGCATCACGCCAAAGACGGATTGATGTCGCAGAAGTCAATCGTTGAGATTGCGCGAACAGGAGAAATGCCGGAAGTGTTGATTGCGTTTCCTGAATACAAGCCAGCGTTCGATGAAGCACAAAGCAGACTGCACAATCTAATTGCAGAACTTGAAACTGAATATGACGCTATCAAGGACATTCCAGAGCAAAAAGCATTCGCACTGCAAGCCGTAAAGTCAAAGTGTTCTGGCGCGTTATTTACATTGCGAGCAAAAAAAGTTCATTCTTTCAAGGAGTATTTTGCAGAGATGCAGGTTGATAACCTTATGAAATTATTGGCGTATAAATGAACTGTTATATCAAAAATGTTCCAGTTGGGACACAATTCATTAGTGAATACTCACTTCATCCGTGCGTTTTGTTGGAGTTTTTTGGTGGGTATGCATTATTAGGTTGGGACGTAAAACCAGATGATATGAATAGTTGGAATCGATCTCATAGTAATTTTAGGCATATGTGTAATGGTGGTTTTGTTCTTGGACAAGAGTTCAATCACATAAATTGGTTTTATTGGGTCTCGCCTACATGTATGGTTGACATTATAGAAGATATTGTAATCAATGCTAATCAGGTATGTTCTGGTTGTAATTTACCAGCGCCCCACGCCGCTCCCAATGTAGGTGAGAAGTTCGTTTGTGCGTCGTGTAGTTTTCTTGCGGGTCTTGACACGGCTGCGACGGGTGGTTAGATTGGTTCCTTCGCATGGGAGATTGTCAATGAATTACGATCAAGCAGTTGAATTGGTAAAAGAGTATGGCAAGAACCTCAACGCCAATGATCCTCGTTTCAAGCGACATGTTAGTATTGTGTTCTACGATGATAGCACATTGGAATTGAACAACTCATTCCTAATGGATCTTGGTGGTCATGACATGGAATACATTGCAGTGTTTTCGGTTAATCATGAAGACAAAGTATATCCGATGTCAAGGCTAATCAAGTTTGAACAATACGAAGTAGTTTCCAAGTTAGAAAAACTCAAAGCCAAATCAACAGAAGTTGAGTCGCCAGTTTGTAATACCTGCGATGATACTCATATGATGACGATATATGGTCGTGGTGATGTAATGTGCACCCATTGTCCGGTTCCTTGTGCAAAATGTAATAATGGACCATATTGTAAAAAAACTCCTTGTGATTGTTCCTGCCATAACAGAGCATAATAGTAATGGCACATTACGAGGTTTGGGAAAGATCAGAACTCGTTTCTGGAAACGGTCATCCAGATCATACTTGCTATGTAATTGATACTGCTATTGATCTATGTAAGAAACTATCCATTGGCACAACAACAAAGAAGGTATTCATCCCAAAGTCCGGAGGAACCCCAGGTTGGTGGGGATTTATTGATGGAACTCATGTAGATGTTGTCATTGCAAAAGCATATGCATTGATTGAAGTGGATAAAGGCACAGAGATTCGTGGTTGGGGAATTGGTGGAGTTTATATGAGCAGGAAAGATTGTAAGCGTTGCCTGAACACTGGTGAAGATGGTGATGTAGTTTGTGTGTCGTGTAAAGGTTCTTCGTATAACCCGTTGTAAATATGACAACATTCGCTGTATATGAGCTCTATCCCGATGGTAGAGAAGAAGAAGTCGGCACAATAAGCGTTGATCAGAACGATAGTATTGCAATGAAAACATTGCTTCGTAAATACAATCTTGATGATTCATATTACAATTTAGATAGTATATATAGATATGCGATTATTCTATCGATGTTTGAGCAGATATATGGTTTCACCAAAGGTATGAATGGTTATATTTTAGAATGGAGTGATCATAAGAAAACTTCTGCTGTAATCAATTGGCGAATAGATACTTGGCGAATAAGAAAGATTGATGACGATGAACTCCTTCAAAGTGAATGACATTGTAAAGACTACGAGTGGTAGCAGAGTTGCGGGCAAGGTAAGATACATTGCTTGTTATGGAGCGACTACCGCTGGCGGCAAGACTTGCAATAAGAAGGTTTGTAGTTGCGTAGGTAGAGATTATGTATGGGTTGAATGGACTGATAGCAAGATCTATTCGTATGAATATACCGAACTTGCATATGATCTACCACAACAAATTGTAGCAAAAGAGATTGCTATTGTTGAAAAGAAAAGCAGCGTTCCAACAATTCCAGATCTAACAATTGAAAAGTTTGACTTCGATATGTATAACGGTATTACCGAAGTTAGATATACTCGGGATGGCAGAGGATATCTTGTTAGTAAAGGCGGCTCGCAAGAAGTAAGCAAAACGCTTGTTGAAGAAAAAGATCTCGACTTCGATACATACAATAACAAAGGTCTTGTGAAAAAGAAGAAAGCATAATGCCAGACTATTCAGACTATCGTATTTATGAGGTGTTTCCTGACGGGTCATTACACGATACGAATAAAGTTATTAGCTATAATCGCAATGCTTATAGTATAGTTAGGGCAACTCTTGAAGCATATAATTTTGCCAATTACTATGATAGTTATTACAAATATTGTGATAGACCTAATGATCGTATTGCAATTTACTACAACTATCTTGGCGACGGACACAAAGACACTTGGATTCTAATCAAAGAAGACAACAACGAAAAGGAAAATGACAATGAGTGATAATAATGTGGTGGAAATTGTGCGCAACGTTGGTGATAATGTTAGCATTACTGGTGGCAAAGATTATATGTCGCCTCGTATTCGAGTAGTTCCGAATACACACGATGCAGCAACTGATAATGAAAAGGCGATTCATATCAGCCAAGGCAAAGAAGGAGTTTCGCTTAGCATTGAAACTCTTGAAAATATCCTTGCTTGGGCGAAGGGTCAGAAATAAATATGGCTACGCCATATAAATTCAAGAGGCACGATCGTGTATCTCTTGTGGGGGAAGAAAAAGCTGTTGGTGTTATATACGATATAGTTCCAAAAGATCGTAATGATGATCCTAACTATTACTATGTTCAATGGGACAAGACCGGTCGGTACATGTATTCGGAAGACATGTTGGAGTTAGAACCAAAGGGAAAATAAAATGAAGAGGCATTGGAATTACCGTATCATTAAGCACACTGATGATTCATTCGGTTTGTATGAGGTTTTTTACAATGATGTCGGTAAGGTCGAGTCATACACTTCCGAGCCGTGTCGTTTTGTTTCAGATACTGCGGAAAGTATGCGTGATGTATTGAAGATGGCAATGGCTGCGTTGGACAAGCCAGTTTTGAATTGGGAAGATCTGCCGGGGTATGTTAAATGACAACCGAAGAGATTAGACAACGAGCCATTGACCTTAGCAAAATCTATGGAACTAAGGGCGTTAGTGTTCTATTGAATGTTGATCTTTCCGTTGTGATAGCCGTTCTTTTAGCGGATGATAATGCAGTATCCAAGGTAAGAGGATGTGTGCGCCATTACTGGAAGCCATGGATGCGAGGCTTGACGAACGGTTCTGGCGTGGCTATTGTGAGAGACACGAAAGTCGAGGAAAAATCAAATGAGCAAAGGTAGCAAAGACTGCGGATTTTGTGGTGGTTCTGGTGTGGTAAAGGCATCACTCGTCAAGAAGGATGTTGAAGGAACGATCTTCAATGTTGGAGTTGATGTTGTCCTATGTAAAGAACATTTTGATCTTGGCGAAGAGACTATGGGTTCTATGGAAGAGAATTGTAATCTTCCACTGAATGTTGTTGGAGTGCAAGGACAATGATTGAATACACTGTAAAGGTTTACGACAACGGAACTCGTGAATGGTATCTCGATGGCAATCTTCATCGGGAAGATGGACCTGCCATTGAGAATGCTAATGGAGACAAACACTGGTATCTCAATGGCAGATATCATCGGGAAGACGGTCCTGCTGCTATTGAGATTGCTAATGGAAACAAGTGGTGGTATCTCAATGGCAAATATCATCGGAAAGATGGTCCTGCTGTTGAGCTTGCTAATGGTACCAAATATTGGTATCTCAATGGCATATATTATTCCGAAGCCAATTGGAAACTTGAAGTTGCAAAACTACACAAGCGACCCGATCCTTGTGATGGTAAAGAAGTTGAGATTGATGGCAAGAAGTATAAACTAACCGCGGTGTAAAATGAATTACTGGGAGAACATCGAAACTTATTATGCTACTTCCGACAAAGATAGTGCATATAAAGAGATGTGCGAAGACGCATTACCTTGGGAGTTTTACTATTGCGTTCTTCCAAGTTCATTGGTCAAAGCAAAAGGTCAATGCGTTGTAATTCTTACCCCCATTGCTTATTGGAATAAGTTTGGTCATATTCCAAATTGTCCAATCTTCATTGATGATATTCTTCCCAATCTAACTCCATCGTTGGATATTGAGAATGAATGGTATTCATTGGTTTCAATGGAAGTTGTTAGAGAAACAATGGAACGACTTGGGTTTGCTGAAAGCAAAGATGTTGAAACATTCTTCATTGACATTTACAAAGGTGTGAAATGAAAGACGATCAAATCATCAAGCATAATAACAGAGTTGCAGGAAGTCTTTTTGCCTGTGCCAAGTTTGTTGGCATTGTTGCTGTGTGTTTGTTTTATAGTGGTCATATGACAATTAGTGGTTGCTTCCTTGGACTTGATGCAGCGTTGCTAATTGCTTGTGTTGTAGTTTGTATCAAGACAATGAATCTTGCCAATGCTATGGAGAGTTCAAATGCACATTCTTCTTGTTAGCCTCATGATTGCAACAGTTCTTGGTGCAGCATACATTGCGTTTATTTTTCCGTGGGATGGAGATAAGAAGGAAAAGCCAAAGAAGTTTGCTGGCGTCGGTGTAGGTGAGAAGGCTACTAAGCCCAAGCAATACAATGGATAAGCTAATTCATATTGATGACAAATGTGAATTATGTGATAAGCCAGCGGTAGTATATTATGAAATGATTACGGTGCCCGCGCCGTTAGGTTGTATTCCGTTGTGCTTAACTTGTGCATTTTTGTTTGAAAAGTTTGCCGGCAAAATAAAATCACTATGACGCAAGAACTAACAATACCAAATGGTTGGCTTGAAAAAGTCTCTACTGCCGTTGGTATAGAACGGGATGAACTATCAGCAATGGTTCATCGAATGTTTCAACGTGGAACAAGCAAAGCCGAGATTGAACAAGCGATGACATACCTTGCCAAAGCTAACGGTAAAACATTGATGTTCGTTAGTAGTAATGGTAGGAACTAATGTTTCAAGCAGATGGTGTTTTAGATACTTGTCTATTCGTTTGCCAATCTTGTGGAACGCCGCATGTTGCTATTGACAAAGACAAGCGTGGTGTGCATATTATTCCGGCAACCATCACGACAAGCAGGAATGGCAAAAACGAATACTATTTTCATTGTGTAGTTTGTCCAAGGAATATCAAATGACCAAAATTGAAAAACTCAATTCGCAACTTGCCGTCGCAACAAATGATATTGCTCATTACACAGTGATATATCTCTCCAAGAAGAAGGAATTAGTTGAGATTGAAGATTCGCTTGTTGAAGCTCGCGAATGTCAAAGACGGATTCAAAATCAGATTGACGAGTATAGGAATGAGTTTGAGATTGAACATAGCCTTGATGATGAACGACTTGAAGAAATTGAAGCATATCGAAAACGAATGCCAGAGATGATGGAAAAAATCAAGGATGAGCCAATCATTCCAATTGTGAATGCTGGCACACTTGATACAGTGAAGGAAGTGAAGGGTAGGAAGTAATGAATACCATCGTATTGAATCTAACCGAAGATTCGAGATTGGTTGTCAAAAAAATGGTTTTAGACAATTATGCTACTTACCAAATAACAGTGCAATTTAAAGATGATGATGAAAATTGGACTGATGGAAAAGAATGTCTTGTTGAAGACGGGATTACTATTAATATCCCCGCTAATCAAATTATTTTAACGCAGGACGATTTTATTCCGTTTTTGAATCAAATGGAAAAACTTAAAAAACTATTGGTGTTGATGTAATGGCTCGTCAAAAAAAATTCACATTCGTAGAACTCATTCCACGAAACGAACAAGGTAAGAAGCGGGCTTCCTATCACGGGGATCGTTGGATCCTACGGCAGGAAACGACGGAGCCCTATCGTGGCGCGACTCCGGGCGTTTGGCTGGCGTGTAGGTCGTTTGACGGCAAAGCGATGTTGTGGGTCAAGAAAATAGACGATGCGGACTTCAAAGTAAGAGTTATTGAATGAGCGAATCATACAAAATCATTACCGACATGTTGAAGGTTGATGATGTTATTGCTCAACTTCGCGCAATAAAAACATATCCTGCAATGATCAATATCTATGATCGAGTAATCAAACTGGATACTGCCAATGAATGTTGGGCGTTGTGTCAAGGATTGGAACTTGGAAATTACATTACGGAAGATCAGAACTTCGCCGCTATCAAAAAATGAAAACTCGCATTGTTCTTTCCATAATGTCATTGATGTTGTTCATTGCAAATGGTAGAAGATCATATCTCAAAATGACTTATGGCAACCCATATGGAGCACATTGGTATTTAGCGAATAGTATTATTCAAGCAAGTTTATATTGGGGCTTGTGTTTATTCATATTGTGGAAGTATTTTCCTGACGAAAAAAGAAAATGACACGATGCCCTTCTTGCAAAGAACCAATGTGCCGGACGCCAAAGGAAGCTAACCATAAGATACATTGGCATAGACTACGTGATACGGCTCCATTCAGTAGTGCAGGACAAATCAGTATCATATATGTGTTTGAGCTGTCTGGAAAATTATACACTTACGCTAACTTCAACAGTTATTATTTTCCATTCGATCATAGAGTTCGAGTGAGTGTTGGTATAACAAAGAAGCAACACTGGTATAAAGATATTGCATACAAAGGAAAACGATGGGAGAGGTTTGTCTCTCCTGAGGATCTGGAAAAGTATTTACTACTATTATAGGAGAAGGAAATGAGTATCAGATACAAAGCAATAATTACAATTCCAATCTCGGATGAAGAAGTATTAGAGGCAGAAAATCTATTCCCAAATGCTTCTTCGGGAGAAGCCGTAAGATTGTTGATGGAACAGATTTATACTGAACAGACTGGAAAATCTTACGAAGAAGACGGATCGTTTTTAGAAGTTATGGAAATACAATAACAGTTGCGTCCGTGGTCTAATGGATGGGCACCTCAGTTCTAATGAGATTTATGCGAGTTCGAATCTTGCCGGGCGTACGATAAAGGAACCAAACAAAATGTCAAAGAAAAAGAAACTACGAAAAAAACTTCATAAGCAAAGAATCACACACCTACTTGCAGTATCCGACCTCAACATAGAGCTTGACAAGGTCAAATACGCTCTTACATTCGCAGAGGCTCGGGCTTCTCAGTTGAAGTTCGAAAATGATATGCTATCTGAGATGGTTGAGCGATTAGCGAAAGAACCAGCAAATGAAGAACAAAAAGCATCACAATCAGAACTACCCTGTTAATCCGGAACTATCTACTCGTATGGCAGTAGAATCTCAATAGAGATTAGCAAGCGTAATAAAACTTCACCTTGGACAAATTGTATTAGTTCAATTTTTCTAACATCATAATCTAACAAAAGGAAATCAAATTTAACCATGTCTCCTAATAAGCAGAATCAAATCAATAACGAGCAAATGGATCTTCAACCTCAGCAAGAAGATATTGAACTTGAATACGACGAGTATTTTGATGACGAACCACAACGAAAGCCCCGTCGTGGTAAGATGTTAAGGAAGTTTCGTATTCCATTGGAGAATTGATAATGGCTAATGGTAGAGGTTCGGAAGAACAATTCAATCAACTTGTTGATTGTCTGAATAAGAATTGTAGGAAATATGAGTCCGGTGCGATAAAGCATATTGCATTTACCGAAGCCATTGATTCATATTTTGCGGCATACGGTTGGTCAAAGAAAGAGTTCTATAAGGAACTGAATGTCCGTCTTGGCATTCCAAATAAGGAAGAACCGAAAAAAGTAGAGAAGCCTAAAAAGAGAACAGTCAAGAAGAAAGTTGTTTCGATTGATTGATCTATTCTTTTTGATTTTTTGGATTGTAATTATTATTGCATTCGCTTGTGTTTTTTTTATTGTTAGACGAATGAAAAAACGTCAAAAAGACTGGGATGATTTAGTTGCCTTTCTAAGGAAATTGAAGTAGATGTATATCCTATTCCTCGATGATCAAGACATTAGACACGAGTTGGCAGAGAAGTATCTTTCGTCTGCTGGGCACGATACATTACACGCCTTCAATGTTGAAGAAGGTATTGATATCGTTTCTAATTTTACCAAACCAATTGGTCTTGCATTACTCGATCATGATCTTGATGATATTCGTGAAGAGCCTGATGGTCGTAAGACTGAGTATCACGGAGCATACTTCGTTGATTATATGATTCATCATGTGCCGGAAGAGAAATGGTTCCATCGTGCAATCGTTCATTCATACAATCCATATGGTGCAAAGTATATGATGGATAAGCTGAATAGCGTTGGTCTTCATACCAAAATGGATAATTTTTCTGGCGATATGCTGAAAAGAGTTATTCGAGAGCTGAGCATGGAATGAGCCAGCCTGAATGTAGCATTGATGCTAATGGAACCAAGCGCTGGTATCTCAATGGCAAATGGCATCGAGAAGATGGACCTGCTATTGAGTATGCTAATGGAAATAAATCTTGGTATCTTAATGGCAAACTTCATCGAGAAGACGGACCTGCTATTGAGGATGCTAATGGAAGCAAATGGTGGTATCTCAATAACAATCGTCATCGGGAAGACGGACCTGCCATTGAGAATGCTAATGGAGACAAATCTTGGTATCTTAATGGCAAACTTCATCGAGAAGATGGTCCTGCTGTTGAGTATGCTGATGGAGAAACTCGATACTGGATCGATGATAAACGCATCCCACAACTCGATAACAAACGAATCTATGGAAAAGAAAGCTTGCAAAAGTTTTTGTTGCTGATATGAAAGAATACATTATTCGTCATTATGACAACGGCGCATCAGAACTAATCTGCATCAATTCAAATGTTAGGCGTGTTATGTATAACACTGGCGATGTCATTGAATTGTTGAATGATGTTGTCGTATATATCAAAACATTCGATGGTTTGAAGTGGGTCGATAAGGATAAGCAAAAAATTGTGTTCGATGCGCTAAGTGGGTATTACGATGGCACAACACTCGTCTAACGATATCTGTATTACAATTCGTCGTGCTGGTGCAGCATTGTTCGATATTGTTATTCAGGTATATGAGAATAATTCGCTTCAAGATGAAGCGATGGCAAAATTGGATGCATTCTTGTTGGATAATAAGAACAAATCTTGGATTGGTGAAGTTTTTCCTTGGAGCGTTTCCTATCATGTTGGAATATCTTTTCGTTCCGCAAGCGGAGATCCAAAAAGCATGGAAGCATTATTGAACGCTTGGATCAAATCTTGTAATCAGAAGTATGGAAAGAATCTCAGAGTTGAAAAATGATTGTACTGCCTGAATGCATAATTGACAATAGCAGTGGAACCAAACGCTGGTATCTTCATGGCAAACTTCATCGAGAAGACGGACCTGCTGTTGAGTATGCTAATGGAAATAAATCTTGGTATCTCAATGGCAAACTTCATCGAGAAGATGGTCCTGCTATTGAGGATGCTAATGGAAGCAAACATTGGTATCTCAATGACAAACGTCATCGGGAAGACGGACCTGCTATTGAGTATGCTAATGGAATCAAATGCTGGTTTCTCAATGACAAACGTCATCGGGAAGACGGACCTGCTATTGAGTATGCTAATGGAGACAAATATTGGTATCTCAATGGCAAACATCATCGGAAAGATGGACCTGCTATTGAGTGTGCTGATGGAATCAAATGCTGGTATCTCAATGGCAAACGTCATCGAGAAGACGGACCTGCTACTGAGTTTGCTAATGGAGAAACTCGATACTGGATCAATGGCAATCATATTGAGTCGTTGGACGACAAGAATATTTACGGGAAAAACAATCTATCAAAATTATTGCTATTAGTATAAAAAAAATGAACTGGCAAAAACATTACAATTCCATGAATATTGAGGTAGAAGAAGAACCAGTCTTCTATTGGGGTAATGTTCCAGTAAAAAAGAAAAGCAAGAAAGTAAAACTATCAGATATTAGAAAACTTGCATTGAGTTTTGCTCGTCAAGAAAAGAGGCTTCGCCAAGCAAAAGATATTCGCAAGGTTGAGCCAAAGAAAATCAATACCAAGTCAGTATCATCATTGATTTTCCAAGTTCTTTCTGCTTCAAGTCCAATGCATATTGTTGATATCATTACAAAACTTGAAGGGCTTGGATGGAAAAGCAATAGCATATATCATAAGTATAGCAATGTCCAGCACGCCCTGTCTAATAACTACTATATGTTCGAGAGAGTTAGCATTGGGACATATCAGATTAGAAAAGCATTTACAGCAGATAACAAAGAGATTACAGTAAGAACGCAAAGAAAGCCTATTGATCTTTCGTTGAAGATTGCAACGATGAAGGATATTGTGGCAAATGTTGTAGGATATTACGCAGATCATAATAACTTGACAGCAAGTGATATTCACTATATTGTATTCAATACAGGAGTAAATTGTTCATATTCAGCGGTGCGCAGAGCATTGCAAGACAAACGATTCAAAAAGGAAAACAAATGGTATACATTAAAGTAGCAACAACCCCAAGACTTGAACATGGCGAAGATCAAAAAGAACTTGAAGCATTACAGAAGCTATTCTTGAAACACAAGTTCAGCATATCATATCTTGGTCATGAAGATGTATCGTTCTATGATACAACTCAAATTGACAATGATGATTTTGTCCCGGCGCATTCAAGATATTGTATGCCAAGGAAAGACTTCGCTGCATTCGTAAGCGTTGTGAAAAGACTTGATTATGCAGAGAAAAGAGCAAATGAACTATTGACTGATTGGCAGAAACATCCACACTTCCCTCGTTGTTAGTTATATGAATAAACCTGAATGTAAAGTCGGTGCTGATGGAGACAAATCTTGGTATCTCAATGACAAACTTCATCGAGAAGACAGATCTGCTGTTGAGCATGCTAATGGAGACAAAGAATGGTATCTCAATGGCAAATGGCATCGAGAAGATGGACCTGCTGTTGAGTTTGCTAATGGAGACAAACGCTGGTATCTCAATGACAGGCTTCATCGTGAAAACGGACCTGCTGTTGAGCATGCTAATGGAGACAAAGAATGGTATCTCAATGGCAAATGGCATCGAGAAGATGGACCTGCTATTGAGTATGCTAATGGAGGCAAAGAATGGTATTCCAATGGCAAATGTCATCGAGAAGATGGACCTGCTGTTGAGTTTGCTAATGGAGACAAAGAATGGTATCTCAATGGCAAATGTCATCGAGAAGATGGACCTGCTGTTGAGTTTGCTAATGGAAACAAATTTTGGTATCTCAATGACAAATATCATCGGGAAGACGGACCTGCTATTGAGTATGCTGATGGTAGAACTTACTACTGGATCAATGGCAAACACATTCCACAATTAGATAACAAACATATCTATGGAAAAGAAAACTTGCAAAAGTTTTTACTCCTGATATGAATAAGCCTGAATGTAAAGTCGGTGCTGATGGAACCAAACGCTGGTATCTCAATGACAATCGTCATCGAGAAGACGGACCTGCTGTTGAGTTTGCTGATGGAGGCAAATCTTGGTATCTCAATGGCAAACTTCATCGAGAAGATGGTCCTGCTATTGAGGATGCTAATGGAGACAAATACTGGTGTCTCAATGGCAAATATCATCGGGAAGGAATCAATCCAGAAACTGGATTGACGATGCCTGCTATTGAGTATTCTAATGGAGACAAATATTGGTATCTCAATGGCGAACTTCATCGAGAAGATGGTCCTGCTATTGAGTATTCTAATGGAGACAAATATTGGTATCTCAATGGCGAACTTCATCGAGAAGATGGTCCTGCTGTTGAGTATGCTGATGGAGAAACTCGATACTATATCAATGATAAACACATTCCACAACTTGATAACAAACGAATCTATGGAAAAGAAAACTTGCAAAAGTTTTTACTCCTGATATGAATAAGCCTGAATGTAAAGTCAGTGCTGATGGAACCAAACGCTGGTATCTCAATAACAAATACCATCGAGAAGATGGACCTGCTATTGAGTATACTAATGGAGACAAATGTTGGTATCTCAATGGCAAACGTCATCGGAAAGACGGTCCTGCTATTGAGTATGCTAATGGAACCAAACATTGGTTTCTCAATGGCAATCGTCATCGGGAAGACGGACCTGCTGTTGAATATGCTAATGGATACAAATCTTGGTATCTCAATGGCGAACTTCATCGAGAAGACGGACCTGCCATTGAGCTTGTTGATGGAGGAACTGAATACTGTATCAATGGTAAATACATTCCTCAACTTGATAACAAACACATCTATGGAAAAGAAAACTTGCAAAAGTTTTTGTTGCTGATATGAAAGAATACTATAATGTCATGTGAATGTTCAACTTGGTATCATTACTTAGGGGTTGGTGTGATGACCTATCGAATCACATGTGATCTTTCAGGTCATAAGGATCTGGCTATTGAGCAGCAAGCAGTATGCGAAGCGCTGAATGATCTAAGTAGTCTTCGATGCAAGTGGCGTAGACGGGCACAGCAATTGCTACGCTAAAAAAGTTGCCTCACCCTCTTGCGGGTTTCGGGACGCTGGTTAGGTTAGTTGAGTCAGGTGGCGGTAAGCCAAAAACAAAACTAAGAAAGGCTGGGTATTCCTATGGCGAATGAGAATGTTGGATCGGGCGTGAAGTGGAACAAGGTTGAGTTGCTTGTTGAGAATGGTGTTGTCAATGTTGATGCAACGATGACAATGCTTCGTGCAGAACTTGTTGCGTATCTTGCTTCAACCGTTGAGGATACTGCTGGCATTGCCGAGGCAGTTGAAAGCGTTTTTGCTCGTATGCCAAATGCAGAAAGCAAGTTGATTGATCTGAATAGCCTTGCATTGAAGGCGTTCGGGTCTATGACCGTTGCGTCCGGCAAGGAAACGAAGATGCTTGAAAACATCAAGACTTATATTCGCGCTGAGAGTAAGTTGTTTGAATCAACTGGTGGTGAAGCCGGTAAATACATTATTTTTAAGGGTGCGGGCGGAGGTGTCCGAAACTCTACGCCGGCAACTATCGAAAAGTATAACGCACTCAAAACGAAGAAGACTGCTGACACGATCGTTCTCTAAGATTTACGGGGTTGGAACGCAATGAAATGTTGCATTCCCAACGAGTGTCTCCGTAGGCGGGCATACCCCAAAAGCCTACATCAACTTACACCTTGACAAGTCGTTAGTCAGTGCTTATATTGGAAGTGTTCTTGGTCGTCTAACCGGGAGGACGCTTGCCGAAATCATGAGACATCAAAGCGATATCTCTTTCGATAAGAAATGCTGTGTTCGAATCCAGCACAAGAACCTAATTAGGAAATTATTATGACACCAAAAGAAGCCAAAGCATACATTACCAAAGTCGTAAAAACAAAAACTAATCCAAGTGGATCAACATCTATGATGATTGGTAAGTGGGTTATTGATGTCTCATCAGTTCATACATATGCCAAAGATCAAGTAAGACTAATACGACAAGCAATTCTCGAAACGATAATGGTAGATTGTGTAATTAGTTCTGATACAGAACAAGCAATAGACTTCAAGAAAGAAGCATTAGAAGAAGTCAGAAACACCGGCGACACTGACATTGATGTATCTTGGTTAGCAGATGTAATGGAAACTTGGTTCAACAAAGGCAAAAAAAGCAAATGAATACTCACAACACTCGCACATACTATCTTCGGTCCATTCCACGGCAAGGTCAAAAGCGCGGCGATCCTATCGCTTGTCTTATGACATCGCTTGATCGTGCTGGCAATGTAATCAAATACAGCATTGCAACAATGCATCCCAAAGATGAGTTCAAGAAAGCGCTTGGACGAAAGATTGCAGAAGGTCGTTTGCAGGATAGTCCTGCTATTATGTTTGTTGAGAAGATGCCAGAATCCGGTCATGTTATTAGTCGAATGATTATGAATGATATTCTTGCTCGTTTTGAAGAAGTCTCGTGTCTGAGTAAAGGATATCTTGAACGACAGTATAAAAACAAATGGGCGTATCATATCCCCGCTCGTGTTGCCAAGGCTGCTAAGCAATGGATTGCAAATGCCGATAAGCCTCGTCAAATCGATACTCGTGGTAAAACTCATGTTCAAATTATGACAGAGATTGTTGATCGTATGTATCCAAGAGTTTCTACTCAAAAAGATCTTACAGGTTCTTGTACTGGTTCTATTACTTGCGATATCAAAGATGCACCGGCATTTACGGAAGCAGATCTTAGTAGTAAGAATAATGAAAGTGTTTCATTACAAATGTCTCGCCCTACGGTTGTTTCTAATCCAAAAGACCTCATCAAGTATGGTGATAGTAATGAGTTTGCTGAATGGGTAAAGGCTGGTCAGGATTTTGTTCGTGAGCCAGCAAGAGAAGACTCGGCACAAGTAAAGAAGACTCCTAAGTATTCTTTTTCTAATGCTCAACAGCAAGCGAACTATGAAGTTTTTCAAAAGGCGCTTCCTGATATGCTAATGAATAAGTTTCTGAAAGGTCGATATGCTATTGTTTCTGGTAATGAAATCAAATCGTTTTTTGATTCATATCAGACATCGTTGGAGCACGCGTTGGTAAAGTATAAGGCGGGCGAGTTCATTATTCAAGAAGTAGCAGTCAATGTAATGCCAATTTACGAACAAAAATCCGCCTAAAATGAAACTATGGATCATTCATTTACTCGATTGGATTGACGAAAACATTCTTTTCCACAGATTCTATTGGGTTTGTCAAAAGATAGGGCTTAGTAAATGGTGGGGTGAAGAAGACTGCCCATGTTCGTATTGTGTTAGACACAGACAATATTCGTCTGAGATAACACAAGGCGGGAATAATGAGCAAAAAAACTGACACAGCGTTGATATGGGTAATGATGTTGTTAGGGTTAGCATCAGTTGCAATATGGAAAATATTAACGATAATTGGGTGAAAGCAAATGGATCGTGATACTGCTATTGAAATGTTGCAGACTTGGATTGAGGACGAACCTGCCGAGACAATGGCGCCGTTCATTGATCTTGATGGTAGGGACTATTCATTGCAAGACTTGCTGATCGAAATTCAGAACGATACTGAGATTGGTAAAGCATTCGTGCGATGTTATGATGATGCCATTGATGGTAAGATCTAATGGAACTGCTAATTATTTTAGCGATTTATAATGTTATATCACTTGGTATGTATTTTGCTTGCTCATGGTTTAGCAAAGAGAAATATGATAATTTTGATATGATGGCGGCGAATTCTTGGGCGTGGATATTGTTCCCGGTTTATTTTGGTGCAAAGTGTTTAGTTTATGGTATGATGTTTGTCGGGGAGCATATTGAGCGTTTGAAAAATAAGATGCTCGAATACAAAAAATACAGAACCACATTAGAACAGACGGGGCAAAAGAAATATAGGGTTGTGAAAGAAACAGTATATACAGGCGCGTATATTCCTCCACCAGGAAAAGATCCGTTCATTATTGCAGCCGAAGAAGAAGTAGAACAGTTATTGAAAGAAAGACAACTGTAATGGCAAAGTCAAAAAAATCAGAATACCAAGAACGAGTTGAGAAAGTTATTGGAAAAGTTGTTGATTGGGAAGAGTATAAAACTGGATTCCGGTTTCGCCCGCCAAGTCTTAAGTCAATCACATTGATGCAAATCAATGCCTTAGCACACGAGTTCAATACTGATAGGATCAACTTCAATGCCGGATATTCTCCCGAACCGGGATATTCGGAATTGACTCCCGGCATTCCGGGATCTGCTGGCTACATACAAGTAGAACTATAATATGCACGCGCGTGCGCGCATACACAAAGACTTCCCCGATCATGCTCGGGGTTATTAGAACCTATCTTCAATTAGGTTCGCGCAAAGTAATTCAATACTCCAAAGAGGATCATCGTTGAATTATTACTTGCATCAAGAAAGAAAGTGTTGGCACACTATAACTAGCCTTGACATTCCGATCTTATGTCGAGAAAGCCTAACAGGATTGTCTCTCCTCAGGGCGAATTAACTTCGGATAACTGACCCTACGGCAAAGCGCCATTGTAGGGTCTTTTCATTTTCGGGGCTTGACAACGCCCAAAAAAGGCTTACATTGTTCCTATGAACCTTATAGATGCAATAAAATTATACACACATATTATGCAGCAATACGGTGGCGGTTATGACGCCAGAGGTATTGCAGACAAAGAATTACAGAACCATAATGTTCCAAGATCCGTTCGCATTGCTATTGCAGAAACAGTAGCAAATGACGGTCATATCATTGCAGGTAAAGGTGGTAGATATGCAATCACGCAACTCTCGGCGTCCTAATCGTTTTCAATCTATATTCACACCATACGGTCTAACATTAGACTTAGAAAATCACTTCGGCAAGTTCGAACCAGAACAGTTCTATAATGTTGTGGATGCAATTGCAACTGGTAGCAATCAAGATGCTCAGATTGATGTTTTCAATCTATTCAAGAAACTTGATAAAACGGAAGTCATTAGGCGTTCTAAAATCATTGCTCGTCTATGTGAAGTATTGATCAATACACAAATACGAAGATGCTAAATGAATAATCCTCTTCGACAACAGAATCCATTGGATCAAATGCGTGCAGACTTGTCTGGCGTCTCAACAACGGCGGCAGTAGTAGCACCAGCACAAGAAGCTCAAAAGAAAAAGAAGATGAAGAAGTGGCCGGATGATCCTTCCGCACTCATTCAATATAAAAAACTAATCGATCCTCTAAAAGACATAATTCGTAAAGCATACAGATTAGATCGTAATAATATTAAGTCCTTCGACTATGAAGGATACAATCTTGGCAAACAAGAACTTCAATCTTTTCCTTCCCCGAAAAATCAATTCACAGAAAAGAATATTGAAAAACAAAATAAAAGCAATATCAAAGTTATTGATATCGTTCTAAACATTGCGTTCCTCCTTGGAGTTGAACAGGGAAGAAGATCCGAACGACAAGAACAAAAATCTACGGAAACACTAATCAATACCATTGATCAATACAGAGAGTCTAATAAGAACCTTCGATATCAAATTGATGAGCTAAAAGCAACAGCCAAAGTAAAAGCACTGCATCCAACATTACACGAGCAAGATCTACTACCATTGATCAAAGAAGAAATCAATGCCAATCGTGATAATAGAATCAAAGAATTGAAGAAAGATCTGCAAGCAGATCCGATTAGATCTTCATTCGATATGAAGACAACGCAAAGAGCGAAATTCAATGACTTGTGTGAGTTGGCGAGGACATTCGATAAAAAAACATATGATGAGCATTGGTCATCCATCATAAAAGAATACGGATGGACGATTGATGAATGGAATAATAAATGCAAGAAGAAAAACAATAAAGTTATAGTTATAGATTAGAAAGAGATATATTATGTATGTATATGTTCATTATGAAAATAATCAACCAAACGGATTAGCATTCAATAAAGAAGAAAAAGCCGTTGAGTATGTCATTGAAAAGATTGAAGAAAACATTGGTGTAAGGCAAAAGAAAGAACCAGTAAAAGTAGAACAGAAAAAATCTAAGAAGCCCTATGGTAATAGATTTACGATTCCATTGACACAGCCGCCAACACCAGTAGCAGCAGAACAAATATATGAGTTTTTACCTGATTATTTAGAAGTTCCGCCACCACTACAACGACACTCCATATCATCAAGATATTCACAGTTGAAAGAATCATTGGATGGTCCGCCTTCTAATAAAGATACAGATCCAAAATATCTCTTGGCAGTTCAAGAACAAATTACAATTACAAATGCCAATAAGACATTAGAGAACGCCAAGAAACTTATTGAGCAGTATGATATTTATATGAAGAACACTTCTAATATTGATTGTCCATTGCATACAATTCAAGAGATCGGAATGGTTGATGTCAAAATATAAGATTCCATTCGATACAGTAGCAAGATTGGAAGCGGATATTTTTGCCAAAGCAAGAAGCGTTGAGGAAGTAAAGCAAGCATTGATCGATTTTAGATTGGTGTTGAAAAATTGTGGCTGGGAAGAACAAGAGTATGATAAGATTATGTTGGCACGAATAGATAAACAATGGGATTAATTATGTTCGAAATCAAAAATGAAAATCAAAACGGTATTTTTCACGTAAAACTCAATCGTAGTCTTTCTTCCAAAGAGATTATGGACATTGCGCAGATCGCTGCAAATGTTGTTGGAAATATTCAATCTGCCATTGGAACAATTACTCCAATGGAAGAAAATCCGTCTTTCACTGGTCAAAATAAATTAGGTGAGCGACCAGTTCAAAAAATCAACTTGGGAGATTATGTTGAGCCTGATTCTGGCGTAAGGATCAGAATGCTTGGGTTTCCTGAGCAAGATAGAGTACCAGCAATAAAATCTATGAGAGAAATAACTAAAATCAGTATCGTAGGATGTAGAGATATATTGTATGGTAATATTAAATCTCCGGTCTTCACAAGAGAGATTGGTGCTAAAATATTGGATATGTTGAAGGGGTTCGGTATTTATGCCAGCCTTATTGATGGACAATGTAGAGTGGAGTTGGAGTAGTAATATGTTGTTTATAACTGGTTATATTGTATTCATTGGTATTATTTTAGGCGTTGGTTTTTTATTGCAAATTGGAGATCGTCGTGGTAAAGACGGTAATGATGACGGTAATGATTCCGTAGTTTGATTTTGATGTAAATTGATCCTAAGTGAAAAAGTGAGAAATAAAATGGCAACAAGACGACCAATAAAGCCGATTCAAGAACAAGGTCATTGTCTATCGGAAGAAAAAAAAAGGCGACCGAAAGATAATGGTCTTAGTGAAACGGTTGTGCTTGCAGTTGCTTGTGCGATAGCATATCCGTTCGTTATGGTTGGTCGGTTGGTAAAGCGGGTATTAGGGAAATGACAATGGATGCAATAAGTATAATCGAATGCGCGGTAGTAATCATAGTGATTGGGTTTTTCACTGGATGTATTACTGGATATATGGGTTATTACACTGATAAAAAGTGATGTGGCGGGGGCTTGACAGGGCGGTTGGCAGTGGCTACATTGATTGTAAGTGAGGAACAAAACTATGAGCAAACAAGTTGTAATTGATACGATTAGTAATTTTCTTGATGTTGTTGAGACACGCATCAATGCGGCAATTCCAAATGGCGGAACCATTGGTTCGACGGCGCTTGCTAATGAGATTGCCGAGGCTAACGGCTTGACAGTCGGTGGCGCAGTGGCTATCATCAGTATGTATGTGGCAAGTCGTCCCGAGCTTCACTGCCCACGCGGGAAGAACGGCGGCATCCAACTACGCAAGTAGGGGGTTGACAACGGCAGGTAGCAGACTTAGATTGTAGGTAAGTCGGACGCGAAAGTGAATGACCGAAAGACGGGGTGATAGATCAAGAGAGATCGCCGTGCGTTCGCGCAAGGAAATTCCGCTTATACCGGATCACCTCACCAGTTTTTATTATGGGCTCGCAGAATGCAGAACGTTCGCTTAGTCTTCGGATTAAGAGGCTTCCCTCAAACGGAACGAGCTCACGAAGTTTTATAGTTTTTATTACGGCGCTATGGAGTAAACAGAAGCTCGACTGATCCTTGGATCAGTAAGTCGTTCCTTCATCGGACGTAGCGTCACTATGGGGAAGTAGATCAAGATTGTTAGATCGCAATATCTTCGGATATTGAAATCCTGCCTCGCCTCAGGCTTCCTCACCAATTTATTCTTTTAGATAAGCAAGGGCACTAAAATCATAAGCACCGCTTCCGGTCGTGAAATATAACTTCCTCGGTCTTCCGGCGATTGCAGGAACTTACCGAATGAACCTATACATCACATCAGGTCGGAAAACGCTGCTAGATTTTTGTGCCTTTCTTAGTTTTTAGCTTACACCAACACACATTGACATTGCCACAGCCAATGGCTATATTCCAAGCATAACAAAAATGGAACCACAACTAATTCAAACAATCGACTACTGCTATGGGCTAATCTGCCGTGTCTGCCAATCAAAAGTTCTTGATCCAGACAAGAAGAAGAATCAAGTATATCTTGATGGTCGTTGCCCAACTTGTTGTAAGTATTCCGTTGTTCCAAAGTCAAAGAAACAACGCAAGCGCGAACGCAAGGCACAACAGAAAGCCCTTGCCGCAATTCTTCTTGCGCATGGAATAAAGTAATGATACAAGGTATATGCTACTTATGCGGGCAAATGATCTGCGAACATCCTCATCGCAATCAATCCCGAAGCAGTTTCAATAATCAGAATCATAATATTCATGACCGCAATTCATCCCTTGCGTTGGGTGAGAAACTTGGCGAGCAGGTTCATATTACATATACAGACAGTCATTCAGATGTTCTTGATGATGATGGCAACCCGCTATCAATTCAAAACCGTGATTTTCCAAAAGAGACAAAGCCAATGACAGAGCCAAGCAATCTCTCTAATGTCAAAGACTGGGTAAAGTGTAGTCTATGCACTGCCAATATCCATGTCAACTATCTAACCAATCACTTGAAAACTCACGCATATACAGCACAAATCAAAGACAATGTATCCTCCGCAACACAAGCGTCTTCTGCTGCTCTCGTTAGAGTTTCAGATATTACAACAACTACGAGCACACCAAAATCAACCGAGACTACATGGTCATCCGTAATATCAAAATCAGAAAAGAAGCCAACGCTTCAATCACTTGAAAAGTATAAGTTCCGAGAACTAAATCAAGTATGTTCTGCTAGCAGTTCATCGAAGTCTGGTAGGTATTCAGATTTTACAGTTGTGTTTTGGACGAATGAAGTTTCATCGATTCAGAATACTTCGTATTATGGCACTGGATACTCATCCTATGTTTCCAAAGACTGGGAGCGATTAACAATCCATACAGTTTATGACACTCTTGAAGAGTATTATACTATCAGTTGTAAACTGTCTCGCAGAGGTCAATATTCGTCTTGGGATAACGATGATTGTGTTCCAGATCGTATCTGCTATCAGAATGAACTTATGACCGAGATCAAGCGTGCAATGCTGTACTTCCGAGTAAATCCAAAGCACGCATATAGGCTATTCCGTAAATCAATGAAGCAGGATATCAAGATCACTTATGATCCAGATGATGGCAAAGTGTTGTTTACTCAGACAAAAAGTTATGGTGAATTGGCTGATAAGTTGAAAAACTCATCATCGCCAAGTATAACTACATATGGTCAGCAACAGAGTACAGGAAGGTTCCATGGATTCAGCGGTTATGAATTCGACGGTTGAAAAAAAGTCTAAAACTGGATTTTGGGGATTGCTTGCAAAGTTTGGAGCAAAGATCTTAACATATCTTCCTAAGTTGTTGAAGATGACAAAGCTAATCAAGGTTGGCTTGTTTGCTGTTAGTTTTGCCTCATATGCATACCTTTTTACTTGGAAATTCGCTCTGCTACTTGTTATTGCATTGGGATTCCATGAATCTTCGCATGTTTTTGCGATGAAACTAAAAGGCATTCGAACCAAGGGATTCTATTTTCTTCCATTCATTGGAGGAGTAGCGATTGCCGAAGACAAATATAAGACATATGCTGATAACGCATTCATTGCATTGGCTGGACCAATCGGAGGATTAGCATTGGCGATTGCAACATATGTTGCATACCTAATCACTGGATTGCCAATGCTTGCTGCCGCTGCTGGATGGATGGCGATGCTGAATTTATTCAACTGCTTCCCATTAGGCATGCTCGATGGCGGGCAGGTTATGAAAACAATCGCTATGTCTATCAGTGAAAAAGTTGGCATGATATGTATGAGTCTTTCCGTTGTCGCTTGTATTTTTGTATTGTTCAAGTTTCATATTGGACTTATGGGGTTCGTTGCAGGTCTTGGGCTATTAGATCTGATTGGTATCTATCTTAATCGTAAGCATTCAAGAACCGATATGGAAGATCTTGAAAATCGTAATGCGACTTTTAAAGCAAAGTGGGGTCAAGATCTTAGTTTTTATGAAAAGTATAAGGCTGAACGTATCAAGAAATATAAGCATCCAGATATTATGAACGCAAGGCAAATAGTTATTACAATTGCGTCTTATGTATTGACGGTCATTGCGCTAATTGTTATTATGAAATTGACAGCACATGTTCCCGGAGCTGATATTGCAAGTAATTTTATGGCAGACAAATGAACAAAACATATCACCTGTGGATCACTGCACCTGACGCTTCCTATGAAGAAATCGTTGTTGCTAAATTGGTTGAACGAGGCTATGCTATATCTGCTGCTGATGGGAAAGCAACCAGTTTAAAATCTGATAATGGTTTTAGTGTATTGATTGCATTGCGCGTAGAACGATTGTCTGGTAAAGAGTTCGCTGTAAATGAGTTGAATACTGATGTGATGTCAATCATCAATGGCGCAAAAGGCAAACATTATTCCGTGATCATTACAGTGTTTGCATTAGACACTATGTGGATTGCAAGTAATGCTGGTGTTCCTGAATTGAAGGCTACTAATACTGATAAGAAACTAAATTAAGGATCATATGACTTGGCTAATATGGAAAATTAGAAGTTGGTTCTGCAATCATTCGTGATGACGGTGGCTCTCACGAAGGAACCAAGGTTTCTGCTATCTGCAAGAAGTGTTCATTCAATCGTTCATTTTGGAAATTATAGAAGGAGATAAATCAAATGCCCGGCAAAAGACAAAACAATAATCGTAAGCATCCTGACGGTAGCGGTCCTCGTCCCGATAATTCAAAGCACAAGCGCGAGGAAGCGCTTGAACGACAGACGGGCTACGAGAGCTTGACCACTGCGCAAAAGGTCGCTATGCTTGATTCTAGGCTCGGCGTGGGGCTTGGCGCAAAGAAGCAACGGGCACGTCTGGCGAAGGCTGGTGGCGTTGTTGCGGTGGTTGAGGAAACAAAGCAATGATGGTTGTAGGTATTGTATTACTATTCGTAATGGTATTCATCATTCCAGTATTGAGTCATCTGGTTGATTCAAAGGTGTAGTTTATGTCTACGACAAAAATTACCCCATATGATAATATTGAATGGTTTATGAGCAAATATGCTCCTGAACATAATTGGGATACGAAAACAGGATACAGTTTCTTGGTAAAGGAATGGAATAATTATAAAAAAAATAAGACTGGTAAAGATGTTGTTATGCCAGCTATACGCGAACATATTGAAAAAAATAATCCCATTCTTTTGGAATGGTTTGATGGATTACTGGTGTTAGTGTAATGTTTTCCAATTACCCATTGCTTGGCACAGTAGAACAGGTGCTTGATTACGAGATCAAGTATAAGTTTCTTGATGTCAAGACGGCATATCGTAATTCAATCAAGTGTGCTCATAACGGAAACATTCATCATAATATGATGAGGATTCGTAAGCATATGGAACAGAACTATCCACAATTATTGCAATGGTTCGATGAAATGAATGTGCTGGCATAATGGGCATCAAGTATAAAGGATTGAAGAGTTATATGGATCTGGCGAAGAGGCAGGGGATTTTGCCCGAGGATGTTATTCGCGAATTAGTGATGGGCATCAAGTATAAAGGATTGAAGAGTTATATGGATCTGGCGAAGAGGCAGGGGATTTTGCCCGAGGATGCTATTCGCGAATTAGTGATGAGTAAGTATTTTACTAGTTGCCACTCCCTCGGATATCTACGAGAGTTTGTCAAAGAAGAGTATCCTGACTTGCTTGAAGAGTATGATAGTTTGGTAAATATATATCTATTGTTGAAGGGTAAATGATATGAATAAAAATCAATGCCATCTATGTGGTGAACTTGTTTGTGCTCATCCTCATCGTGCTAATAAAACTCAAAAGAATAAGCAACAAAATCGAAAAGTCAATATAATGTTGTCGTCAGGCTTATATGTAATAAGCGCCAAGCATAGAGTTGGAACATCATTATTCGTATTATACATTACGGATTTTGTTGTGAATACGAGAGTGATTTTTGATGCTGAGGCGTTGAAAGTGTTGCCGAATAAGTATGGTGTGGATATTGCAGAGAATGATAAGGAAGCATTGGTAAAGGCGTTGGGGTATGAAGTGAAGAAGGTTGAAGTTGCTGCGGTCAATCCATTGCCGGAAGTTTTTAGTGAGTATAAGAAGATTGTTAGCGTTGTGAATAATAAGGCGGTGTTGGAAGGCGATTTACAGTTTTAGAGTTTTGAATACCGGACGATAGCTCAGCAGGTTTAGAGCAGCGGACTTATAAATCGCAGGTCGGGAGTTCGAGCCTCCCTCGTCCGACAGATAACTACTTGATATCATTGAGTTTTTAGGTATGTAGTTTTGTGTGGGCGTCCGGGCTTGACAAGCCAGCGTCCGAGCCTTACCTTGACCATATGCGCAGTTCAGTCCGCTATTATTTTGATCTTGCAGAAAAAATTGCTCTTTCCAAAGACGATAAAAGATCGTTTAAGGTAGGTGCTCTATGTGTAAGAAACGACGGTGTTATTGTAGGCGCGCCCAATTCGCCAGTGGCTGAACCAGATCGAAAAGCCCACGCGGAATATCGAACTGCAAAAAAGATCGATTTTAACGGAGTATTCTATATAGTTAGAATGTTGCGTCGTGATAATTCACTGGCTATCGCACGACCTTGCCCTGATTGTGCCAATGTGCTACGAGCCAAGCGCGTAAAGAAAGTTTATTATTCAATAAGCCCCAATGAATACGGATGCTGGTTTCCACATAATAACACTGATACTTATTTTAGGTTCTAAATGTTCCTCGCCGCCGAACCAATCGTCAAAACTAAGAATGACAAAAAACAATCTGGCGTAGAAGTTTTATTGTCAGTGTCAATCAGAATCATTGATACTGATTTTGAAGAAACGGCTGACTGTTGGTCGGTCTTCGAAGCAATCGTTGATGTATATGGGCGTCGCAATCTAAATGTTCCTGCTAACTTAGCGGTCTATATTCAAAATAATCCAAATGTTGTGGAGACATATGAATATTACAAGACTAAGCCAGAGTTTGCTAAGTACAGTGATGAAGTTGATAAATACTTGATGTTGGTATAATCAAATGTATAATTCTTACGAATACAATCATTCTAAAAAAGAGTGGAAAATTATTGATGATGACTTCATTGAAGTTCATAGTAGTAAATTTTTATGGCAATCTATAATAGAAGTATATGAACGGCGAAATCTAAATGTCGTCAAAAATTTATTGACTGCAATTCAAAAGTATGAACCTGATTACATTACAAAACAAGAGTTATATAGTTTTGTTATAAAATACACTCCCAACATAAAACCATATCGCGAAGAACTCGAAAAATATATGATGTTGCTATAAATGTTTCAATCAATCAAATTACTAAATGATAGTGAAGTTCCACCGCCAGCGGATAACTATCGGTATAGTTTTGAAATAACTGATACTGATTTTTGTGCCTTGGTTCGCGAAAATACTTTTTGGGAAGCCGTCGCAAAAGAATATGAGAAGCGACAATTGAATGTTGCAAAGAACTTGTGTTTGACATATAGATATATTGTTGATAGATTGAATTTCCCGACAGCCTTCGAGTATATGATCAAATTTACACATAATAAATACGATCGAGAGATCGAGAAATATATGATGTTATTATAATGCTAAAATCATTAGATTGGAAATATGATCCATATAAAAGCATTAGTGGTTATACATTCATAATAACTATTATTGATACTGATTTTAGTATTACTATTGGTGCTAATTCTTATTGGGAAGCAATAGTTTTCGAATACCATAGAAGAGGACTGAATATTGCTGCTAATTTAGCGCGTGGTATTGCGTTTGTGCAATCTCGTAGCACAAATGACATCCTAAAACTCGCAACCGAATTCACCAATCACTTATACGATAAAGAAATCGAGAAATACTTGATGCTAATATGAGTAATTTATTTAACATGTTTCCAAGTGCGTTCATTTTTGATGTGTGAAATACTAGCGTAGCATACGCCATATAGATTGGCTATATCAATTATATCCATCTTTTCTTCTTTCAAAAGTGTTTTTATCTCTTTTACCTTTTCCTCAGTGAGTGTAGTCCATTTTTTTATGGAGCGTTGTTTTCTGCGTGTTGGCTTGATATCATTTTCGTGCCAGCCAACATTATATGATATTCGCTGAATAGTAGTTGTATGAACATCATACTTATCTGCTATATCTTTTTGTTTTATAGATTTATTGTCAAGCAATATCCGTATCTCATTTACTTGTTGATCAGTTAGTTTAGCATTGGGGTTTTTAGATCCAACAATAACTCTATTACCACCGGTTCCGCCCGATTGTATATTATATCCAAGTTTGATACTATCATATTTTGATATGTATTCTTCTTCAAGAAGATCGGCTTCTTCGCGAGTTTCAGTATTAGCCAATTGTTCAATAACAAAATTATCTGCACCATAATAATTTATAGCCTTTTCTAATTTAGGGCAACTCATTTTTTGCCGTCTGGCAGACCATTTATGATAGTTAAGCCTTTTTTCAATTTTATTTTTAGTTTGCCCAATGTAGATTTTTTTATTTACGAGGCAGGTAATTTTATAGATAGTAATCATACTGGATATATATCAAATTATGAATAATTTTCTAGTTAAAAATAATTTTTTTGATGGTACTATTGATCTCGCCGTTGGTGAAGCGCGTATAGTTCGTGATGCTCTATTTACCACACTAGATTTATATCGATCTCAAAATCAATTAAATATTGATTTATATTCAAATAACAAGTGTGAATATCAACAGCCTACTGGCTACCCGCCATTGGTAAAGTTTTTAGAAAATAAATACCAAGCACCAGTAGTTATATGTAATGGAGCAAAAAATTGCTTGGGGGCGGTGTTCTACGCTTTAAATAAATTAGGTAAAAAAAAATTAGGACTATCATCACCTTATTGGTGTTTATTACCCCCAATTATTCAAGCCCACAATCTTGAACAAGTTAGCGATCAAAGTGATTATAATGCATATCTTGCGGTTTTACCAAGAAATCCAGATGGGTATATGATAACCGCTGAACAAGCAAAGCATTTAGCGTATTGGCATAAAGATCTCGATATTCCGTTTATATTAGATGAGGTATATAACTCACCAATATATTTTCCTAAATATGAAGGGTTCGGATCATTAGGTGATGTGCAGATATATTCTATTAGCAAGGGGTTAGGATTATCAGGACTTCGCGTTGGAATAGCAGTTTGCAATAATCCCGAGTTCTACCACCTGATCCAAGAATATATTGAAATGATGACAGTTGGTGTATCAACAATTAGTCAAAGCATTGTTCTTGAATTGCTAACCGACCTCGAACAAAAAGAAACATATGATGTTTTTATTCAACGATGTCAAGAAGGACTAATTGAAAACAAGACCATAATCAAATCTATTCGTAAAGATATTCTTGATGTGCCAGAGGATATTGTTGATGTGCCGGGGATGTTCCTATGGTCAAAATGTTTGCGTCCAGATGTTTTTGAGAAAGCCAAAGTGAATGTTGCGGATGGGAAACACTTCGGCGGACAAGATGGTTATATTAGGATGAACCTTGCAGTCGAAAAAGAAGTATTGATTGAAGTTGTAAAAAGATTGAACAATGTTTAGGTCTTATTCTCGCGATGTTCAACAAGATATTTACACAATTATAGATGACGATTTTGAAGACACAGGTGGAAACGCATATTGTTATGGTGCAGTAAGATTTAGTCTAACAATACATATTATTGATGTATATGAGATAAGAAATCTAAATGTTGCACATAATTTAGCGCTTGGATTTAGATGGTTCAAAAATAAATATCCGAATATATCATTGAGCGATGCCGTCAATGATATCAAATGCCAGATATTACAATATCATAAATATTCCAAAGAAGTAGATAAATATCTTTTACTAATCTAACACCGGCGTCTTGACAACAGCCACACGGCGCCTTACATTGAGCAGATGATAATCCTATTCTTCCTACTTGCCGCGCACGCCCTATGCGACTTCCCATTGCAAGGCGATGCTACTGCGATCAATAAAAATCGAAACGCTAATACGGCATTACAAAAATCCGTCCCGTGGCAGTATTGGTTATTGAGCCATGCCCTAATACACGGTGGCGCAGTTGCATTGATTACACAAAATGTTTGGCTTGGCATTGCAGAAACAATTGCACATTTTTGGATCGATTTTTTCAAATGCGAAGGCAAATATAACATTCATGTAGATCAGATTTTGCATGTTGCTTGTAAAGTTGTTTGGTTCATACTATATATTATGATAAGTGTTCAATGAACAGACATAATGTAATTCTATGGATTTACGCTATCGTTGGTATCCCCGGATTGCCACTGGCTTGTGCATTTTGGCTAATACGAAGATATATTTTAGGAAATCGTGATCAGACAAAGGAAGATTTTCTTTCTTATATGATGACATTCAGTATATTTACGATGCTGATGTTTAGTGTAATTTATTTTACTTCGAGATAAAGATGGCAAGAAGGGATATATTTTCCAATGAACAATACAATTTACTATCTATCGGTTGATATTAAAAATGATGATGGTGAAACAGATCATTGTGCTATCGGATTTTATTCCGCACCAGAATTAGTTATTGATGGCGCAAGAGGTTGGGTAGAAAAAGAGTTTGATTTTGATGAGGATATCTATTATGATTATTGTTTTGTTGTGTTTCGCGGAAATATAAATGAAAGAAACATTACACGGATTGATTTAAGTAAAGATCAACAAGATATTCTCCTGACAAAGAACCTGCGTGCCATTGAAAAAGAGTATATGAAACAATGAAAAAAGAACTTGAAGAAACACTAATCAAAGCATATCCTAATCTATATGTGAGTGCGATTGACCCATCAAGTAAATCATTGATGCGGTTTGGTTTCTCATATGGGGATGGTTGGTTCTTGCTAACAGAGGCGCTATCAGCAAAACTTGAAGCAATGATTTTAGCATTGCCAGAAGAGGAACGCGGAAAATATAAAGCAAGTCAATGCAAGGAAAAGTTTGGAATGTTGCGCTGGTATATGTCAGCAGAGACGGATGAAATGACGCAAGCCATCAACGAAGCAGAAGAGCAAAGCGCAAAGACTTGCGAACGATGTGGTCGTCCGGGCACGATTGTTCCCAGTGGTGGTTGGTTTAGATGTCAATGCGATGTGTGTTTATTATTGAAGTGAGGATAAAATGACTTGTCCAAATACATCATTAGTTAAAATGGATCCGAAGGAAGTTGTTCATATTGCGGAAAAATATCTTGCTTGGGCGAAAGCAAGAAAAGAAACACGATATAAAGAGACGATGGATAAGATTAGGGCATCATTGAAGAAGCGGATGAACAGTCGTTGGTGTTGGTGGTTGCGAAGAGATCCTACCGAAGAAGAAGTTATGTATGAGTTTAGCAAAGAAAATGATGGTGGTTGGAGATTGACTGAAAAATACATGATAGATCTTTCGTATGCAACAGGTGAAAAGATATCGCGTGATCTAATCAAAGGCGCAAAGAATGCGATTGAGATGTATGTGAGTGTTGAAGATTTAGCGAGGATATCGTAGGTTATTTATGAGTGGTATATCTAATAGTGGTTTGTCGGCAGAGAAATACTATATGCAGATCACTGGTGCGTCAAAATCAAAAAATAAAGTAGATGGTGATTTTTGTTTTGGCGATGATAACGGAGAAATAAAAGAAGCAGTTGAAACTATTAATCAAGTAAGAGCGGTGAAATATATTCCGTTAGTTGTATATAATAGCAAAGATAATGCTTGGTATGTTGTTCCACCTAATGTTATTGTCAATTTAGTTAGTAAAAAAAAGCGAGGACAACATACAGAAAATCAATTCGAATGTGCGACATTGTCTATAAATAAAATAAGCGCATATCAAGTAGTAGAAAATAATCTGAAACAAGAAACACTAAATGCAATTGAAGAAGGTCGTAAGCATCCTGAGTTAAAAATTATGATGCAAAATATACTTGCTGATTGCAAAAATATGGCATCAAAACATACAAAACAAGTAAGCCAACTTATTGATATTATTGGTGAAACAAAAATAAATATAGGAATATATAATTCCTATTAATTAACAGGTATATACATATGAAACAAATAATTCTCGGTGATAATCTCGAAGTGCTACCGACACTTCCTAATAATTTTGCACGACTAATCTACATCGATAGTCCGTTCTCGACTGGAAAAGTTCAACAACGCAAAAGAATAAAAGTCAAAGCAACAGATGGCGAAGGCGATCGAACAGGATTCGCTGGAAAACAATTCATAACAACAGAAGCAGAAGGCTCATCAAATATCTACAACGATAAGTTCGATGACTTCCCAGCATTCCTTATGCCACGCATAGAAGCATCATTGCATTGTCTAACAGACAACGGAGCATTGTTCGTCCATTTAGATTACAGAGAAGTTCATTATATCAAGGTTGCATTGGACAAGATGCTCGGACGCCATAGGTTTGTCAATGAATTAATATGGGCTTATGACTACGGAGCCAGATCAAAAAGTAAATGGCCAGCAAAACACGACACGATTTTATTTTATGCGATGAATCCAAATAAAGGCGGATATGTTTTCAATTTTGATGCAATGGATCGTATTCCATATCTCGCGCCCGGACTTGTGGGAAAAGAAAAAGCAGAGCGTGGTAAAACTCCAACAGATGTTTGGTTCAAAACAATCGTTCCAACAATGGGTAAGGAAAAGCAAAATTACCCAACGCAGAAGCCACTTGGTGTTTTAGATCGTATAGTCAAAGTTCATTCTAATGAAGGTGATATAGTATTAGATTTTTTTGCTGGAAGCGGTTCCCTTGGGCAATCAGCAGAGAATAATAATCGTGGTTATGTAATGATAGATAATAACCCCGACGCAGTCAAAATTATGAAAGCCCGACTGCCAACAGCACAGTGTATAGGTTTCTAAATGGAATGGATCCCTAAGAGATTTCATTATGAGGCTCATCCATTCAAAGATGACTTCGATCATGATTACAGGGTTTTTGTTAGGGATGGATTTTGGGTCGCTAATTATACCCCAAATCTAAATAGGTATGCTGGCTATCTATCAAATAGACTTCGTATAGAAACTTATTATGGCGATCCGTTAAAAACTAATTGTCAATTCACGACCAAAAAACAAGCAATGGAAGTTTGCGAAAGACATTACAAATTACTAATTTTGCAATAAGGGTTCTAAAAATGAATTGGTTAGAAACTGATACAGGTTATTGGGAAGCACATCTTGATGATGGAAATGATTATTGTGTGATTAGTTATTATGGCAAGTGGTGTTCATCATATAATCCACCAGATATGCTCGGTGGCTTCCTATCTAATAATCTTAACATAGAATGCGGTTATGGAATAGCAGAAGCACAAGGACTACAATCTAATTGTGAGTTCGCCACGAAAGAAGAAGCGCAAGAGATATGCGAACGCCATCACAAATTATTGATTTTACAATAGGTTTTACTATGGAATGGAAATATGATAGTGATGCATTGAGTGGTGATGACCGATATATATCAAATACAGATCGTGGATGGTATGACATTGTATATTTACAATATAGTAAAAGTGGGTGGTATATAGTTTATACTCCGCCAAAAAGTTTGGGCGGATATCTGTCAGACAGACTTCATATGCATTGTATTACAAGTAGGGTTGATAGTTTGCCAGATGATTGTTTTTTCAAGATGCCAGAAGAAGCAAAAGCCGTTTGTGAAAGACATTATGAGTTATTGATATTACAATAAGGAAATAATATGTTAGAATGGTCAATAGCAAAAGAGAATAATTGTTATTTACATTATTTTGTTGCTCGCGAAGGATTTTACACTTATAGTGTGATGTATCAAGGTGTAGCAAATAACGGTTGGTGGTGCACTATGGTTTGTCAAAATCATATCGACGATATCGAAATACATTGGCTAAATAAAAGATCAGTATCTACAACATTACTAAATAACAATGGTCTTCGACCAGATCATAAGTTTGCCACAAAAGAAAAAGCAATGGTAGCTTGTGAAAGATATAATCAACGACTGGTTTTGCAATAGGATTTATTATGGAATGGGTATATGGAGGTAAGCATCAACATAAATGGAATGAAACTTGGTTTGTGCCATATAAGTATTCCGTTGCTTCCGTAAAAAATGAATTATATTATAATATATTATATATTGTCAATAATGGTAATATTCGTTTTCTGACCAAAAATCTTCGTACAAGTGATATTACTATTTTTGGCAATAGCACGCCAGATGATTGTAAGTTTGACACAAAAGAAGAAGCGATGGCAGTTTGTGAAAGACATAATGAGTTATTGATATTACAATGATAACATTCCAGCAAAAATTACTTGAACACTTGAAATCCGAACTTCAAATGATACAAAACGCCGGCGATCCTTATATTACCTCAATGTCAGATTACGATCACGAAAATAATGGTAAGTGTAATTTTATTATAGAATTGATTGAATGGGTAAAGGATGAGATGAAAAATGAATAGTATCTTTCAAGTAATTCCGGGCAACGGATACCAAGACAATAACACGCCAATTTTCTTGTCATTGGATGAGGCTATGAAATATGGTGATGAAATATTGCTGGCTGGATGGAAATCAAAATATGTAAATATTTTTGAATGGTATATTGGGGCGGTGGAATATAATGTGAGTTGGGGGAAGGTTGTTGGTGGAGAATGGGTAAAATCAGAACCATCTTTTACACTTGGAGAAATCATAACAAAATGAATAGTGTATTTATATTATTCTATGGCAATGGCGAATGTGATGACATGCTTAGTGTTCATCAATCACTTAATGATGCAAAACAAGCAGGAGATAAGTATCTCCTGAATAATGGTGATAGAATTGTCTCAATTGAGGAGTGGGAGATTGATAACCCTAATATGTTAGGTTATTGGAATAAGGTAAAATACACGAGATTACCAGATCAAAGTTATGATTGGAGAAAAGCATAATGAGTAATAACATTCGCGTTCGTTGGTGGAAGGTTGTTGGTGGAGAATGGGAAAAAAATACAGTATAAAAGAAGTCAATAAATCAATAAAAAATGCTGATGATAATATCGTTGAGCATTCTAAAAGAATGAATAAAGAGAATAAGACATTCCACTTGGCTAATGTTCAGGAAAACTTACCATTGTGCGCTAAAAACAATGTGCAAAAGAAATGGTATAGGTTGTGGGGATGGATTTGCTGGCCGAGTAAAGTAAATTGTAAAAAGTGTATTGCGTTGTCGCAGGATGTGGCTTGACGGGGTGCGGTGGAGTGGTTAGATTATAATTGTAGGAAGATAAAATGGTATTATTTATTATTGTTGGACTTGTTATTGGTATGATGTTTCTTTTAGATAATATTGAACATACATCATCTTGTTGGTATATTTAGATAAAAATAAAAATGTGAAATGAAAGAAAAACTAATGAAGACAAGATTTTCTCCAAGTCCGAGCGGTTCATTACATATTGGCGGGGCTAGAACAGCCCTATATAATTGGCTACTTGCAAAGAAACACAATGGGATTTTCTTGGTAAGGGTCGAGGACACAGATCAAAAAAGATCATCGGACGCAAGCGAAAATACAATTCTCGATAGTCTTCGTTGGCTCGGGTTAGATTGGCAACAAGGTATTGGCGTAAGCAATGATGTTCCGTATCGTCAAAGCGAGCGCAAAGATATTTACAAGCATTATGCAGAACAATTAATCAAAGAAGGTAAAGCATATCGTTGTTATTGCACACCAGAAGAATTAGATCGACAACGAAAAGAAATAGAAGCCAATAATCCAAAATCAGTATTCAAATATCCACGAACCTGCATTGACAAAGGATACGATCGAACTAAAAATTATGTAATTAGATTTAAGGCTCCGCTTGATGGTCATATTGAATATGATGATCAGGTGTTCAAGACAGTGCGCACACCTAATTTTGAAAATCAGGACTTCATAATTATACGATCTGATGGTCAAGCAATGTATAATTTTGGTGCGACTATTGATGACCATCTAATGGAAATAACTCATATTATTCGCGGACGCGAACATATGGTTAATGCAAATTGCCAACTGATGCTATATCAAGCGTTCGGGTGGGAACCACCTATTCAAGGACATCTCCCCCTCATTCTATCACAATCAGGATCCAAGTTATCGAAGCGCGATGGTGCTGCAAGCGTTTTCCAGTTTCGAGATTTAGGATATACACCACAAGCTCTATTGAATATTGTTGCAAGACTTGGTTTTGGTTATAAAGATCAAGAATTGTTTTCGATTAATGAACTAATTGAAAAGTTTTCACTTGAAAATTGTGTTCGTAAAGATGGTAAGTTTGATCCAGTCAAGGCATCGGTCATAAATTATGAACATCTGAAAAGCAACACATTGACGCCAGATAATGTGTATGCCGATCACCTCCTACCATTCATTACAGCCCGTGGCATTGACATCTGCGCCAGACGACTTACATCACTAATACCGCTGGTGAGGACACGCGCCCGCACACTATTGGACGCAGCAACGGAGTTAGAGCCAGTTCTCCGTTCCGACATCTCCATTGACCAATCAGCAGTCGAAAAAATACTCACACCAGAAGCCAAAACAAAACTATCCGCATTCAATACATTCCTTCAATCCGTAAATGATTGGACGGAAAATAATCTTAGAACGGCAACAAATGATTGGCTAACACAAAATGGAATGACTATAAAAGAGATCGGACAACCAACAAGATGCGCGATTTATGGTCGGACACAAAGCCCTGAATTATTCCAAGTAATGGGAGTGATGGGTAAAGAAGTAGTATTGAACAGAATACAAAAGCAACTGATATAATATGTTTGTAGAATATATGTTAGATATTCCATTGATAGTAGATACTGATTTTCGAGAGAAAGCCAGTGTTAATACCGAAGGAATATCAATAGAACTTGCGGACGCAGTCATCAGGGCGTATGAACGAAGAAAATTACCAGTTATTCCTAATCTAATAAAAGCATTCGTGTGGTATCATAAAGCACTCGGGAATGGTATAGATTTTGCGATCCTTAGAAATAAGCAACTCAATCCCCAATATAAAAAGTATGCAGACGAAATAGATAAATATCTATTACTACTATGAAAGAAACAAAATGAAACTCACAAAATCAATGTTCGGAGACATAAAATGCAAATCTTTCGGACTATCAAATAATCAAATGCGACACAACAGCATAATCAACAATGCTGGCTGGTATAATTTACAAGGAGAAAAACTCGGCGCTGGTGATCTAAGCCTTCCCGATATGGTAAATATTGCCAAGACAATCTCACCAACAGAGGCATTCGTTGTTCTTTCTGAAATGGATTCTATGTGGGATATGCCAAGAACATTCGATCACACTGCTCCGGGTAAAGATTATGTTTTACATAAAGCCATATGGATAATTGGTCAAGATGTTAATGGCGGAAATGCAATTGTTCGCATTCGAGAAAACATATCAAAGTTAGAAAACGCAGAACAAGATGGTATAAAATATTATAGGATACCAAGAGAAGAGTTTTTCAAGACCGTCGGATATACACCAAAGAAACTTGATCTATCTTCCAAACCGATTGTAAAGAAAGAAAAAACGATTGAAGAAAAAATGAAGGATGCAGTAAATAAACTAAGTTCGTTGAAACCAACGAAATCCAGTAGTAGTTCTTCTTCAAAGAGCATTACGAAATCAACTGGTTCTATAAATCATATTGGTGGTGGAAGTATTAGTGGTGCAGTTCCAGCAAAAACAAATCCAGCTATTGCAGGCGGCACGATTGTAAAAAAATCAAAGCCAATCAAAAAAGTAAGCTCATCGCCATGAGTAAAACAAAAAATAAAACTAAACTAGAAGCCGAAGAAACAGAGTCTGGTATTAAGTGTGTATTTTGTGGCGGGATTATAAAGTCTTACATTATTGGAAAAAATAAAGAAGGAAGATATGAATATCCAAAGCCAGAATTCAAAGAAGGCGAACACGAAAACATAAAGGATTGCATTAAGCACTTAAATGATATGATCGTTGATTTACAAAACGATGTATGGAAACTTGAAAGTAAAACCTAGATTTTCCAGCAAAAGTTGGGCGCGCTCGCTTGATATGTAATGTATCTCCGATCGTGTGCTGGCAATGATAACCCAAGAGCGATAAACTCAAAGGGCATTGAACTCGACAACAAAATAATGCGACGGCATTCCAAACACGAAAACGCACAGTGATATGTGCTCGCAGAGATGCAACCTCGCCAGACGTGCTCATCACATGAACAAAGCCAGATGATTGTAGAACAATCTTGTCATAAACAAACAATACACAACCAGACATTATTTAGCGAAACCTTGCTCAACTATTATGGGCTTGACAAAGCGGTAATCGATGGCTATTGTTAGAGCAGGGAACGGCGCCAAAGCGGTAGCCGTTCCTAGCAGTTTTCCCTACACGGTGATACAAATGTCCAAAGATGAAGATGATCTAAAAGAATATATGTATAAATTAGGGGGCGTTGCTACATGGGTAGAGATAACAAGATTTATTGAAAATCGTAATATGAATGTTCCTAAAACATTAGTGAAAGCATTCATGTGGGATAATGAAAATAAAACCCTTCCGCTCCAAGTAATTTTCAAATCTTGGAAATTAGATTATGAAGACCATGCAAAATATCTCGATGAAATCGAAAAGTATCTAATACTAACATAGGCTCGCAATGTCTAAAAACAAAAAGAAGAAAACTAAATCCGTTCCTCGCAATTCCAATGTTATATCTGCGCGTTCTCGTGTGGCTGGTATGGCGCCGATGAAATCTAAAAACACACCTCGTGGTGGTCAAAAGAATGAGCAAAGAGAGTTGCTTGAAGAGGTAGATAAAGATACGGACGAAGATGACAACGAATAAAAACTATTTTTGTATATCGTGTAAATCTACAACTCGGGAAGCAACTCAAATATATAATAGTAAATGTGATGATTGCGCCATTACATATTATGGCGATCCGAAGTTTTATAACAAAAGCTGGGGATGCGCGGAACGAACCATAAGCCTGAAATATCTAATTAGATGGGAATATGATATTCCTAATAATAAGAAAATAACAACTATTCTAAAAGAAGAATGGATCCAAACATCAAAAACATCAGGTCAATATATGGATGGTACTATTGCCGAACTTGATGGTTGGAAGTTATTCGATATTAGAACAGAAGAGCAGTTAGAAAAGTTATTGATATTGATATGAAACATCCAGCCAATATCCATTGCATTAGGTGTAGCGGAGAATTAGACCATAAATATTGTAATGATTGTGATATATTACATTTTACCGAAGAAGACGAAACCAAATTTAGTTATGCGATGAAAAATATTCAGCCTTATGCAATCGAATGGAGCCAAGAACATACATTCATAATGCATATGTTTCCATCACCTGATCGTAGGGAAAGGCTAATCAAAGTTTTTGATGGTTATAAATTGTTTGATATCAAAACAGCGAAACAATTAGAAAAGTTATTGATATTATGCTAACTGATGGGGAACGAGAACAAATTATTCGTAATGCTATAAAGACCATTACAACAAAGGGTATAAAACTTGGTATTCAATCTTGGGGAATTGAATGGAAATCTACAAAAGGCAAAGAACACTGGGCACCAAAAAAAGATCAAACTTGTTGTGCATTAGCGTGTGTGTTGCTTGCAGATCAAGAAAAAATACCAAAACATTTAGCAAGCGGACGCGGTTATTCAATTGAAAAATTATTAGATACGAATACAAATTGGGTTAGATCTTTTCAAAAAGGCTTCGATGGATATCCCAAATCCGAATATGATCGAGAAGAGTTCGCTTATGAATTGGGAGTTATGATACGAGAGGAATTGGTCAAATAATGCTATACTTCACAAAGATTTTCAAGTTTCCAAATCCTAAACAATTAGGAATGTCAGATCACTGCAATGCTATGCCAATGAGAGATTTTGGTAATGATGATGGTAGTCCAACATGGGATGACTATTACGATCACCTAAAAAAGATTTACCCCGTGAAGTTCTTTTTCGCATCAACACTTCCGACATTCATTCGTTATGCTTGGCTTAGTCTAATTGGATGGAAACTTCACGACTTCAAATACTGGTTCATATCATTCATTATTGAGCGAGATCATATTCTTGATCTTCGCCAACCAAAAAGGAATAAGATTGGAGATGCTGATCATTACCGACACGGGTATATTGATACCGATACAAAAATGGTATATGCGATATTCAATCTATTGACTAACTTCGTATTGCGTCAGCGTATGTATATGCCAACAGCAGAAGAGGTTGCAAAAGAACCAATTTTACAAACGCAATTAGATAAATACACTGAAATCTATGCAATCTATCATTGGTGGAATAAGGATCGAAAACTCGAATATAAGGAAGCCGATGATGCGATGACTGCTTGGAGTAAAGCAAAACGAAGTAAATCACCTGATACAAAACAATTGTGGGATAATTTACAAAATCTTAATAAAAGAAACGAAGATAAGTTAGAAGAAATGCTTATTCGTGTATTAGGTATTAGAAAATACTTGTGGTCGTGATATGAATAGTAAATACCTAATCATTATATCTATTCTTGGATATGGATTTTGGAGTTTCTTTTTAAAGTTGGCAACAAGACATCTACATCCGTTTCAAATTCATATAGTGAATTGTTGTGTTGGTATAGCATTATTACCAATATATATCTACATTCTTTCTACAAAGGTAGCACAACCATTTAATGTTATTGGTGCAATGTGGGCAATGCTTGCAACGCTATCTGCAACAATGGCAGGGCTTGCATTCATATATGCTATTCGTGATAGCAATAATGTTGCTACATTGTATTCAATATCTATGACTTCGCCAATTGTAATAACATTGATTTTGACTTCGATATTCTTCGGAGAACAGATAACTATGATGAAAGTTATTGGTATGGCATTGATTATTGTGGGCGCGCTGGTTGTAAGACGGTAGCGCACACTGGGCGCAAGCATCCACATTGACTTGGCGGGCACGGAGCCTTACATTGTTGTGAGGAGAGTGCAATGAAACCACAGTCTTTTATGCTAATTGGTCAAGAAGCGGTTATGCTCGATCGTTCAATCGAAGTGTCTGCGCCAGATGAAGACATTGGATCTAAAATCCTAATTCGATGTGCAGACGCAATCCTTGATAAACATATCAAGAGCCTCCGTATTAATTTACCAAACAAGATTATTTTCGTTTCTGCAAAGGACAATAACAACCTAATTGTTCGTGCTGAACACAGTGATAATAAAAAGGAAATGAACTAACATGGCAAAGTTTTCAGATTTTTCACCAAGCGATAAGGTATCATTGATCAAGCATGAGTTTTCTGCATTGATAAAATCAGTTTTTGAAAACCCAGCGCTATTGAAGTCGTTTATTAACGAAAAACTTATTGATAACGGGCAATCAAAATCAATACTTCAATTAGTAAATAAGTTCAATTCTAAAACTTGTGTATGTTGTAGGCGATATGATCCAAGCAAAGTAAAGCTAATTCCAATTGAACCGGAACTTGAACCGTTGGTTGATGTTGCAAGAAGTATTGCAGAAAAGAAATCATACTAAGGTATCAGATGTATCAGCAACAAGATCTAAAAGATAGTTATATCAAACGCGATCCTTGGGTAAAGGCTATGAAAAAGTCTTTTGATCCAAATGAGATTGCCGAGTTGATTAAAAAAAGAATTGATAAACCGGGATTGAACGGTCCAATTATTCATCATAACGGTGGAACTTCTACTGATGTTATAAATCTATTTATTGATTCTAATGAGGAATATAGAAGAAGGATTGCTCCAGCAGTTGGATTTATACTACATAATATATTACATGATAAAGAAAAAGAAAGCCACGAACTATTACGCGGTATTTTTAATATCATTGCCAATTCTAAATTGAAAGAATGTAAAGTTCTATTATACAGATGGTTATTGAAACATAAACAAGTAATTGGTTGTGATGATTTAAAGTTGAAAACCACATATCGTGAAGGTATGATTGCATACGCTTACATTCAAGATAGAGAGATTCTAATTGAACAATGGTGGCACAATGTATGGAATGAATGTTCTGTATTTTGGTGGAGTCCATCATTTTTAGGAATGCGTATAAGTAATCCTGCGTTGGCAGCGAGCGAGATTCCAAAACTAATTGAAAGAAATTATGACAAGGGCGCATTCCTAATGGCGTCAATGTGGAGTGATCCTACAAGCAAAGCAGCATTCGAGAATGCAATTGCAACTGGTATGAAAGATAATGCCGGTTGGGCTGGTATTGCGGTAAATCAAGTATTGGAAAAACTTGATGATGAAAAAAAGAACGAGTTGATGCTTGCATTGAGGAAAGCAATTTATTATGCTTGATTATGAAGAACACGCAAGATTAAATTGGGAAGACACAATTGCATTGTTCGAGAAAAAAGAATTGAATGTCCCAGCAGAAATTGCTTATTCTATATATAGAAATATAAATCCGACAAGTATTACAATGTATATTGATACATTATGTCTGACAGTTCCAAGCGCTTCTAAATATAAAGAAGACATTGAAAAATATCTATTGCTAATGTAAAGGATAAAAATGAAAAATCAAATCACAATGTGCCCGTTTTGTGGATGTAAATCACTATATCTTGATGATCCAAACGAAGATTCGGATGGTATGGATGTGATGACATCATACGATGGTGATTATGAGATATGCGAACCAGAAGTTGTATTAGTCAGATGTAAAGAAAGTAAGAGCCATAGTTTCTTCGTCAGTAAAAAAGAGGCAGACAATATTCCAATAAAATAGTATTATGTTAGATGATTGATTTTATTCGCCGACACAAGATTGCATTCATAGCGTTATTGATTATTGTTATTTTGTCGGTTGAAGGATATGTTAGAAAACGACACCATTCGAGATTGAAAACTGATGAGCAAGGACAAAGTATTACTGATTGACGGTTTAAATTTTAGTTATAGGGCGAATATCACATTCGGTAAGCCAAAACCAGAAGACGAAGATAAAGAAAGTTTCGCCGCAGTATATAATTTTTTCCGTAATACCAGAGCATTGATTGAACAATTCGATCCTGATAAAGTATTCTTCGCGCTTGAAGGGGAAAATTGTTTTAGAAGAGAGTTATATTCCGAATATAAATCTAACAGAATCATCAAAGTAGGATCAGAAGACAAGCAAAAGAAACGCGATGACTTCCTTCGTCAATACAACATTATGTTGAAGTTGCTAAAATATCTTCCAATAACCCAAGTAAAATCAGATAGATACGAAGCGGACGATGTTATTGCGACATTAGTTTCTACATTGCAAGATGAGGATCTAACAGTTATATCATCGGACAAGGATTACATTCAGTTATTACAAAAAGGTTATGATAATCTAAAAGTATTTAGTCATAATCTAAAAGGCTATGTTGTTCCGCCAGACTATCACTTCCTAACATTCCTAACATTGAATGGCGATACAAGCGATAACATTCCATCATTGATTAGTAAGAAGAAGGCTATTGCTATTGCAAGCGATCCAGAAAAGTTAGCGGAGTTTCTTTCCGTAGTAGAGAATAGAGCAAACTATTCATTGAATAATCAATTAGTTGCATTCAAAATCATAGAGGATGAAGAGTTGCAATTTAGTGAATACGAAGTTGATTTTGATTCCTTGAAGGAAGAGTTCGAGTACATGGAGTTCGAGACTATCTTGGAAGATAAGTATTGGAACAGGTTCATTGAAACATTCGAGAGATTGAGGTAAAACCGATGGGTTATTATGTGTCTCGCCAGAGACGTTATGAAGACAATAGACTACTCGTAGAGATTAGTTGTGGTGGTTCTAAGTTCGCTGGCAAAGATATACTTCCAGTTATGTTTAGTGGCGAACAAAAAAACCTTGTTAGTCCTGTTGATGCAGTAAATGTATCGCTTCGTATGATTGAAGAGTGGCATCAGAAATATTGGGATGAAACAAAAAGCGTTTCACTTGTAAATGCGGATGGCAAAGGTTCCTGCCAATTATTCGATCCTCACAATAAAAAAGACATTGAAAAACTTGAACGCTGGGCACAAACAACATTAAAAAGTATGGCTAAATGTTGCAATTGCCAAAAGCCAATTGGTAATATGAACAAGGCTTACGAGACACAAGATTTACCAAATAGAGTTGCTTGTTCAGAAGTATGTCTTGCAACGATATACCGAACTATCTTCGGCGTTGAAATGCCAAGAGTTGGTTCCAATAAAGATAAAAAACAATATCCCAAAGCCCCTTGACGGGTGTCGGGCTAATGCTTACAATACTAACAGGGAGCGGAGTTTTTTAGATAAAGTAAATGTCCAAAGTTGAAAATATCTGAAAGTCTCGATAGAGGCGTGCCCGCAAGCAAACAAATCCCTTTCATTCGCCGCTGAATGTGCCCAGACGCGGTAGATTGCAAAGCGTAATCTATAAGAATGAGAACTGGATAAGTTAAATGCCGACTGGTAAAGGTTCCAGCGTTCCCGACAATTTAGATGGAGAATGATAATGCTAAGTGTGCTTGGTTCATTGGTTAAAAAGATTCCTAATATTACAATTCCAAAGCCAGATGGCAAGCCATACTTGACACGGTATTACCTATTATGGAAAGATAGGGAACGGGGAAACTTGTTCCTTCATCATTTTCGTAGTAGTGATCTTGATATTGATATTACTGATAATGTTGGAGGATATGCGTATCTTCTCCACAACCATCCGACGAGTTTTTCATTTAGTTTCGTTTTGACAAAGGGATACTGGGAAGAACGCAGAGCACCAGATGATACGGTATATCGTCGTTTTGTAAAACCCTTGTCATTCAATTTTTTCACGCCTAACGATTTTCATCGAGTGGAATTGATTGATGAAAATGATGGTCCATGGACATTGTTTTTCACTGGTAGTAGGAAAAACAGATCGTGGGGATTTTGGAATAGGATTACAAAGTCCTATAAGGACTATAAACAATTTAGCAAAGCAATTGCATAATGATCAATTCAGTAGTGCCGGCGTGGTAGAAAATCTAATTGGTATTGCAAATCTAATGCATTGGGTTAGCGGTAAAGACTGGAATGCAACAGGGCTAATCGAAGGAAACAAAAACCGTGCGTGAATACACAGTTCGCTACAAATCAACAAACGATAATGGATTCGTTCAGGAATGGACAGCATTCGCGTCATTCAATTCCATTGACGATAAATCAGAACAACTGATCAAAGAGTATCAGGTGGAATATCAAAACGATCCAAACTTCACTATCGTCAGTGTAGATAAATTACCACTGAGCGATGTTGATTTTGAATTGATTGATCGTATGCGTTCAATTCGCGATATGTGTGAGATGGGGCATAAGGTTCGTGCGGATGTAAAGATCCGTAATCGACAGCCATTACGCACAGCGTATGTATTATATTCAGACAAACAAGTTCAAAATTATATGGTATATGTTGATTGCAAACATAACGAATATGCTAATATTCTTGGAGATGAATTGAATGTTGAGAAAGTTGTATTCATTGAGAATGCAAATGAATTTACCGATATGGTATTGAAACCTAATTTTCGAGTTCTTGGTAAGCGTGGCGCTGGAAAGCAAGCAAACGGACTGAAAGCTGAATTGGCAAAAATGAGTTTTGCCGATAGGAAAAACTTGTATAAACTGCTTGAAAATAAAGAAACAGTTAGAATGTGCGATATTGATCTAACATTGAGTGATATTGAAGTTGAGTTCGTATCAAAAGCGGGTTATGCTTCTGCATCAAACAGGTCGGGGGTAATCATTCTTGACACTAATTTAACTCCTGAATTGTTGGAGCAAGGATTTATTGCCGACTTGAAATCTGCATTGCAAAATGTTCGAAAAGAACTTGAATTGGAATTGACAGATAGAGTAGAGATTGAAATCTGCTGTATGCCAAAAGAGGCAAATGTTATTGCTAAATATAAAGATAAATTGAAAAAAGAATTACTTGCGAATCATATTGCATTGTTGCCAGATAATTGGGGCAACAAGGATTCGAAAAAGATTGAAGTTGATAGTAATAGTTTTCTTGTTAATGTGTATAAAGTAGATTGATTATGCAACAAAATCTATTATTTAGAGTTGGACAAACAGTAAAACACATAATTCACCAGACTTGTTTTATTGTGAATAAAAAATTATACGAATTATTCGGAAATAGTTCTCGCATTTTCATACAAAATGGATTCATAGATTACTATGATAGGAGCGTTAGAAGATCTTATTCCCTTATAAATGGTAAAGCCGAACTTCATAGAGAAGACGGCCCAGCAAAAGAATGGGTCAATGGTCATACAGAATATTGGATCAATGGGCAACACATTACACAATTAGATGATAAGAAAATCTACGGTAAAGAAAACTTAGCAAAATATCTAACATTGGTATAACTTATGAAACGAGCATCAACAGTTCTGATAATTGAAAACGATAAAGTTTTGGCTATTAGTCGCCGAAACGATCATACTGATTTTGGACTGGTCGGCGGAAAAAGCCTTGAAAATGAAACATTCGAACAATGTGCCATCCGTGAAACATTGGAAGAAACAGGACTAACAATATCTGATCCTCAATTTATTTTTGAACGCATAGATGGCGAATATCAGGTTCAAGTATTTACACCAAAATCATACACAGGAACAATAATTGAAAGTGATGAAGGTATCGTTCGCTGGCTAACACCTGATGTTCTTGTTAAAGGCAAGACCTTCGGTGAGTTCAATACAGAATTATTCAAACATATCGGATTAATAAAATGATTGTCGGACAGCCAACAATAAAACAGTTAGTAAAAATGATGGAGTTTTGCAACGAGTATTCATTCGTTATTCCATCATATAACCTTGTGCTTCCAGAAGAAGCAACTGGTTCTAATTTTAGATCATCATCAGTATTTAGGTTATTGCGTTCTGGATTTATGACTTATTCTGGTTTTGGTGGTGCAAACAAGAGGATTGCAGATATAAATATAGGCGGAATACCATTACCACAACAATGGATTGATAGAGCGTATATTTTCTTGTCTGAGCAAGTAAAACTAAAAACGAAAGAAAAAGCAGTTGGCTGGAATATGAAACATATACCAGAGTTGTTATTGAAGTTCGGCGGTTGTGATTTTATTCAATTAGGAGAAACCAAATGAAATCTTATTTTCTAATGATTACTTCGTCGCGTGGTGATATGGCATACTGGGAATACGATCACGAGGGCGTTGCAAAATGGGAATTAGCAAGGCTTCCATTCGCAGTTCGCGTAGAGAGTTCGGATAAGCTAACAGCAGAGCAAATAGCAGTATATAGAAAACAGATTACAGGACTATAAACTATGCCAACAGTAAAACAAATATTCAGTAAAAAAGACTTCCCATCGTTTATAAAAAAACATAAAATATTCAAGACAGTCAAGACGATAAAAAAGATTTTTCCAGAGATCGGATTACCCAATAGCGAAAAGATTGTAAATATTGACAACTCACAAGAGATAAAGGAAACGGCTAAGGATTTATTAGGCTATATGAAATATAGGCTATCTTATTATTCTAATGCAAATTCCGATTTAATCAAAATACTTGATAAATCAATTGTAGAAAAAGATGGCAAAATATCGTTGAATCTTTCAAAAGAGGTTGTTGATAAAAACGGCAAAGTTGTATTTAAGCGCGGCGAAGGAGTTTTCAAGGTATATAATAAGATTCAAAAACAGGCTTGTAATTATAATTTACCTGCATTGGACACTATTGGCCAATTCAAAAAATTTAGTGCAGTAAATATTCCAAACGCCAAACACACAATTCATTTTTCATCCGATGGTGCGGAAGGACTATGGGACATTGCAACAATATCTATGCGTGGTATTGAATCGTGTCAAGGATGGGGAAAACCACAATCTAAAAGTCTAATTGGATCTATGGTTGATCCGTTCGTTGGTATTATATATCTTTCATCTGGCACAAAAACATCGCACGGTAGTAAAATGCTACGCCGATGCGTTGTTAGGTTCGTTGTAAATAAGAAAGACAAAAAGCCTAATTTATTCATTGAACAAATGTATCCTGAATACAATAAAGCAATTATGGATCAATTTATTTTGTTCCTAAAAGAAAAAACTAAAAACAAATTTCCAATTCGTGGATACGACCATAATTATTTTGGCAATAATATGGTTATACCTACAAGCGAAGTGGTTAGTAAATTAGATATGGATGATAGATCATATCGTGATGCCGAAATTGATTATGACGACGAAGATGAAGATGAAGATGATATGGTCGATCTAGTTTCTGATATTGAGGAAAAAATAGCAAACAGCGTTTCTTCTTCTTGTAGAAAAATAAAACTGGCAGATATTCCAGAAGAGTATAAAGATAATTTTAGAGAAATAAAAAATAATAATTATTATGGTGATTTACAGGAATCTGTTGCAGATTTTATTAGTTGGAGTTACCGCGATTATATGTCTAAATCTGATCTTCTAAAAGATGTTAGTGCTATAAAAAAGAATCTAAATTCAATGTTGAAATCAATAGTTCAGAAAAATATGTTAGGTAAATCATCGAAAACAAAAGATATAACTCAAAAAATAGTTGATGAGGCATCAAAGAAAATTATACCACTTCTGGATAAGCCTTTCAAAACCAAAAAACCACAAAAATACCCTGAAATCTATTCAAAATACCTATAAGAGATCACAAATGGCAACACCAATAGAACAAATCTTCAAAGACAAAAAATATCCTAAATGGTTCTCAAATCACCCTATCTTCAAGGAAGTAAAGACAATCAAAAAAGTCTTTCCATCAATAGGACTTCCAAATTGTATTGAAGATGCCGCAATTGATAATTCAGAGCAGGCAAAAGCATCCGCAAAAATATTGATTAGTGATATTATTAATATAATCGATTATAGAATAGTTGAGTTAAAAAAATACCAAAAAACAATAAAAAACAAAAACCGTAAAGCACAAAGTGATAAATGTCTAATAGTTTTAGCGGAAGTTCTTGCTCAACTAAAAAAACCAAATGATATTATTCAAATTAACAATGGGAGAGTTTCATTAAAACTATCTGACAATATTACAATCGAAGATGATAATAGACCAGTCTTTCGTAAAAACGAAAGCCTATTCCGTGTATATAACAAACTAACGGAAATGCTTCGCGAAGGGAACTTCGTTGGATTGGATACATTGGAGAATGCTTATTCATTCAAAACATTTAGCACGGACAACATACCAAACAACGGCTTCAAGATAGCATTTTCATCAGACGGAGCGAATGGTGCTTGGGATATAGGAACCATGTCAATGCGTGGTATATCTTCCTGCCAAAGTTGGGATCGCGGTGAATACAAACATTGCACAATAGGATCGGTTATTGATCCGTTCGTTGGAATTATTTACCTAACTACTGGTGGTAAGTTCAATGAATACGGAACCAAGATGGTTCGTCGTTGCATTGTCAGGTTCGTAATTAATGGTAAAGACAATAAACCATACATTCTAATGGATAGAATGTATCCAAGCAATGATACAAAGGTAATAAATCAATTCAAAAAGTTTTTGGAAACAAAGACTAACGGTAAGTTCAAAGTATTGTATTCTGAAAATATGGGAAACGATTTAATAAAAAACTCATATCTTCCAATGAATCCAATCAGAAAGAAATTACGAGAAACAGGTAGGGACGGTAAATCAAAAGCATATGATGAATATGATGCGATTCAATCATATCAGGATATGAGAATTAATAATAAATCTGGGATCAAAAAAGATAAACAATCAGAGTTATTCAACAAGAATAGTAAGAAAAAAGAGAATAAGTTTATTCAAAGTTTTGCGAAAGCCTTCGTTGAAGCAGTGAAAGAGGTTCCGCTAACAGAAGTTCCGAGAACAATAAAACCTGCATTGAAATTAATAAAAGCAAAGAACAACTATAATTATATTAATTCAATACATAATATTGGCAACACTATTGCAAAACATATAGTGGATAATGTAGATAAAACTCAATTTACTAATTCGGAAACCTACATTCGTAGAGTCTATTATAGTTTCTTCAATCAAAGAAATGTTATTGTTGATAAAATTAAAACTGAATTAATCAAAAAATTGAATGGTGATATTCATCTCAAAGCGGGTGAACGTTTCGGAATACGAAACTTCATTCCACTGATGAAAAAAGTTTTGCCAGCAATGGATAGTACTATGAAAGAAGAGTTGAAGAAAATTGTAGAGAAACGAAATGCAATAAAGATTGAACCCTTACCACTTCCATAGAGTGAAATATGCAGACAAACATTCAAGAGTTTCTAAAAAACGAAAAACTTCCAAAGTTTCTTGCGGAACATGAAAAACTCAAATCAATAACAAAAGTTAGTAAAGTTTTTCCATCAATTGGATTGCCGAATTGTAGTGAAACCTGTAAGTTCGATAATTCTGAAATTACAAAAACAAGCGCTGAAAGCCTGATTAGTGAATTAGGTGAGCTTATGTTCAATAGGTTCGCTAATGCAGCGTATCGCCACGCGCCTATTAATGATGCACAAGCCGCTAAAATAAATAAATTATTATACTGGCGCGGGATACTGGCAAACGTAAAAGATCAGCATTACTATCATTCTTTCATTTATAATGAAAATAATAAAGTATCGATAAAACTATCATCTGATATAGCAGATAATACTGGCAAAGTGATTTTCAGAAAGAACGAAAGTCTTTTCAGAATATATAACAAGGTATGTGAAATATCTAAATCCGAAAGGCTCGGAATTAATTTTCCAAAACTCGAAACTATCGCATCCTTCAAGCAATTTAGCATAGATAATGTCCCAACAAAAGATTATAAAATAGTATTTTCATCAAACGGATTAGAAGGATTATGGGATATCGCGACGATGTCTATGCGTGGCATTGTGTCTTGTCAAAGTTGGAGCGGAAGATTCAAAACACAACTGGTTGGTTCGCTTATTGACCCTTGCGTTGGTATTATATATCTGACAACGGGCAAAAATATAAACAATCTTGGATCAAAAATGATCAAAAGATGTATTGTTAGATATGCTGTAAATAGTGAAACTAAAAAACCAGTAATTATAATAGATAGAATGTATCCATCGTATGATGGGAAAGTAAAAGAGTTATTTTATAACTTCATAAAAGAAAAAACAAATAGTAAGATTGATATCATAGTGTGGCCAATGCAAAATACTGATTGGAATATAATAAATAAATTATACCTTCCAGATCATTCTATAAGAAAAAATCTTACAAAACGAACAAAATCTTATATGGATACACCAGTTTTTGCTAAAAAAGATCTTCGAGTAAAAAAACCTCAATTAGAAATAAATATCGAAAATAGAAATATTCGTTTTCGTCAGATGGTAGCCACATTCGATCAGTGTTATACTGGTCTAAAATCAGTAGATCTGTCATCAATAACTAAAAATAATGATATAAAAATTGGTCTCAAAAGAATAATCAAAACTCCCGGTATGTCTGAGATCGTAGCAAGTTATTATAATGAAATAGCAAACAAACTAATTGAAACTACATCAAAAAATGATATCACGAGTTCAGACGAATATATGAAGCAATTATGTTTTTCCTTCTTGGCTAAGAAACATACAAAACAAGCAATAATATCTTGTGTTAGAAAAATAAACAAGTATTATAAATTGTCAAAAAAGAACAAAATCAATTCAGAAATATTAACTAAGTTATTAACGCCAACTCAGACATTAGTTTCTAATAATGTTAAATTACAATTAAAAGAATTATTGACAAGCAAACCGGCAGTGGCTAAATTAGTATGATTGGGAGAAAAATAACCGTGGAAAAAACTAATAAAATAAAAGAAACTAAAAAAATACAACAGGCAAAAAAGATCCCAGTTTCAACGGAATTATTTAAAGATAAAAATATTCCAGCGTTCATAAAAGATCACACATTATTCAAGAACCCAATAAAAGTTAGCAAAGTCTTCCCGTCAATCGGGCTTCCTAATTTTTCTGACACGGTAAAGATTGACAAGGCATTCGACAACATAAAAAAAGAGGGTGGTTATGTTTTCAATCTTTTGCAGAAAATGTCTGGTATTCTTACCAATGCAAGAGACAGCGCATCAATGATGGGGGATAGGATTCAATATCTTTCTCCAAAAGAAGAACGCGAAGCAAACAGATCAAAGGTCAATGATCTATATTTTATGTCAAAAATCCTTGGTATATTGTCATCATATACAGACCCATATGATCCAAATGTAATAAACGGTTCTGTTCATATGACGGAAGGTAAGGTAGTATTAAAGTTGGTGGCAAATATACCAGATCAAAGAGAAGGTAAAAATATTTTTCGAGTAGATGAACCACTATTCAGAATATTCAATGCGTTGAAAGAACGATGCCTTGCGCTTGATATCCCATTTACAAATCTTGAAACAACGGAACCGTTCAAAGTTTTCAGCAAAGAAAATATGCCAAACAAAGAATACAGTGTTGTTTTTTCGTCGGAAGGTGAGGCTGGCGCTTGGGATATTGCTACAATGTCTATGCGTGGAATAAAGTCTTGTCAGCGTTGGGATGGAGAATATCCTCGTTGTCTAATAGGATCTATTCTTTCTAGGTATGTTGGAATAATTTACCTAACATCAGGCGTAAAAGCAGACGATCATCCAACATATTCTAATCTTGGAACAAAGATGTTGCGTCGTTGTGTTGTAAGATATGCAATCGATTCTGATGAAGGAGCGCCTTGCATTTTGATTGATAAAATGTATCCTGAATACGATAGAGAAGTGTGTGGTATTTTTACAAAAATCCTTCAATCAAAAACCAAACTACCAGTCTATTACGCACCAGAACTTGGGAATAAGATAAAACATATTTATTCTCCATCAGAAAAGGTTAGAAACGAAGTTTCCAATCGGGAGTTGTCGTATCAAGATACACCATTGAAATCAAAAGAAGATATCAATGTGTATTACTTATTGACACATAGCAAAGAAGAAATTGAACGAGATGTTCGTGGGTTCAGGGCAAACCTTCCATTGTTCTTTTCTAAAAAGATGGAAGATGTGTATAATGGTAATTCCATTGTCAATGACGAAATAAAAAAGACCATAAAAAACATTATGATGAATGTGGCGCTCACACCGTTTTGTGATGCCATATCACTTCATATGATGAGTGTGTTTCCAGCGACAAGTAGTAAAAACTACAAAGATAGCAAGTCCTATTACAGAAAATATCTAATGGATATTTTGATAAATAGAAAAAAAGTATTTACTCGTGCAGTCTCAGTTCTTACCCCGCAAGTTCAAGCACATGCCTCACGAACAGTGAATATGGAAGTATTCACGGAGTATTTATATTCACTAATGATTGAGTTCATTAAACTTGAAATGAAAAAGGTTATAAATTAAGATGAACACACAAATAGAAAAATCTACTGGTATCGATTATATCATAAATGGTAAACGAAAATACCCTGAATGGATCAAAAACCATCAGGTATTCAAGGATATGAATAAAATCGATAAAGTCTTTCCAAAAATTGGACTTGCAAACTTCAAAGAACCCTGCGAAATTATGAATACCGCTGAGGCAAAAACATCAGCAACATATCTTGGCAATAAAATTATTTATGAGTTGAATGCATTTAAAACTAAGTTATATTCAAATCTTGAAACAGCACTAAAATCAACAGAGAAAAATAGAAACGAATTATGTTGTAGCATTCAATCTATGATTAGCCTTATTGATACAGTTGCGTATTCTCTAAGGTTAAGTGAGTATATAAAAGTTGAAGACGGTAAGGTTGTTATGCGTCTTCGTTCTGATTTATTCAATGGTGATAAGAATCCAGTTTTTCGCAAAGATGAAGCAGTTCTTCGTGTTGCAAATAAACTATGGACTGAATTAGAAGCACTTGGGTTAAAACCAACGAAAATCGAACAGTATCAGGAGTTCAAAGATTTTTCACGCGTCAATGTGCCAAATAAAAAATACACAGTATGTTTTTCTTCATACGGTGAAGATGGGGCTTGGGATATTGGGACGATATCTATGCGTGGTATAACATCTTGTCAAGCGTGGTCAGCGCCTCAATCAAGAGGACTAATAGGATCAATATCATCGAGGTATGTTGGCGTAGTCTATATATCATCGGATAAAGATGAGGTTCCGGGCTACGGAACCAAGATGCTAAACCGTTGTATGGTTCGTTTTGCAATTCATAAAAATACAAAGAAACCAGTATTGATGATAGATACTATGTATCCTAATTCCAATGCCGATACACTCGCTACATTTAAAAAGGTATTGAAAGAAAAGTCTGGGCTTGAAGTTCGTGCCACTTCTGATGGGGCAATGAATGAATACTATATGCCTGATGAGCCTTCAAGAAAATTATTGAAGCAAGGTGAAACATCGTATGCTGATCATCCGATAGAAGTAAGAGAGCACACTTCATCAATCAAAGTCATTCCAATGAATATCAAGTCATTGACGGAAAACTTCAAGAAAAATGTATGCATTGATCTTGATAATATGATCAAAATAAAACGAGAACTATATGAAGCAGCAGAAAAACGAGTTGCAGAAAGTAAAGTCATATACAATGCTGCAAAAACAAAATGGCAAACTGAAAACGATTATGCAAATACTTGGGAACCAGATGGCAGTGAAATTATGCCAAAAGCACCAACGGTATTCGATCTTGTTGAACCAAAGATTGATGAAGAATTGAAAGCATTCGGTGGTGGCGGTATAATTAACCTATTGAATCATATTGACAAGAGACATGGCAAGGGACTTGCCGGAACAACATTCGCAAAACTATTCCTAAATAGCATCGTTGTATCGGAAGAAATGGAATACGCCAGCAAAGAAGAATACCATCGTAAATATCTAATGTCATTTTTGAAGAATGCAAAGAGTGTGAAGGAAGAAGCGCATAAGAAGTTCATTGGTGGAACTTGGATGAAATCATTCCCAAAGAGCGGAGAGAAGTTCTTCGAGATGATTTACTCGCAGATGAAAGGTTATTTTCTTGCGGATTGCAAGGAGATGATTAAGAAGAGCAACTGAGATGTTCATAAAACTAGAAAATGGTTTTGTTATAGATACAGGTTTCGAAGTAAATTATGAGGCAATATCAAATCCTATTGGTGGTGTGGGTGGATGGTATGGAATATTTTTAGTGTATGAGATTAGGGGCGAGAATGTTGGCGCTAATATGGCATTAGCATTCAAGTATTGGTCAGAATATTGTTCGCGAGATCCTGACCCTTATATGAAACTAACGATTGAAGATATAATGAGAGATAATGAATTGCATAATGCGTTATATCCAAAATATAAAAACGATATTGAAAAATATCTAATGTTGATGTAAAAATGTTTATTAAATGGGAAGATGGTATATTATATGACACCGATTTTGAAGAGGCTTGCGAAGGTTATTGGATAAGTATGGCCACCGTTTATGAATATAAAAATCTTAATGTTGCAGCCAATTTAGTTCGTGGCTATGTATGGTGGGCAAAAAAATCAGTTCATATGTCAATTAAAGCAATCCATAAAGAGAACACACCAGAAAAATATAAAGACGAAGTTGAAAAATATCTTTTGTTGATTTAGGCATTCCACAGTATAAGAATAACGATGTAAAAAGATGGGAGAAAAAACGATGCCTGAAAATACTTACGATCCAGTGGTAATGTATATTATTGTGAGAGAAGAATTGGGTATGAGTATTGGAAAGACTGGCGCCCAAATTGGACATTCGATACAGTATGCATTAATTCATTACTTCAAGGCGCTGGCGATTAATGCAAAATTACATTGCTTACCTCAAAATGAATTAAATCATACGGAGCTAACCACGCGCTGGTTGACAAACGGCTCAACGAAGATTATACTGAAAGCGGACGACAAGGAATGGGAAGAGTTGAAGATAGAGTTTGGTAAAGATAATTTTTTTGTTGTCAAAGATAACGGGAAAACGGAACTTGAACCGGGAACCGAAACTTGTGCAAGCCTATCTCCGATACTTAAGAGCACCGTTAGCAAATCGATAAAACGATTGCGATTGCTATAATTAGAAAGTTGTAAAATAAAATGTCAAGTCAAATTGAAGCGAAGAAAAATCTGCTTCGTAAATGGCGCGAAGCCTATTATAATGACGAACCAGTTGTGCCAGATGCAACATACGATGCATTGCACGATGAAGTTGAAAAACTTGACCCAAATGATAATGAAATAATTGAGATTGGCGCAGAACCAGTATCAGAATGGAAAAAATATAAACATTCTTCGGTGATGGGAAGTCTCAATAAATGTAATACAGAAGAACAGTTTTTAAAGTGGTCAAAAGATTATTGTTTCGATGAGCGGTTTTTTACCACTTGGAAAATTGATGGATTGAGCGTTAGTCTTGTGTATGAAGACGGTAAATTAGTTGTTGCTGCTACTCGTGGTGGAAAATCAGGTAGCGGTGAAGATATTACAGTTAATGTTGTAAAAATGCAAGGCGTTCCTAAAACACTTCCCAATAACATTACTGCAACAATTCGTGGTGAGATTGTTCTATCAAAAGCAAATCATCAAAAACACTTCAAAGATTATATGTCTGCAAGAAATGCTGCATCAGGTATAGCAAGAGCTTATGATGGGAGCGGTTGTCAGTATTTAAATATACTTGTATATAAAATACAAACAGATGATGTTGAACTAAAAACATTAGTAGATCAGTTTAATCTTTTACAGAAACTTGGATTTACTACACCAGATTACTCATTATTCGATAATGGAAAAGATACATATGCATACTTCACTCGTTTTCAAAATGAAATAAGAGATACTATTCCATATGATCTTGATGGCTTGGTTATATCAAATAATAATATGAGTAAGTTTGATAGTTATGGTATGACTAACAACAAGCCAAAAGCATCCATAGCAGCAAAGTTTGAGAACGAGGAGGCGGAAACAATTATTAGAGATATCAAATTACAATGTGGGAACTCGGGTCGTATAACCCCAGTAGCAGTGTTTGATGAAGTTGAACTTGCTGGCGCAAAAATAACGAATGCAAGTTGCTACAATATGTCGTTTCTTGAAACTATGGAAATCGATATTGGAGCAAGAGTAATTGTTGCAAGAAATAACGATGTCATACCAAGCGTTAAAGAAGTGATTAATGGAACTGGAACAGTATTCAAAGCACCAAAACATTGCCCGACTTGCAATGGCGACTTGGTAATGAATGGTGAAAATCTTCAATGCACGAATGTTAATAGTTGCCCTGCCCAAATAAAAGGTCGTATATCTAATTGGATTAGCGGATTGAATGTTTTGGAAGTTGGTGATGGATTGATTGACAAGTTGGTCGAGGCAGGGCTCGTTGCCACGCCTGCGGACTTGTATAAATTGACGCTGGACGACTTGGCAGGGCTGGAACGGATGGGCAAGAAGTCGGCAGAGAATGTTTATAAGTCATTGTGGAGCATTACGGAAATACCATTAGATACATTCCTTGGAAGTTTGAGTATTCCATTGGTTGGACGCAGTTCCATAAAGTTTGTAATGAATGCTGGTTTGGATACGCTTGACAAAATTATGAACGCGCCTGAAAATTGCTTGCAAGCAGTGAAAGGGCTTGGAGTTGTGAAGGCTAAAAATCTTTTTGATGGATTAAAAAAGAATAGAAAAATTATTGAAGAGTTATTAGAATTAGGAATAAAGGTAAAGACGATGAGTAATACTGGAAAATTGAATGGGTTTGTTATAACAATAACCGGAAAAACGTCAACAAAGCGAGATGATCTTGCGGTTATGATTGAAGAGGCTGGCGGAAAATATGCTAAAACAATTGGAAAAGCAAGCACACACTTGGTATGTGCTTCGGAAGACAGCACATCATTGAAAACAAATAAAGCACGATCTGCTGGTATTAAAATTATTAGTGAAAACGAACTAATGTCAATGATTGAGGAATAGCCATTCGGTTTCCAGCCCAATATTAAACATTGGTATAAAAGATGAATAACACAATCTTACTCGCTATTCGCACAATGATATCTAACTTCCATAGTGGAACTGGAAATAAGCCAAAAAAGATACTCATTGGTTATGATGAATTTATTAATTTACTTGGTGAAGTAATCGAACATGATTACGCATACCCATCCGATCATTCTGATAATAATTTTATTATAATTGATGGTGTTATTATTGGTTGGTCAAAATGATTACTTGGGCTTCCATTCCATATACAAAAGACGCTAATAAAGCAATAGAATACTTGAAAGAGTATGGGCATAACCTAATTTTAGACAGTAAATTTAGTTATGAATATGGTGATTCTATTCGTTGGCGTATGGATTTTAAATGTAAAGTATGTGGTAGTAGAGTTATTCTTGGAAGATATGGTGGTTCAGAAAAAGAATACAGATTATGTGTGGACAATAATCTTAATGAAACGGCTATGTTTTATTGTGAAAAGTATAGAGTATTAGTATGATTGCAACAATACCATATACAGAGGATCCCAACGAAGCAATCGAATATCTTTCCAAGTATGGACACAATCTAAAATATATACGAGCTGGGTTAATATCTTTTAATGTTATACATTTTAATTGTTTAGTTTGTGAAAGTCATATAAGACTACAAGCGCTTTTACCTCCGATGACTTGGCGTGTCATAGTAGATGATGACGGAATTGAGAACGCTAATTATTATTGTGAAAAATATAGGTTATTATACTAAAATGTTTTTCCATAATTGTCCAGTATGCAATAAAGATTGGCAATACAACGGACTGTATTGTGTCAATTGCGAAGTCACTCATTTTATTTATATAAACAAAAACGCAGAATGTATTCATAGAAGATTGGGTGGCACTAAATATATTATATATTGGTATGCTGATGATTTATGCCTTGTTTACCAAAACGGCGGAACCCATGAATATGAAAAATGTGTGTCAAAGAAAATAAAGTTTCCATTCGATATAACATTAGAGCGATTGGAAGAATTGTTAATATTATTATAATGGAATTATTGTATGGACAGTAAAAAATATTTATGGTATACAGATTTACATTTAAGTTCCGCTTGGCCTTGGGCGAAACGGGCAATGTATCACGCCATAAATAAAGAGAATGCTTCGGGGTTATTTATTACTGGTGATATATCAAGTTCTTTCCTTCGATATCATTTAGAGGAATTAGCAAGGCATATAGATTGTCCTATATACTTCATCACGGGTAATCATTGTAATTTTATTCTTGGTTTCCAAAAAACAAAAGACATGTTAAATGAACTATGTGATAAATATCCTAATCTTCATTGGATGGATCGTGAAGGTGTTTTAGAACTTGCAGACGATGTAGGAATTATTGGAACACAAGGCTGGTATGATCTTTCGTTGGGGGATATGAAATATATCAAATGGACATTCGATTGGTATATGATACCAGAATTAAAAAAAATGTCTTGGGAAGAGCGTTTTGAATATTGCAGAAAAATGTCATTAGACAGTGCAGATTTTATAGAGAAACAATTAAAAATCGCATTAGAAAAATATAGAACTATTTATATGTTAACTCATTTTCCGATATCAGCGGAGTGCACAAATGATCAAGAAACAATGTTTGGAAAATACTGGCTTCCATATAATGTAAATCATCAGTTGGGAGAACGAGTAAAAAACATTATGTCTGAACATAAGAAAAGAATACTGCTTGTTTTGTCGGGGCACACACATTCTGCATCCACGGCACATTTAGCAAGGAACGTTTTGTCTTTCACTGGCAAAGCCAGTTATTGGGGACAGCCCAAAAATTGTAATAGAATTTACATATAAATGTTTCAATCATATACATTCAAACACGACGATATAAATAAATGTATTCATTATACGATAATTGACACAGATTTTGTGGAAAACATTATACTTCATTGGGTCGGGAGCGGTGGTATTGGCGAAGCGGTTATAGAGGTATATGAAAAACGAAATCTAAATGTTGGTGCCAATTTAGTAAGAGCGTTTAGATATTTTTGTAAAACTCATATGAATAATATGAATGATTTAATTAAATTCAATATAGATCGTTGTGTAAAATATAAAAAATATGCAGACGATGTGCAGAAATACTTGATGCTAATATGAGCACGCCAGAAGAAATCAAAGAGTTTTTAGATTTTGTTGATCTTGTATGGACTACGGCGAGACTAAATGAAGAATACCTATTCCCAATAAAAACATTGATTGAAATTTTCAATGGTGATTTATGGATTGAAGCACATAGACTTGTTAGAACCGGAAGACAATTGCATAATATAAAACTTGAAGAAGTGGAACATTTACTTGTGTTGATGTAAAAATGAATATAGTAATAATTTTATTCGCGTTCTATGGATTGACATTTATTATAAAAGACAGTAGTCTTTTTGATAAGCCTCGTATATGGTTAATCCGTCAGCACCCACTATTTTACCAATTATTTTCTTGCTACGCATGTGTTGGATTCCATGCAGGATATTTAGTATATCTGCTATCATTCGATCAATTTAGTTTTCGCGATTTTATATTATTCGGATTGGCTGGGGCAAGTGTTAGTTATATTGTGGATATTGTTTTACAGAGATTGATTAGAGAATAATGTTTATTAAGTTCGAATCCAAATATATTGATGGAATATCATATTCTGATGAGGACGATCCATTATATATTGCCCCGTATCATTATATAATAACTGATTCAGATTTTACTGATGATTGGGAAGGGTATTCAATATGGCACGCTATTTTTCATGTTTATTCTAAAAAAGAATTAAACGTATATGGAAACTTAGCAATTGCGTTAAAAAAATATTGTATTGAAAATAAATTTTCAATATATGAAGATATGATCCGTATGCTTGCCACTGATAAACATTATTCAGATTTAAATATAAACATTGATGAAGTTGAAAAATATTTAATGTTGGTATGATAAAATGTTCCAAAGTTTTGATCACGACAGTGTAAAACTATTTACAATAGTTGATACAGATTTTATAGAGCATGTAGATAGTAGGCGTGTAAGTTCTATATGGGAAGCAATGATTGAAGTTTATTCTAAAAGAGAACTGGATGTGTGGAATAATTTTGCTCGTTGTTTTATTTATTTTTGTAATGAAACACACGGAGATATACCGCATATGTTAAAATATATAAATGAAGACTTGGGAATAAATACGGATAATTTAGATAAGTATCTAATGTTGATGTAGGGAGATTAATTATGAAAATAATCAACGGCAACATACTGGACGCGAAAGAACAATTCATCGTGCATCAGACTAACAGCGTTTCACGAGGAGCATCGGGATTGGCGAAATCTATTTTTGATCGTTTTCCAGAAGCAAATATCTATCAGCATAGACCATATCCGTATGTTGCAAAAGGTGATGACTTGCCCGGACACATAATTATTCGTGGTAAAATAATCTCAGTCGGTGGTCAATATTACCCCGGCAAAGCAGATGAAAAATCATTGATCGATAGTTCTATTGTTCGAGAAGGATATTTTTGGCAATGCCTTCGAGAGATTGCAAAAATTGAAAAGTTAGAGAGTATCGCATTCCCGTTTAATATTGGTTGTGGTTTAGCGGCCGGAAATTGGGAACATTATTATAAGATGATTGAAAACTTCGAGAAGATTGTAAATGAATTACATAGGGTAGATGTGGTATTGTATCGCCTGATGTAAGCGTTTGCGTGCAGACTTGACACAGAGCGTTGCGAGCCTTAGATTAGATGAGCCCCAAAGCAGGTGTTTTGGGCGATGTGTAAAACTATCTTCCAAAGCGGAAGAGAAAGCAAAAGAAAACAATGTCATATTCATCTGGTAGTGAAAAAGCGGAACAGATTGTTAAGGAAGAAATGAAGTCAAAGGATGTTAGTGCCTTCGAATATCACATTATGCAATGCTGCAAGGCAGATGAATGGGTGATGAGGGCTTGGCTCCGTAAAGTGCTCGGACGCGCTGGCTTCACTATCTACGAAGACGGATATCAGACAGATCGTATCAAGAAAGATAAGCGATATTCAACAGTTCACAATATGCTTGCAATTCGAGGAGAGAACCCAAAGGTTTGCCTTGTTGCACATACAGATGTTTGTCGTGATCACGATAGTAGTAGATATAGCATCATGGGTGAATATGCTTGGATGGCAGATCGTGAAGAAGAGCATGTTGGAACAAAGAGCCAATTGTCAAGTCAAAAGGTTGAGCCGGTCATCAAGACAATTGAACATGATGGTAAAATGCGAAGAGTGATCCAGGATAAGGATTGCAAATTGCAGGTTGGCGGAGATGATAGACTCGGTGTTGCAATTGCAACTTGGATTGCGTTGAATACTGGATATGATATGGGAATTTTGTTTCCAACGGATGAGGAAGTTGGGCTAAAAAGCAGTGCGGTGGTTGCGTTTGAACAATTAAAAGAATTCGAGTTATTGGCTCAAATAGATCGCGGAAATCATCAAAATGAATTGGTAATCCGTATTGGAAGTTGCGTATTGGCAAATTACGAAACAGCAGTGAGATTGTTGGAAATTGCATATGATATTGGTTTACCACGAAATCCAGTCAGTGGAATGAGCACGGATGTTGTTGCAATCAAGAAACGCGATTTTTGCAAAAACGCGGTTAATATGACTTGCGGATATCATAATTCAGTTTCTTCATCGCCCAATGAATATATTGAAATATCAGAAGCCCGAGATACAATGCGGTATGTTTCAGAGATTATTAAATCGTACGAGTTGTATGGAGCCCCATAAAAAAATACTATAAAACAGTGAGCACAAATCCAAATAAAGAACTCAAATTATTTATTACTGGTTATACAGTGGCGGGAAAGTTTTATGTAAATAAACAAAACTATGTTCGAATATTCAATAATTTTCGTAATACAAACTTCACAGTCGAACAATTGGAAAAATATCTACTACTCATATGATAAAAGACGATCAATTAAAATCGTTCATCATAACTTATAATAAGGTAAAAGATTTATATCTTAAACCAAAATATTATGTTCGCGCATATAATTTTTTATATGGCACACAATTCACAACAGAACAATTGGAAAAATATCTATTGCTAATATGAGTAAAAAATATACTTGTAAAGTATGTAATAAAGAACTATTATTATTGTCTACAAATATAATGTCTTGCTACGGAAATGACATCTTCATTCTTCCAGCGGATCATAATTATTCTATCATCATAAATAACGATGGAACATTATTTTCAGAAGAAATAATGGTCTATAATATAAAAAATGATATTGGATATTTAGTAGATGTAAATTATGAGTTGGGGAATACGGTTCTTGCAACAATAAGAGACAATCGTTTTTTACATACAATAAAACAGAATACAATATATTCATTGAATAATTTTGATAAAGAAACTTTTATAAATCGTTTTGATAAATTGATGCTATTGATATGATTACCTGCAAGGATTTAGATATTCCATTATGTTTATGGTGTTCTTGGAAGGGCGGCGGATGTTATATCGGTTATTATAAAAGGCATATTGCTGATCATTACTTGCATTCTTCTACAAAAGATATAATTGAATTATATAATAAATTATACCAAGAAGACCAGACAGACATTATAATTGCTGGTCGTAATTATAGTTTTTATTTTCTCAAAACACTTGAAACATATCATCCAAAAATCTTTCAATTAATGATATTAGCATGACTACTTGCAAAGATCTAAATATAAAATTATGTATTCGTTGTAGAGATCACGAGGAACACTGTTGGTCAAAAGGGTATTCCACCGATCCAAGGATTATTAACCAATCCGATCAAGATATAGTGAAATATTTTTTTGAGACCTTTAAATCTAATAGTTGGAGAAATGTATTTGACCCTAAGGGCCAATGTGATGATATGTATTGGTATCTCGAAGCGATAAGAGTTAATCGTCCTCACCTAATTGAAAAAATTAATAATCTAATGATCCTATATTAGGAAACACAAAAATGACATTACAAATCATTGAAGAATTACTTGAAGACGCCGATGTCCTTGGATATATAAAGATGGGAGCAGATCATAATCAATACGATCGTTCTGCCAAAAAGATATTCGATAAACTATCAATTGATCTTTCCGTTGATCAAATTACAAAAATTATATGGGATAGTTTTTATTCTGATTTTTTAGTATGCACGGTCGGTAATTCAAGTGATTATTTTGCAGTTGATAAAAATCAAGCAGGATATATATTAGGAGAGCCAAGTAGATTTTTTGGTATCGCAAAAAACATTCGACATATAATGTATAAATTATGAAATGGAAAAACCCTACAACGCCAGAAGAAGCAACAAAACTAATTGATGCATTAGAGAGTAATTTTTATTATTGGGATGATAACACAGAAGAGTTTTTACAAAGTTGCGCTAACCAATTAGCAAAATATGGTGCTTGTTTCAATAATAATTTTACACGAGCACATAGAGATAGAATAATGGATATATTAGTTGCCAAATGCAGAGATTGCATTGGAACCAGTATTAGAAGCCTTAGCAGATTGTCCAAGAGCAGAACAAATAGATTTTACAAGTCTTTTCATAAGAAAAGCATATACAATAAAACAATAGGATATACAATGACAAAACCAGATTTTACAGCAATAGCAGTTATACTTGATCGTAGTGGTTCAATGGGTAAATTGAGCAAAGAGACAATAGAAGGATTTAATTCCTTCGTTGCTGAACAACGAAAAGTTAAGGGAGAAGCGGTATTGACGCTCGCAACATTCGCTTCCGACTATAAATTAGTGCATGACTTCGTTCCATTAGACAGTGTTGCGGACTTAACACCAGCAACATATGTATGCAATGGATATACTGCGCTATTAGATAGCGTTGGTAGAACGGTTAATTCATTAGGTGCCCGTCTTTCAGCAATGCCAGAAAATGAACGTCCAAGTAAGATAATTGTTCTTGTTATGACAGATGGCGAAGAGAACGCAAGTACGGAGTTCGCCATTGATAAAATCAAAGAAATGGTTCAGCATCAGACGAACAAATACTCATGGTTATTCGTATTTTCAGGAGCCGGGATCGACGCCTTCAAAGGTTCCCAATCACTTGGAATGAATACAAATAATTCAAGGAAGTTCGCTGCCACGGCTGCTGGTGTAGGTCAAACTTATAATTTAATTAGCAAAAACTTGACGCAATATCGTATGGATTCTTCATTGAATGCAGCAGATGTTGGTGAAACTGGATTTTTCAATCTCGACAAAACATCACAAGCACCAGTAGTAGTTGTTCCGCCAGTTGTTGGAACACCAGATAAAAAGTAATATGCCGAAAAAGAAAACAACAAAATCTAAAAAATCTAAACCAGAAATCGATACCACGCCTGAAATGTATAGGGCGTGGATTGAACAATTCGCCAATACAATAACAGATACATTGATGGCAGAAATTGTAAGGATAAAAAGTGCTGGTAAGAAGAAAAAGATCGATATATGAAACCCCATGTCTGGAAGCAAGTGATACACACAAATAAAAGTAATGGTAAAACAACGGTAATTGGTTGGGAGTGTGTGAATTGTAAAGTAGGCGTTGGAAGACATTTTCCAGAATGGTCAGAAGATAGTCCGCAAAAAGAATGGCTTGAAGTAACAGGAATTGGCGAAAATTGTATATGAGAAAAGAACTCGAAAAATTACTCGATCAATACGGTATGCAAAAATTGCTTACCGAACTAATATGTATTATTGATGATCGTAATAACGAAAATAATGGTGAATATCTAACTAAATTAGTTGAAGACTTACAAAACACATACAGGAATTATGCTGGTCGATATGATGACGAGCCAGAAGACATATAGATCTCCCACAACAAAAAACGAGTATTGGAATGTAATAGATACATATTGGAATGATATTTTTCACATTCTAAATATATATCTTCCTACATTCCGTAAGTTTTGGATTGACAAAACAAAACTTGATATAACGCTTGGCGAGTATTTAATTGAATTGAGGAACGCAAGAAATCCTAAATTAGTTAGGGCGATTAGCGCTGGCTTGTGGAATATACCTATTGAGAACGAGGGTGAATTGCTTGATAAGGGATTACTTGTGATGAGAGATCTTGTTGAGAGCGAGAGTTTCTTGTATGAGGAGTTAGAAAATGTTTAAAACATTAAAAACAATATATTTTAGGAGATAATTAATGGATATCAATCAGTTATTAAAAAGTATTTTTGAACTTCATAAATCAGATCACTATTACCCGAGACAGGCATCTTTACATATTTCCGTTGATGAAAAAAATAATTTTCAAGTTTCTTTTGATTTATATGCTCAGGATGAGCCCACGTTTGCAGATCAATCTTTTGAGTTAGCGGTAAAAAAAGGATGTGATTATTATATAAATAAACTTGAAGAAAAACAAAAGAAAGCAGAGCAAGATCATAAAGAATCTCAATTAGCGCGACAGCAGTTATTAAATAAATTTAAAATTTAGTTCCAGATTTTTATAGAATAAAATTAAATATAATTTTGTCAATAAAACAGCATTATTATAGGTAATTTTATATCAAAAAAGAAGTGGAAAATTAGTTAAAACTGCTTGATTGTTGATATAGACAATTAAGGAGTTTTAATATGTCGAAAATAAAATTAACGGATGATCTTATTGGTAGAAAGTTTGGAAAATTAACAGCACAATATAGATTGTCAAATGAGAATTATCCGATATGGCATTGTGTTTGCGATTGCGGAAATGAAAAAGATATTAGTAAATATTCATTATTAAAGGGCGCTACCACCACTTGTGGTAATTGTAGAATATCACAGCCCCGAATCGATCTAACAAGTCAGGTATTCGGTAAATTAATTGTAAAATCTTTTGAACAAGGAAAATGGAAGTGCTTATGTGAATGTGGTGAAATATCTTTTGTTGATGGAAAAAGTTTGCGAAAGGGAAAAACAAAAAGTTGCGGTAATACAGGATGTAAAGTTAGAAACAAAGAGGATTTTACAAATCGAAAAATTGGTTATATTTTAGTAAAGGAATATAGAAGAAATATAAAAAAATGGTTATGTGTTTGTGATTGCGGTAAAGAGATATATATCCCACATACTCATTTACGTCGTAATGGAACTAAAAGTTGTGGATGTAAAACAGGGGAACTAATATCTGCTGGCAATACACTGCCTAACAATATGGCAGTGGTTAATTATATATTTAGATCATATGTTGCGAGTGCTAAAAGAAGACGGTTATTTTTTGATTTATCATTAGAACAACTTATATTTTTAATATATAAAAACTGTTTTTATTGTGATAGCAGCCCAACAATGGTTAAAATATATTTAAATAGTAGTGCTGGTAGTCCGCCAAAAGAAATAGCATATAACGGTATTGATCGAATTCATAATGAGTTTGGTTATACATTGGATAATTGTATTAGTTGTTGTCGCATATGTAATAGAGCAAAATCTGATATGCCATATGAAGAGTTTATGACTTGGATTGAGCAAATGCTAAAATACAGAACAAACATATAGGTAATTGTGGCTAAACCATCACCAATAGTATATAGTCAATATCAAAACGCGATTTTTGAGGAAATAGCAAATGGTAAAAATGGGCAACATACCATAATAATTGCCAGGGCGGGCGCCGGAAAAACGTCAGTTTTAATTGAAGTAATAAAACGTATCCCGAATAAACGTTCCAAGGTTTTAGCCGTTGCTTTTTCTAAGTCGATAGCGGTTGAGTTAGAAGAAAGAATAAACAAATCATATGTAGATGTTTCTACATTACATTCGTTAGGTTTAAAAATTATACGATCGTGCTATGGTAAAGTTCAGATCGTTCCAGATAAAGTCAAACATATCATATACCAATTATTCCCCAGTGGGTTGTCGGCGGGAGATGCGTTTCTTTTGGAAAAAACAGTTGGGTTATGTAAAGCATCACTAACAGACGCGCCATCAAAAATTGATGAATTGATGGATAATTTTGATGTTATTCCACTTGAATTAGAAAGAGATGTTTTTACTAAAACAGTAGTTAAAATATTAAGTATATGTAAAGATCAAAGAGAAATTGTTGATTTTAATGATATGATCTGGTTCTGCGTTATAAACCGATTACCGTCATCACAATATGATTATGTGTTAATTGATGAATTACAAGATTTAACAAAATCACAAATTGAATTGGCATTGTCTGCTTGCAAAAAAACTGGACGAATATTCGCTTGGGGCGATGACAGGCAAGCAATTTTTAATTTTGCCGGCGTAGATATTAATGGCGTTTTCAATGTAAGAGATCGACTAAAAGCAAAAGTATTGCCACTTCCAATATCATATCGTTGTCCAAAAAAAGTAATCAAATTAGCACAAAAATATGTTCCTGATATTGAACACGCACCAAATGCAAAAGACGGTAATATAATCTATATTAAAGAAGATAGATTAATGGAATATGCAAAAGGTGGTGATTGTATTTTGTCAAGAACCAACGCGCCATTAGTAAAACATTGTATGTCATTCTTACGACACAAGATACCGAGCGAAATACAAGGCAAAGATATTGACAAAGGATTATTATTCCTAATAAAGAAATCAGGCAAAAAAGACTTAAAAGAGTTTGTCAATTGGCTAACTACTTGGAAGAACTCGGAAGTAAATCGGTTGCTGGAAAAGAAAAGGAATCCTGCTACGATATATGACAAATATGAATGTATGTTAAATTTATGCGAAGATGCTAAAACAATCGAAGATGTTCAGAACAATATCAAAGAATTGTTTCGAGATGACGATGATAATAGTAAAGTTGTCTTCGCGACTATACATAGTTTTAAAGGCAAGGAGCGTAATAATGTGTTCGTATTGGAGGCATCATTTAGACCTTCCGAAGAACAAGAAGAACGCAATATCCGTTATGTTTGCTTAACCCGCTCCAAAGACACTATTTACTTCGTTAATAAATAATTCTACACTCGTTTCAACATATCACTTGCTTGCAATATCATTTTCGCAACATTACTAAGTTGTTTTTTCTTTTCAGGATCTGCTTGTTCAGCCGAACGATAATGAAGTTTCCCTGCCAATAACGATAATTGTTTCGCCTCATCGGCATATGAAACGGTTCCGAACATATCCTTAGATACTTCCTTATTGAATAGATCGGCAAGTTTTAGAAGATCATCCATCGCATATGTATGCCGTTGTATTACCAGCACGCACCTTGACACGGGCAGATTCCGTCATTATATTATGACGATGATTGATCACCTAATTATGCGTTCTTACATGGTTCGTTTTCATAACAGTTTTGTGGGATTTTTTGATACCGTTTCAAGTGTATTGAAAACCCTTGGCGATGAATGGCAAGCGTATGCCTTCACCAATCAAGACAAAGTCGCCCATTCGTGGGGAACAACATTCATCAATGCGTCTAAATCAATTGATGTAATTATTGTAGATTTACAAAGGATCAAAGATGAGCACGATGCAAGAATTACCAAATCTGCAGAAGCAAGGTCAACCATTGCTACCGAATCCGCCAAAGTATAGCAGCGCTTATTTTGTGCTATTGGCTCGTAAATACCTAATGAAATATTCCGCTGTCTATTTTATTAGAACGAGTAATCTTGTTAGGAAGTATCTCTTGAAAAGGAAACCGTTCTAAAATGATTTATTTTAAATCTTCCAATGGTCGCACATACGAAGCAGACTTCAATAAGAGGTATCCTTGGATGGAAGATAATAGATTTTGGCTTGAAATTGTTGTTGGCGATCCAATTGAATGTGTTGATGACGGTTCTGGCGATCCAAGATGTTATGCGCTGGCACCATATTACGATCCTATTGCTGGAACCATCAAATGGATCAATGATATGTGTGATGAGCAAGAATTAATTAATGCATTCGCGCCAGATGACTTGCGTGAATACTTGGATAAGGTTGTAAAAAACTTAGTATTACTATGATTATAAGACCACATTTTTATATGAAATATTTTTAACTATATTGTATATTCCGCTTCTTTTTGCGTCATATTTTTGTGCGGTTATTCTTATAAACGCACCTTGTTTTAATGAGGTGGTAGCAAAATCTTTTCTAATTGTTCTAACTTCATCATCAGAAAAAGGATTTTTAATATTTTTCATTTTGTATTTTGGGTCATCAAAATTAATATCTGGCAAATCTTTCGTGGCATCCTTCCAAGTAATTTTATGAAGTATGTCTGCTATTGTTCTAATAGCAAGGTTGTATTTATTAGTTAAATATTCCATTGTTATATTTTCTATATTATTATAATACTCTAAATAAATAATTTTTGCGGTTTGTGAATTTATTTTTTTCATAGCAGCGCCATCACCAGAAAATAATTCACTTAAATGTTTTTTGTTCTTTTCGCTTTGAGCGACACCTAATTGTGATGGTGGTTTTGTACCACGGGACTTATGTGTTGCACTAATTTTCTTTTTAGTTTCTTCGGAAGGTTTATGGTTGTTTCCCCCTCTTTTTATATTATATCCATTGGGAACAAGCGTATCTAAATAATCAATAAAAAACTCTTCAGCTTCGTTAGTGTCGTCAAGATTGTCGTGTGTCTCTATAACCTGCCAAGTAAAGCCATCATTACCATATTTATGTAAAGCATTTTGAAACGCATGTGAACGACCTTTACGTAATTTTTTGCCATCATACCTATGATTATACCAGCGTCCTTTTAAATTTTCAGTTTGACCGACATAGGATTTATTGTTATTTTTGTTCGTGATACAGTATATGTAATGCATTTATGTCTTCCAAATGTAAATTATTTACATAAATAATGCTAAAAAATGCGTAGATTTATGAAAGAAAAAGTAAAATGCCCAAGCAAATAATTGCAATCGGTTCTGGTGGATTAGACGATAAAAATCCGTCTATTGAATTGTATATTTTGTCTCAATCCCAAAAAATTAATCCTCGTATTTTATTTTTAGGAACAGCATCGGGAGATAATCCTGACTACATAAATTATTTTAAAAAATATTTTGAAAGGTTCCCTTGTATCCCATCATACCTTTCATTATTTAATCCACCCACTAAAGATATAAAAGATATCATTATGAGTAATGATATTGTTTTTGTTGGTGGCGGTCATAGCAGAAATATGATCATTCTATGGAATGAATGGAAAGTTGACAGCGCCTTGCGCGATGCTTACGATGCTGGTATCATCCTATCTGGTGGAAGCGCTGGTAGCGTCGTATGGTTCGATGAATGCATTACTGATAGCGTGCCCGGAAAACTCAGCGTAATGCCTTGTCTTGGTATTTTGCCATATAGCAATTGCCCGCATTATAGTTCAAAAATGCGAAGAGAAGCATACGAAAAAGAAATGCTTGATAACAATATCAAAAGTGGATACGCTATTGATGATCACGCGGCGCTTCACTTCGTTGATGGAAATCCGGTTCGTAGTGTTTCAATTAGTAATCAGTCTAAATCATATCATTGTTATGCTGGTGGTGATATTCTAAGTTTCATTCAAAATCCAATTAAAACACGATATCTCGATAAAGCTGCAATGGAAAAGTTAGTTTGGAGTTCGCCGGTCTTTTCTCACTTGGTATAACAATGCTTCTAATCACAACACCAAATATAAAGTCTGAAACCAGAACACTAATCAATACTGCACAGGCGCTTGGCTGGTCAGTATATAGTGATAGCTGGCGAGTTCCAGACTATCTAAAAAGTAAAGGATTAGTTGGAGCCGTATATGGTGAATGGTTGTTTTGCGAAACAATTGCAGAGCAAATGGGCTGGAAACTTATTCGTAATCCACTAAATTGGCTCGCAAAACTTCCAGAAGAATATGTTAGTAGAAAAGTTATTTTTACTAATTTAGGTGAAGCAAGATTAGTGGAAACAGAAAAGTTCATAAAACCAGCAGATGATAAAGTTTTTACAGCAAAAGTATATGGATCTGGTAAAGAATTAAACTCATCATTGAGTGATAGGGTGCCAGTTTTAATATCAGATGTTATGAGTTTTACTTCTGAATACAGATGCGTTGTAAAGAACAGAGAAGTAATATCTTGTTCTTGTTATTGGCTTCATACAAAACAAATGCAGATCTCAAAACAACCGGCAGAGTTCAATCTTACAAAGAATTACCAAAACAATTTTAATGATGTTGTGTCATTTACAAATAAACTCTTAAAAGACGAAAGAGTTCAATGTGTTGATAGTTTTGTAATTGATCTCGGAAGATATGATAAAGATAAGTATGCAATTATTGAAGAAAACCCTATATATGCGGCTGGCATATATGGATGTGATTCAGTTGCAGTATTGGATGGATTGAAATCGTCCTGTATTGTTGAGGAAAAATAAAAATGAATATAAAACTTACAATAACATTTTTGTTAGAAAGTTATGCAGACAAGGCTATTACAGCCTTAGTTAAAGGTGGATATAAAGTATCAAGAAGCCTTTTTATTGAAGATCAATCTAACTCACCATCATATGTGATCCAATTCTTACTGGAAAATAAATTAGAATACAACGAAGAAAATGCGACTAAATGTAGTAAAGAAATAAAAGAATTATTAAGTTGCACGAAATATCATTCAATGTTTTATTCAGATGGTCATTTTATGATAATGACGCGTTCTAATATAATACTAACAAGAAAACCAAAGATAAAACGAGAAGTTCCATATCTAAAAATGCTAAAACCAGAAACTGAAACAACAGAAGAAAAATTAGAAAATTAA